AGATAAACTAATCGAAAAAATTAAATGGCCAGCAATGGTACAATTAAAAATGGATGGCATGAGGTTTAATGCTATTGTTCGTGATAATGTAGTTGAATTCAAAACTAGGAATGGTAAAGAGATACATCTACATGGTAATCTAGAACAAGAGTTTATTCAACTTGCAAACGGAATTGATTGCGTGTTTGATGGTGAACTAGTAGTATCATATTTTGATGGTATTATGGATCGTCAAACAGGTAACGGTATATTAAATAAAGCAATCAAAGGAACTATATCTGATACTGAAGCTGCTTTAGTTAGAGCTATAGTATGGGATGTAATTCCATATATGTATTTTATTGATGGTTATTGCCCTACTCCATATAAAGATAGATTTGCAAGGTTTAAATGGGGAATTGATTTTCCAGAAAAAATTCAATTAGTGCAAAGCACTATTGCAGAAAATATTGAAGAAGCAAGAATTAAATTTGAAGAGTATTATAATGCGGGTCAAGAAGGTATTATATTAAAAGACATGGATTCTCCATGGGAAGATAAGAGAGCAAAACACCAAATTAAATTCAAGGGCGAACTTGAATGCGACCTAAAAGTCGTTGGGTACGAAGAAGGTACTGGTAAATATGTAGGAAAATTGGGCGCCCTTGTTTGTGAATCAGATGATGGCATTATTAAAGTTAAAGTAGGGAGTGGATTTAATGATGAGAATAGGGAATCGATTAAAAAGCAAGATGTCATCGGCAAAGTGGTGGCTGTCAAGTACAACGCTCGTATTAGGAGCAAATCAGAAGATGAGAGTTTATTCTTACCAATCTTTTTGGAGATCCGTGAAGACAAAACTCAAGCAGATTCGTCTGGGAGTATAAAGTAATGTGGATTGTAGATTCTAAAGGCATCTATGGAGATACTCATTGGGAGATCTCTGTTTTAAAAGAATCCAATCATCATGGTAAAGAATCTTATGGATGGTTTGGTCCACAAAAATTATATGTATCTTCTGGAAATGATATTACCCATACCGTAAATAAAGAAGTTTGGACAAAGTTAGTTAGAGTTGCCAGCGATATTGCTAATGATCTAAATAGGAATATAAAATGAGACCATCTATTGAACAAATAGTTATTGATGAATTAGAAGATCAAAAAGAACAAATACTAAATTATCGTATTTCAGTTTTAAATGGAATTGACTCATTTGAAGATCCAGTTCTAAATGACGCAGAGATTATTCCAGCATTAGAAAAAATTATAGCACACTATAAAGGCCTATTACTATGAGTAAAACAAAGGATTTATTTACACTAGAACAATCTATTGCACAAGAGGCAGAGATTAGGTTACTAGAACGTATTGACGAATCAATTAAGGCTAGACAAAATAGCTATAGTCTATGGAGACTATGGGCTAAAGCATTAGGTGAGAAAGCATCCGACAGCGCTGTAGAAGCTGATGATGTAGCAATATTTAGGACTGTGCTTGCAGCTATAAACTTAGTTACATGTCTATTCATTATTGCTGGGATTATCAGACACTGGTAAATAAGTTTACTTTAATCAAGTCTGATGATATAATTCCTTTATGAGCAAATTCTATACCTCTGTCGTAAAATACGGCAACAAACTCCTATTCCGCTATGTGAATAATGGAAAGTCTTATAATTCAAAAATTAACTATGGTCCTGCACTCTACGTTCCGGTAAACAAACAGACTAATCATAGATCTCTTGATGGTTTTAATCTTCATGAGATGAGATTCGAAGATCTTAATCAAGCTCAAGAATTTGCTGATGGATATAAAGAAGCACAAAATACAAAGATCTTTGGTCAAACTCAATTTGCATATCAATATATCTCCGATGAATATCCAAAGACTATTAATTGGGACAAGGATCTAATTAAGTTATTCTCATTGGATATCGAGACTGCAACTGAACATGGATTTCCTAATATTGACGAAGCTAATGAAGAGATCCTTCTTATTACTATCAAGGACAACTTTCATAAACAGATCGTAACATTTGGTACAAAAGATTATACATCTACTCGTGAAGATGCTAGGTATATTAAATCATCAAATGAATCAATGATGCTTAGAACATTTGTTGACTTTTGGCAACGCAACTGCCCTGATGTTATTACTGGTTGGAATATTAATGGCTTTGATATACCATACATAGTTAACCGTATTAGATTACTACTTGGTGATGATCATGTAAAGAAGTTATCTCCTTGGAATGTGGTTAATGATAAGAAGATGTATATCAACGGAAGAGATGTTAAAGGTTATTCATTTTTAGGTATATCAACTCTGGATTATCTTGAGCTATATAAGAAGTTTACATATACAAATCATGAATCATATCGATTAGATTATATTGCAAAATTTGAATTAAACTCTAAGAAACTTGAGAATCCATATGAGACATTTAAAGAATTCTATACTAATGATTGGGACAAATTTGTCAAGTATAATATACATGACGTAGAACTTGTCGATCAACTAGAAGATAAGATGAAACTTATCGAGTTGATTTACACTATGGCGTATAATGCTAAGATTAACTTTGAAGATGTATTCAGTCCAGTTAGAATGTGGGATGTAATCATATATAATTATCTCAAAGAACGCAATATTGTTATTCCTCTTAAAGAAGATAATTCCAGGTCTGAAGCATTTGAAGGAGCTTATGTTAAAGATCCTCTTGTAGGTCAACATAAGTGGGTTGCTTCATTTGACTTAAATTCTTTATATCCACATTTGATTATGCAGTACAACATGAGTCCTGAAACTCTAACTGATACTAGATTAGATGTTAATGTTGAAAAACTTCTTAACAAAGAAGATATTAATGTGCCAGTTGGTTTAGCTCTTACAGCAAATGGTTGGTGTTATAGTAAAGAAAATAAAGGTTTCTTACCAGCTTTAATGGAAGAAATGTATAACAATCGATCTAAGTTTAAAAAGATGATGTTAAAAGCAGAACAAGAGTATGAGAAGACAAAAGATCCTCAACTAGTTAAAGAGATATCTAAGTTAAAAAATCTTCAGATGGCTATGAAGATCGCGTTGAATTCAGCTTATGGAGCAGTTGGTAATAGATATTTCAGATATTATGATCTACGTATTGCTGAAGGTATTACAACGTCCGGTCAACTATCGATACGATGGATGGCAAATAAACTTAATGATTTTTTAAATAAAACGTTGAAAACAAAAGGTGAAGATTACGTGATAGCTATAGACACTGACTCGATCTATCTCACTTTAGAGAACCTTGTTGAGTCTACTTGTGAAGGTAAGACTACTGAGCAAAAGATTGCTTATATGGATAAAATCTGTGAACAAGCATTCCAACCATTTATTGATGGCGGATACCAAGAACTTGCAGAGTATATGAATGCTTATGGTCAAAAGATGCAAATGAAACGAGAAGTACTTGCCGATAAAGGTATTTGGGTAGCTAAGAAGCGATATGTATTAAACGTACATAATTCCGAAGGAGTACAATATGCAAAACCTAAGATTAAAGTTATGGGTCTTGAAATGGTCAAATCATCGACACCTGCAGTCGTCCGTGAGAAACTCAAAGAGGCATTGGAGGTTATCCTCCATGAAGATGAAGCGGCAGTTCAGACATTTGTCAAAACCTTTAAAAAGAAATTCAGCAAGCTCAGTATCGAGGACATCTCTTTTCCTAGATCGATTTCCGATATAGAAAAATATTCAGGTACTCCAATATATAAGAAGGGTACTCCAATGCATGTTCGCGGAGCTTTATTGTTTAATCATTATGTAAAACAAAAAGGTCTAGCTAAAAAGTATCAACCAATTGGGAATGGAGATAAGATTAAATTTGTTTATGTCAGATCTAATAATCCATTTAATGAGAATGTGATAGCATTCAATTCTGTGTTACCAAAAGAATTTGGTTTACATCAATATATAGACTATGACTTACAATTTGAAAAAGTATTCCTAGATGCTATGCAAATTGTTATTCAACCGTTAGGATGGCATGCTGAAGAGGTTTCTTCTCTTGAGTCCTTTTTTGCTTAGTGGATGTATCCTTGTAGGTGGAGGAGCGTATCAAACTATGGATACTATATCAACCGGTGCTACCGCAGTTTCATATGGTGCCACAGGCAAAGGTATTACTGATCATGCTATAAGTAAAATAGTAGGTAAAGATTGCCGGTTGTTTAATGTATTAAAAAAGAAACAGTTTTGCCGAGTACATAAGACATATGAAGTAAATTTTTATAGTGGTTTAAAGAATACATATTTAATAACAGAGGAGACACCAAATGTCACAAAACTGGGTACAAGACATAAACGACATGCACACAAAGTTCGGGGTAAGAGAAGTAACCTCAAAGTTGAGTGCAAATCATCTAGCAGAGTATTTAGAATTCAGGATCCGTTTCTTGCAAGAAGAACTGGACGAAATGAAACATGCAGCAAAAAATAATGATTCTGAAGAGATTGTAGATGCTCTTATAGATCTATGCGTTGTAGCAATTGGTACATTAGATGCCTATGGAGTAAATTCATATAAGGCATGGGATGAAGTTCATGCGGCTAATATGTCTAAAGAAGTTGGCATTAAAGCTTCTCGTCCTAATCCATTAGGTCTACCAGATCTAATTAAACCTGAAGGTTGGAAAGCTCCATCTCATGAAGGTAATCATGGATTGGTAGCGAAGATCTATGAGTAATCAACAGAAGCTTGGAAAACTTGGTGAATCAATAGTTATCCACCATTTCGGTGGATTCTTATCAGAAGATGTATTTGATATGGACAAAGATCTTACATTACCAAATGGAGATCAAGTTGAGGTAAAGACACAGAATAGATATAGAACTGAAGCAGCTTTTACTGTTCCTCTACCGTATCAAGGAAGACACACAAATCAAATAACCAAATGTTTAAAGGTTAAAAGATTATTCTTTGTTGAATATGAAATACCAAAATCTGATTTGATTAGGGTATGGGAATGTACTAATAGAAATTATAGAACAATCTTTACTAGATATGGTCAAAGAGCCGCATTTGATATAAATCAAATGACTCTATTAGAAGAATTCCATAATAGTCAAGTTGCAGATGAAATGTATAGGCTATCTCAAGCTGAAAAATAATTTTACTTATAATCAGTTTTGTTGTATAATTATAGAATAATCATGGGAGATTTATTATGGCAGAGCAAAAAGAATCAATAAAAGTTCTACAAGAATGTGCAGAACTTCAACTTAAAAAGTCTAACGACTATCAAAATCCAAACTCAAGAATTAAACAGGCAGACTACTATCCTCGTGGAGTAGCAACTATTCTTGATACAATCTATGGTAAGGTACTTCGTGCCTATTCCGTCATGGAAGCCATGGAAAACGATCCAGACTATAATCCAAATTTTGAATCTATCGAAGATTCGTTTAAAGATATGATTAACTACGCATCCTTTGCAGTTGCCTATACAAGAGGTAAAATTGAAGGTCAAAAACCAGATCGTGACTTTGTTAATAAACCTAAAAAGGTAATATAATGAGTACCGTATATGGTGTAAGTAATATTAGAAACATCTTTAAAGAAAAATTAAAGATGGAAGAATTTGTTTATGATAAGACTGGAGTTAAAACAGTCGAGATCATGAATGCTGCATTCTTTGCAAATCAACCAGCAATCTTTGGTACAGTCAATGAAGACTATGTTAAAAGAGAATTAGATTGGTATAAATCTATGTCTCTTAATGTAAATGATATTCCTGGTGGTCCTCCAGAAATCTGGAAGATGGTTGCATCTACTTCTGGCCGCATTAATTCAAACTATGGTTGGTGTATATATTCTAAAGAGAATGGTTCACAGTTCATAAAAGTTGTAGATGAACTAGCCCGTAGTCCTGATTCTCGTCGTGCTGCAATGATCTATACAAGACCAACCATGCATGATGATTATAATACTGATGGTATGTCTGACTTCATGTGTACTAACACAGTCCAATATTTAATCAGAGATGGAAAGCTACATGCAATGGTCTACATGAGATCAAATGATGCAGTTTTTGGTTACAAGAATGATTATGCGTGGCAAAAACATGTATTACTTGAAGTATGGGAATACTTAAGAAAAAACTATAAACATTTAGTAGATCTTAATATAGGTGATATCTATTGGAATGTAGCATCTCTTCACGTTTATGAAAGGCATTTTAAGTTTATCGATGGCAGCGATTAATAAATGGTATAAGCGATACCTTAAACTCGCAAAAGAAATAGCCACATGGTCTAAGGATCCAAACACACAGGTTGGAGCAGTGGTAGTTGGATCTAAAGGTCAGATCTTATCTCAAGGTTATAATGGATTTCCACGTGGAATATCTGATTTAAGCAAGAGATTATCGGATAGAGATGTAAAACTATCTTTGATAGTTCATGCAGAGATGAATGCTATATTCAATGCTTCGTATTCAGGTGTATCATTAGATGGATCAACAATATTCATTCATGGTTTACCAGCATGTTCAGAATGTGCAAAGGGTATTATCCAAGTAGGTATTAAAAAAGTAGTGGTATCAAAAGAATGTATAGAAGCTAGACCTCATTGGAATGATTCATGGAAAAAATCAATAGCTATGTTTGCTGAAGCTGGCGTTGCGGTATTTGTTATCAATGAATAATATAAAAATTATTAAGACTGGTATTAATGTCTCAAAGATATTAAAACAACTTGATCAGTATCCAGAAGATTGGAATGGTCAGAAAAAAGTAGATAATACAGGATCATTATTAAATAGAGGTTATGCTGATTTACCAGTAGGCGTACTTCAACTTGTAATGGGAGTTGTGACTAAAGTAGAAGATCACGCTGAAGATTCAGAACTTTGTGTAAAAACTCCAGCATACAATCATCATACAGAAATGATCGGCTTCTTAAAAAGAAACTTTAAAAAGTTTGATAGATGTGGATTCCTATCTCTTGCTCCAGGTGGAGAAGTTGGACAGCACATTGATGAAGGTAAATATTATCAAACACGAGATAGATATCATTTAGCTATTAAAGGCAAATATAGATATACTGTAGGCGGAGAATCTTATGATGTAGAACCTGGAACTCTACTATGGTTTAATAATAAACTTATGCATGGTACAGAAGTTCTTGGTGATGAAGTTAGAGTAACTTTTGTATTTGATGTACCCCATTCAAAAAATAGGAGAATATAATGGCACAACCAGGTAATAAAGGCGGTAAAATCCATCCAAGTAAACGTCATAATAATCCAATGGTTTATAAATCAGGTAAACCAAGATTAAGAACTTTAAATCTTAAGCAATTACAAGAATTAAAGAATAAAACTCAAGGCAATAAAACTATTGCCAAGATTGAACGTGAAATTTTAAAAAGATCTAAATAAAGGAGCAATACATGGGACTATTAGATAAAATCAAAGGTAATTCAACAATCAAAGATTCAGAGATTCTCTCTAAATCTAAATTCTTTACAAAGAAGGATATGATAGCAACATCTATTCCTGCTATTAATATTGCATTATCAGGCAGACTAGATGGAGGTTTAACTCCAGGCCTAACAATGTGGGCAGGTCCTTCTAAACATTTTAAAACGGCTTTCTCTCTATTGATGGCTAATGCCTATATGGAAAAGTATAAAGAAGCTGTTCTTTTATTCTATGATTCAGAGTTTGGTACTCCTCAATCATATTTTGATTCATTTGGTATAGATACCTCAAGAGTTCTTCATACTCCTATCACAGATGTAGAACAACTTAAGTTTGATATTATGAAACAACTTGAAGGCATAGAACGTAATGACAAAGTTATGATTAACATTGACTCTATCGGTAATCTTGCATCTAAGAAAGAAGTTGAAGATGCTTTAGATGGTAAATCAGTTGCTGATATGTCAAGAGCAAAACAAATTAAATCATTATTCAGAATGGTAACACCTCATCTGACTCTTAAAGATATTCCAATGGTAGTTGTTAACCACACATATATGACTATGGAGATGTATGCAAAACCTGTAGTTGGTGGTGGTACTGGTTCATACTACTCAGCGGATAATATCTTTATTCTAGGTAGACAACAAGAGAAAGATGGTACTGAGTTGTCTGGTTATAATTTCATTATCAATGTGGAGAAATCTCGTTATGTTCGTGAAAAATCAAAGATCCCTGTTACAGTTAAGTTTGATGGTGGTATATCTCGCTGGTCTGGTCTACTCGATATGGCTTTGGAAACCGGTCATGTTATTAAGCCTTCTGTTGGTTGGTTCTCTCGTGTTAATACAGGAACTGGGGAAATAGAAGAAAGAAAATGGAGAATCAAAGAGACTGATTCAAAAGATTTCTGGTTACAACTATTGACAGATAAGACTTTCCAACAAGCTATTCAAGATCGATATCAGATGGCTCATGGTAATATCTTATCTGATTCTGAAATTGACATTGAACTTGCTGCAATAGAAGACGATGTTATCGAAGCTTAAGTATATTAAGGAACCTTATGGTCAAACCCAGTTTGCATTACAACTGGAAGACCATAAGTATTCTGAAGTTCGATTTACCATAGGTAAGGTATCTTTTAATGAGGATAATTATACATTAAAGTACAACTATGATATAATAGAGAATAACTGCGCAGACTTTGATAAAGTAGAGTTTGAACATTCAGTAGGCGACCTCATTATGCAGATGCTAGAAGAGGGAGTTCATAAAAACGATTTAATTTATACAGGCGGTGTTGATGAGAATTGAAACCACAATTCTAAATAATCTACTATTCAATGAAGAATATAGTAGAAAAGTTATACCATTTCTAAATAAGAAATATTTCTCTAGTCGAGGTGAGGCTATTGTATTTGAAGAGATTACTAATTTCTTTGAGAAGTATAATAAACCTATTACACAAGAGATCCTTGCTATTGAAGTTGGAAATAGAAAAGATATTTCTGATACAGATCTAAAAGAACAACAAAAACTTATTGTTGATATGAAGAAGCAAGACACTAATCAGGAATGGTTGTTACAAGAAACAGAACAATTTTGCAAAAAGAAGGCGGTGTATAATGCAATACTTGACTCGATCGCAATCATCGATGGTAGAGACAAAGAAAGACAAGATGATGCCATTCCTTCGCTTTTGTCTGATGCTCTTGGTGTTTCATTCGATAATCATGTTGGCCATTCTTATCTCACTGATTCTGATGAGCGTTATGAATTCTACCATCGTGTAGAAGAGAAAGTTAAGTTTGATCTTGACATGCTTAACAAGATTACCAAAGGAGGATTATCTAATAAGACTCTTAATGTAATCCTTGCAGGTACAGGTGTTGGTAAATCTTTATTCATGTGTCACTGCGCTGCCGCAAATCTATTAGATAACAAGAATGTTTTATATATTACAATGGAAATGGCGGAAGAAAGAATTGCAGAACGTATTGATGCAAATCTACTTAACCTATCCATGGATGAATTAAAGGTCGTTGATAAAGATATCTTCGACACAAGGTTAGATAAAGTCAGGAAGAAATCTCAAGGTAAGCTGATCATCAAGGAATATCCGACAGCCGGTGCCCATGCCGGTCATTTTAGAGCATTACTTGAAGAGTTGAAGCTTAAGCAAGAGTTTTCTCCTGATATTATCTATATTGACTACTTAAATATTTGTAGTTCACAAAGACTTCGATATGGGGCTAACGTAAATAGTTATACCTATGTCAAAACAATTGCAGAAGAACTAAGGGGTTTGGCAGTAGAGTATAATGTCCCCATCGTGAGTGCCACTCAAACTACGAGATCCGGGTTTACAAATTCAGATCCTGGTCTTGAAGACACATCCGAATCTTTTGGTTTGCCTGCAACAGTTGATTTGATGTTGGCTTTAATCTCAACAGAAGAACTTGAAGAACTTGGTCAGATCATGGTCAAACAATTAAAGAATCGATATAATGATCCATCATATTATAAACGATTTGTTATTGGCGTTGATAAGTCTAAGATGAAGTTATATGATGTTGAGGTGTCAGCACAAAATAATATCTCTGACTCTGGTCAAGACGATACTCCAGTATTCGATAAGAGTAACATCGGTAAGCGGCCGGTCACGGATGGATTTAAGTTTTAACTAAGGGACTTCGGTCCCTTTTTTATTGTATAAATAAGTTACAAACACTGTATTCATAAAGGATGATATGAGAAAATTAACACTAATAGCAGTATTGCTCATGACTGGTTGTAGTTTTATTATGCCAGTACCTCATGACCCAGCCGAGGCATCAAAGCTTATAGACATCAAACAGAAGGTAGAAACTCTAACCTGTGGAGCTACTAAAGACCATCCAAGATGGCAGTCTACTGTTGATGATATCAGATGGCTAAACATGTATACAGATTTTAGAGCAGATCCACAAGCAAAAACTATTGAAGAACTATACATCGCGACTCAAAAGGCAAGGGACGGATCAGAAGCATACTGTGAAGCTACCTTAAAACTACAAAAAACTAGAATCTTAGTCATAGAAAAAGCATGGAGGGGAAGGTAAAATGTCAGTATTAAACGAATTAAGAACTGCAATGACAGACCCAGGTATCAAAGGGTCATTAGCTACGCAATTACATGATATCACTGAACAGTACAATGATGGCATCTTAAATGGCGATGAATTCAAAGACTTGGTTACTCAAATAGGTGACGTTCAGGCTAACGATGAACTAGCCGGTGATGAGGTAACTTCACGTTGGGTTGCAAATATTACAAAAGTGATACTCTCCGCTGTATAAATAATATATAATACTATTTTTATAGATGGAATCCAATGAAGAACTATAGACAACTCATACGAGAATTGCCTTCCAAAACTGTCATTATGGCAGTAGGAAGCTTTAATCCTCCAACGGCAGTCAATGAGATGACATTCAAGCTTGTTAAAAAGCTAGTCGAATCTCATAATGCAGAACATGTAATCTTCATCACAGAAAATAAGAACGATCTTCCTGCGGACAGGAAGATCCATTTTCTTAACCTTATGTTTAATGGACTTAACTTTGTTCCGTTAACAGAAGGTAATCTTGCCGAAGAAATTGGTAGTTTAAAACGTAGATATAAGAATGTTGTTGTAGTAACTTCAGAAGAGAAATCTAAGCTATTTGAATCTATGTCTGTGGTTACCGCTCCAGTTGATTCAAGCGCCTCAAAGATCAAATCACATGTATCAAAAGGTGATTACACCTCATTCAAAGCAGCTATGCCTACATCTTTCAGAGATATTGATGCACGTCGTTTAATGAATGAAATGAGACAGTCTTATGGTCTAGAACTTATTAAAGAAGATGTTAGATTCAGTATTGATTCTCTCAGAGACAAATACTTCAAAGGCGAGATCTATCAGATCGGTGATATTGTCGAGTCAGCAGGTTCTCAATACGAAATTATGGATCGTGGTTCTAATTATCTAGTTGTTGTAGATAATACAGGTAACCTTCATCGCAAATGGGTCAAGGATGTTTCATTAGTAGAAGCAGTTAAGAAACCTACAGGTGAACTTAAGAAAGCTTGTTGGAAAGGTTATACTGCAGTTGGTCTTAAAACAAAGAACGGTAGAAAAGTTCCTAACTGTGTTCCAGAATCTGTACTAAACCCAGCAGACCCACATAAAGATTATGCTGAAAAAAGTAAAACACTACAAAACTTATCAGGCAACAAAGATGTAGATCAAAAAGCTGTACAACAAAGACGGTTAGATCTAGACAAAGAATATAGTAAACTTAAAGAAGAAGTATTTAGCTATAAAGGTTATATACCTAAGAACCTTAATAGTGAGTTGGTAGAAGCATTTAAGCTTGCAGCAATAGACTCTAAAGATCCTGTAGCTATGCTTAATGCTATCAAGACAACTGATACGTACTTACAATTACATGGTAAGATTGGTGACAATCCAGATATCAATCAACTTAAGACATATAAAGACGCTCACATCAAAGCTACTGAAGCTTTACAAAAGATTGGTGTATATGATACTAATGAAGAGAATGCAGATACTAAGCTAGCAAGAAACGTATTAACTTATCAGGACTTCATGAAAGCTGGTAAAGAACATATGCCTGAAAATTCAGAGAAGTATGTGGGAGAACCTCACACAACTCCTGGTCATACGCTTGCTACACGCCACCATCTACGTAGACAAAAGATTAAGTATGTACATGAAGAAGTACAAATCAATGAAGATGCCAAGTCATTAAAAGCTCAAGCTGATAAACATACAGAACATGCTGTTGCTGCAAATAGAGCAGGTGATGATGAGAAAGTTAGATACCATCAAGCTCAAGTAGCTAAAATTAAAGCTAAGTTATCAAAGTTAACTGAAGAATCTATTGATGAGATCTCTCAAAAAACTGCTGGTAGTTATTTAGATAAAGTTACTAAACAGCAAGTATCTAAACAGGGTATTCAACCAAACATGTATGACAAACTTCCTAAGAATAGACAAAAGGGAGTTAGCAATGCACTTAATAGATTACAAGTAGATAAAGAAGGTAAACCAGTACATCATTTAGTTTCTAAAGAAGACTATATTAAAGGTGATTTGATGGATGAAGATTTTGCTTCTAAATTTTATGCAGAAGGCCATGGTGGAGAGATTGGTGACGGTATTGGCGATGAAAAGATTAAAAAGGTTAAAACACTTCCGCCAAAATTAGTTAAGAATGATGATAAGCGTTTAGGTGGTGGTACAAGAGATCATACATTCTCAGCATTTATGGAAAAACAAAAAGTTAAAACAAAAGAAAATGCTGATTATAAGTTTACGGACTTAATGAAGCACCAACAAACTGGGGAATAGATACAAATGGAAAAATTAGTTGCATCTTTAAAAGTAGCATTAGGTAATACATTCACAATGTATTTTAAAGCTCATTCATATCATTGGAATGTTGAGGGAATGCATTTTTCTATGTTCCATGACTTCTTTCAAGAGATATATGAAGATGTTTATGGTGCAGTAGATCCACTTGCAGAAGAGTTAAGAAAGCTTGATGCATATGCTCCTATCAGTTTAATGGAGATCTACAGTTATAAGACTATTATGGAAGATAGTTCAAAACCAGATACAGCTATAGAGATGGTAATGAACGTATTAATTGCAAATAAAGAAGTGTTAGATTGTTTAACACCGCTATTTGATATAGCTACTACAGAGAAACAACAAGGCCTTGCAAACTTTATTGCAGATAGAATGGATAAACATAAGAAGTTTGAATGGCAACTGCACGCAACACTTAAGAACATTGGAGCATAAATAACAAATGAAATCATTTAAAGACGTTACTAAACAATTAGACGAAGTTCTAACTAAGTCCACACCAACAGGTGAATGGATCCATGACTTCGTGCATTCAGACAATCCTAAGTTTAAAGGCAAATCTGCGGCTAAACGTAAACAAATGGCTCTTGCTGCTTACTATGCTAAAAAGAACGAAAGCGCATCACCTTCACAAAATAGTAAAACAGAAGTTGACATGAACGAATCAAAAGATACTAGTCATGTAGTTAACCATGATTCAGAAGATGTTAAAGCATCTCATAATTATGTACATAAACAAGCTTCAGTAGTTGCTAAACGTAATAGCGGCAAATTAACTCGCCATTCTAATACTCACAGTGAAGTTAATTATCCTAATGGTCAGACAACACATATTAAAACATCATTTAATGGTAAACATGCAGTATCACATATTAAACATCATTATTCAGAATCAGTATCATTAGACGAAGATCAATATACTTCTGAATACAAGATTAAGAGTTATGTAGATCCGATCACTGGTGAAAATAAGACTAGAAAGATTAGACCTCATAGAGTAAATTTTAAAAACAGTAAAATGCATGGCGAGCCAGCACAAAAAGATTCCCAAGGAGATTACGGTATGAAAGAAGATGTAAAAGAGTCAAGAGGTCATAAGATTCTGGCCAACTATTTTAAAAATAAAGACATTATGAAAAATATTGCTTCTCAATCTCCAGAAGAAAAAGCTGAGCATGAAAAGAAACATCGTGAAGCTATGACAAAGGCTCATAATGAATATGTTAAAAAGAATCCAAATTCTATATTTAAACCTATGAAAGAAGAAGCAGAACAAATCGACGAGTTGTCTAAACATAAGTTAGTTCAATACATCGACAAAGCTTCACAAGACGTTCATAATAAAGCTTTAGAAGCTGGTAAAGATTCTGAAAAACCAGGTAAAGCTTCTGACTTTATTAAGAAATACCAAAAATCTGGCAAACGCCAAGCAGGTATTACAAAAGCTGCTGTTAAATTGGCTAGAGAAGAAGTTGAATTAGAAGAAGATCTAGACACAGATCATATTCATCAACTACTTGCTAATAAAGATATTAATTCACAAGTAAAAGGCGGTAAGGTTCATGTGCATAGTTCTAATGTTAAAGCAGCTAAGATGCATCTTGGTGCGGCTGGTCATAAACATGAAGTTGTTGGTGGCTTAAATGAAGATCAAGAAGAAGATGATCGTCAAGCAGCTGAACATCATCAAAAAGAATTAGAACAACAAGAACTTGAAGCTAAAAAGAAAAAAGAAAAAGTTAAAGAAGAAGTAGATCTTGATGAAGGTAAAGTATACGATCCATTTACAAAGAAGATGGTTGCTACTAAACCAATTAAAGTACAAGCTGGTGGTGGTGCAACTAGAAACGGAGTTCCAGTTGAAACAGGTCCTTCAAAGTATAAACAAGGATTAAAAGAAGAACAACTAGATGAACTTAAAAAATCTACTTTAGCTTCTTATGTTAAAAAAGCTCATAAAGATAATGCACTTACAGCAAATGATTTAGGTCATCAACTTGCTTTGTCTAAAAGGCCTGGATTAAGTGCAGGTACAGATCCTACTTATACAAAAGGTAAAAATAAGTACCTTAAGCGTTCAACTGGTATTGATAAAGCTGTATCTAAACTAGCTAAGGAAGAAGTTATGGACGAAGCTACAACATACAAAGGTATCGGTACAGATGTAGTTGATAAAAAGAAGGTATTAAATCCTCCTATTCCTTTAACACAAAAGAAAAAAGAAGTTAAAGACTTTAAAGAGGGCGATACATATGATGAAAAATGGAAAGAGTATAAAGGCAAATCATTCAAAAAGGAAAGTGTTATGTTAAAATTTAATGACTTCTTAGAAGAAGCTAAAAAATGGACAAAAGAAGAGCTAGTTGGTAAACAACATAAGCTTGACAAGAACCATAATGGTAAGTTAGATGCTGATGACTTTAAGAAACTTCGTAAAGAAGAATCAGAATCAATTGAAGAGTCATATCCAACTAAACAACACTTTGAACAAATGGCTGCTTTAATTAAGTCTCATGACGATGAAAAGAAAAGATCTGATTTAGCTCATCATCATGCAGGTATCTTTAAAGGTCAGAATCCAAGATTTGATCATAAGAAATTTATGCATGCTTGCGGTGTTCATGAAAGCGCAGTATGCGAAGAAGTAGAACCTATTGAAGAACTTTCAAAATCTACATTAGCTTCATACGTACCTAAGGCTGCTAGATCTGCCCGTATTCATGGTCAAATTTCATCTGAATATAAATCAGCATCTGATCGTGCTAGAAAATCTAGTATGAAAGATAGTTTAGAAAGATTATCTAAAAAATATAAAAATAGAGCTTGGAATCGCGAAGATGGCATTAAGCGTGCTGCAGATAAGTTAGCTAAAGAAGAAGTACAGATTGATGAATTAAAAGCCTCTACTCTAAAAAGTTATAGTAATAAATCATGGCAAAAGGGACTAGATGCTGCTTATGATGCTGCACACAATATTGATAAAGAAAAAAATTACCAGTTAGCATCTAAAAGATTTGCTGGTAGTTTTAAAGCTAAATCAAAACTTGACAAAATGAAAGAAGAAGTACAGATTGACGAATTATCAAAAGGTACTTTAGCTTCATATGCTAAAGCTTCAACATTTGATGCAGCAAAACAAGGTAATGAGATTGCTAAACTTGGTAATAACTTATCAGCACTTAGCAAAGTAAATGGTCCAATGTATAAATTAAATAAACGTTTAGCTGGTCATGGTAAAGCAGTTGACAAATTAGCTAAAGAAGAAATAGAAAAAATTACTGAAAACATCCATGCAGCTTCTAAGGAACTATCAGATTATGCAGAGAAACATAGTGGCATGGATAAAAAAGATTTTCATTCTGCAGCTAAGCACATGGCAAGTGGCGATCACGGTGCATTAAAACAACATATCAAAAGTTTAGACAGTGAACCAAGAGATAAGATCCTTACAGTCCTTCATAAACATGGTAACGATATCAAACGTTATGGTTATTCTATGGATGAAGAAACTTTGGATGAACTATCTAAAGCTACTTTAGGTTCATATGTTAAAGGGGCTGCTAAAGATATAATGGATCGTGATGCTCGTATTAATAATGCATTTAATAAAGATCCTGCTGGTGGTGAAAAAGGTCTTGATAAAGCATTTAATAAACAATCAAAAAGAACTGCTGGATTTAATAAAGCAGTTGACAAGCTAACTAAAGAAGAAGTAGAACAAATTGATGAGTTAAAAGCTTCTACATTATCTTCATATGTTAAGAAAGCTGCATCAAGTTTAGATAAAAGTCATAGTGGAGCTAAAAAGGCTTATAGTAAATATGATGAAACTGGTTCAGATAAAGACTTAGATAAAGGTGAAAAAAATAGTAATACGTTTAATAAAAGATTAAGTGGAATTTCAACTGCAACTAATAAACTAAATCAAAAGAAAAAAGTTGGTGATCTTGGTGAAGAAGTAGAACAAGAATTATCACCATATCTAAAAGCTACGCTTGCAGTTATGGATGAAGGTAAAATTGATAATTTACGCGATGCACAAGCATTAAGAAAAGCTGGTGGTAGTTCATATGAGAAAGAATTAAAACCAGATACAAAACACCCACATATTCAAGTAGTTAAAGGTACTTCATATGGTGGAGAGAATCAAAAAGATGATGAGCATGATGAGAAATCTGATGATGGAGAAAAACGCGGACGTGGCAGACCAAGTGGCTCTAAGTCAGGTGCGAGATAATAAATAATTAATCTAATTAAGGAGTAATAAAATGGCTTTATGGGGAAAAACAGATACTTTAGCTTCGGCTCCAAAGTATATAGTAAGAAAGGCAGTCTTTGATGCGCAGGCTAAAGTAACATCTGCGACAGATAAGATTGACCTTACAGATGCAAATACAAACTTTGCAACAGGTGACGGCGTTGTTTACACTGGTGCTAGCGGCATTGGTTTAACACAAGGTACAACATACTACGCAATGAGACAAACAGATAACACTATCAAGCTTGCTACAACAGAAGCTGGTGCTAAAGCTGGTGCTACAGGTGTAAACCTAACAGCTGGCGCTACTGGTGCTATCGGTTACCTACAACGTAATGTTGAAGGCAACGAAGACTACGATCATAACTATAATGGTCGTGACTTATACTTCATCGATGCTGATGAAGCAACTCAAGCTGAAAATATTGCACGTGGCCTTAAAGTTCCTGGCTGGACAACATATCGTTCATACACTGATGCTAATGGTAACGTTAGAAATAAATCAGAAGTATTAGTTGCTATGGGTGCTTATTCTGGTGCTACTGGCTCTGGTACATTCCAAGCTCAAACTGGTGATGCTTCAGATGATACAGTATTAGTAGATGGTACTATCACAATTGGTACACAACCATTAAGTCAATCTAAAGTTGCTGGTTCTCTATTAGCTAATAAAGGTGTATTCACTGTTGTTGCTACATTAGCTGGTGCTGGTTCATTGACATACCAATGGCAAGTACAAGAGTCATCACAATCTGGTGCTACTTGGACTAACGTATCACGCGGTACTGGTGGTACAACAGCTACTTACACAACAGGTAATACTCAAGTTGCAGCTTCTGCTTCAGTTGATTCAAACGGCGACAAATATCGTGTTATCGTTTCTTCAACTGGTTCTACAAGCGTAACATCATCAACAGCAGTATTAACAGTAACAGCAAGCTAAACTAAGTGGGGGAGGTTAACTCCCCTTCTTTTAATATGAATCAAATGTTGACAGAAGATAATTTTTTACAGTATGCTATGCATCATTACGATAATAGCCAATGTTATTCGTTGGAAGAGTTTAATGATGACTTAAAACGTTTTCTATATTTAAAGAAATTATTTAATAGATATAAGAACGAGTGTGATTTAAAAGAGAACTTAATATTAAATCATCTTGTTGTAATCTATAATATTTTTGGCGATGAAGCTACAAATATGTTATTCTTTAAAATAGACAGAGAATATTGGGATACATTAGTAACCTTTTTAGTATTTCTTAACAGAATGCCAGAAGAGTTGCCTCAATATAAATTGAAATTGTCTCATGTTAAACTAGATGAATATATAATACAAATACTTAGGAAGATATAATGTCAAAAGTAGTAGACAACTTAGTAGCTTACAGAGTACTCTCTATGTTGATAAAACCATTTGTAGAAACAGATGCTTACAAATTGGGTATAATCGATAGTAAAGGTAAAAACCTCATAAAGTCTTCTGACTTCAAAACTGAAGCTCAGAAAGAAGCCTTTACGTATCTCCATCGATTGGTCTTCAATATGAAGAAAATTATCAACAAACTGCCAGGAGGCGAAAATAAGCTTAAGAGTGTTGTTAGTTCATACTTTCTAATAAAAGAGTATTATGAAACTAATAATCGTTCTACATCGTTAATGGAAGCAAGATTCCATTCATTAATGCAATTTGATGGTATATTAGCTGAAGAAACAATCTTAGTTGAAAAGTACATGAAAGATCTTGAAGAAGACGGTGAAGGTGGCGGGGCTCCGGCTAACGTCACCGGAGCTATGGTATCTACAGATATTCCAGTTCCTAAAAAGAAAGATCTGAAGAAATATAAACAAAATCAAGAAGGTCGTGGTGGATCAGGTTTACTTAATCTAACTCGTAGACCGGAACCTAAACTATAATGTTTCTATTGAGTATTATACCCGATAGTATACTATACGGGTTCATCTTATCCATAATGGGTATAGGTGCTGCACTATTTGTATTTGGTACATTTACTGTATTTCTTCCATTAGTTAAGTCATATGGATTACTAATGAGGACAGTTGGTATTATCTTACTTATAGGAAGTGTCTATCTATATGGTGGATATGGTACTGAAATGAAATGGCGAAAAGTTGCTGCCGAACTTAAAGCAGATATGGATAAAAAAGTTGCTTTATCTGAAAAGAATTCAAAACAAATAGTTACTAAATATATTACAAAAACAAAGGTAGTTAAGGAGAAGGGTGATGTTATTATTAAGAAAGTTACTGAGTATATCAACAAGGACGCTGATGCTAAGTGCACTGTGCCTAAGTCTTTTGTCTTGCTCCACGATTCTGCCGCAAAAAATGAAGTTCCCGACTCCTCCCAAGGAATTGATGGATCCCCCAGTTCCGTTAAACTCTCTACCATCGGAGAAACAGTAACAATCAACTATAATAACTATCATCAGTTAAGTGAAAGATTAAAAGCACTACAAGACTGGGTAGAACAACAGGAAAAGATCTATAATGGCAAGTAATGAAGATATCAAATCATTAGAACGTATAGTTGAGAAGCTAGACTTATCTATAGACAAACTTACTGAAGTTAGTAATAACGTTAGTAAACTTCTTGCTGTACACGATACACGATTAAATGTAATCGAGAAAGATACCGTGAGAAACGAAGACGACATCAGAGATATTCATGTAAAGATGGATAATATCACCAAAGAGATATGTAGAAAAATAGATCAGTCTATGGCTAATAGTGTAGAAGGACATGCTCGCATTCAAGCTGCAATCGAAGAGAAACTTCAAGGTATTGATGCTAGAGTTAAGGTATTAGAAGTTTGGAGATGGTTAGTTATCGGTGGTGCTTTAGCTATCGGATATCTAGTGAATAAGCTATATAAGTAATAGAAGAACTACCCCTTACAGTTATTATACAACAACCCCGAATTAATGTACAATTATTTTTTTCAATGGCTAAATTAACCCTTAAAGAGATGAAGTTAAAGCTTCAGTACCATGATACTTTGAATCCAAAGTTATGGAATGACTTCGAACTTAATTCTCAAGTAAGATCTAAACTACTTCAATTTGCTGAAGTTTGGAGAGAATATGCTAAAATACCTAAAAACGCAGTTAGAGAAGTTATCCTTCTCGGTGGAAACGCTAATTACAATTACACTGATATGTCTGACCTTGATGTACATGTGGTTGTTGATAAGTCTTTAATTGCCAAAGATAATCCATTACTAGACGACTATCTGCAAGATAAGAAAGTTATGTGGACTATGGCTCATAAGATAACCATTCTTGGATATGGACTAGAACCATATGCTCAGGATATATCAGTTGAGTATCCAAAGAATCAAGGTGTCTTTTCATTAACTAATAATGAATGGATTGCCAAGCCAGAGTTTGTTGGTGATGAGATGTTAAAGGATCCATACCTTAAGAAAAAGGTAAGTTTTTATATACATATGATTGATGATATGATTAAAAACCATGTTGATCTTGATTCAGTCAAACACTTCAAAGAAAAGCTTAGAGATATGCGCGGAGCTGCTATTAAAAAAGGTGGAGAATTCTCATTTGAAAACTTAGTCTTTAAAGAATTACGCAACCGCGGTTACCTAGATAAACTATCAGCCTATCAAAAAACAGAACAAGATCAATCCTTATCTCTTTAATAATTGTACTTAAAGTACATTCTATAATATAATACATTATGAAAACATTTGATATCAAGTGGTTATCCACCTTTCTCTTTATAATTGGTGGAACTATCGTAGCATTAAAACTTCCTTTTATGCGATTTGGATTTCCTATGTTTGTTATAGCTCATGCTATACTAGTATATAGTTTTTACACCAGTCATAAAAACACCCCTCTTTTATTACAAAATATCTATTTTTTCTTTTTAAATATTATTGCCAGTTATATCTGGCTTTTTTAGGAGTTAGTATGTCACTTAGACCTCTAGGTAAGAAAGTATTAGTAGGAGAAAACAAGCGTGAGAACCAAACTGCTTCTGGTATCATCATTGAAGGATCAGATCGTCATGGAGAATCAAGAACAGGTACTGTAGTAGCTATTGGTCCTGAAGTCACTTTAGTGGCTATAGGTGATAAGATCTTATTAGATTGGTCAAAAGCTGCAGTAACTACCGTAGATGGAGCTCAGAGAGTTATCATATTGGAAGATAATATTGTTGCTGTAATAGAGTAAATCAGTTTACTTTAATTGAAAAATGAGATATAATTATACTATATGTTATACATCGATGCAAAATATGTAGGTCAGATTTCGTACAAGTTACGTAACTTTAAGAAAAAAAATGACTATTATTGGAACTTCAGTTGCCCTATCTGTGGTGACTCAAAGAAAAACATATTAAAAGCTCGTGGTTATGTATTTAAACATGACCAAAGACTAGTATATAAATGCCATAATTGTGGCTTTAGTTCAAACATTGGAAATCTGATCAAGCATCTAGATCCTATACTATATAATGAATATGTTCTGGAGAGGTATAAAGAGAACTCATCCAAACATAATGATCATGTAAAACTAGAAGATACTTCTATACATATCAATCCAGAACCTATTCTTTATGATTCTATATTGGATAATCTACAAAGGATTGACACACTCGATCTAGAACATCCAGCAAAACAATATGTAGTTAATCGTAAGATTCCATCAGATAAATGGGATCTACTTTACTTTGTGTCTAAGTTTAAGACATGGTCTAATAGTATTAAGTATCAGTTTACAAATACAGAAAATGATACTCCACGCCTTGTTATACCGTTCTTTAACGAGGATGGTAAATGTTTTATGTATCAAGGTAGAGCTTTTGGTAAAGAGCAACCTAAGTATATTACAATTAGACTAGATGAAAAAGAAGAAAAGATTTTTGGTGTAGATCGACTCGACTATTCAAAATGTATCTACGTAGTCGAAGGTCCTATTGATTCTATATTTGTACCAAATTCTATTGCAATTGGTGGAGCAGGATTTGATATCCCATTTACACAAGGTATCAAGACTAATGCAACATTAATTATGGATAACGAACCAAGATCTAAAGAGATATGTAAGTTTATCGAGAAGCTTATTAATGAAGATTATTCTGTTTGTCTATGGCCAGATACTGTACAAGAAAAAGATGTTAATGAAATGATCATGGCTGGTAAGTCAATAAATCAAATTATGGAAACCATAAATACCAATACATTCCAAGGTATGGAAGCAAAACTTAAATTTACTCAATGGAGAAAATGCTAATGGATTATAAGATTATTGATAACGCATTACCTGAAGAAGAGTTTTATAAAATAAAAAGTTTAATATTTAATCAAATATTTCCTTGGTATTATAACGACTATGTTGCTCATGAATATGATAATAGTTCAACTGGATATTTTATTCATGATTTTTATAATTTTGATAAAAATCCAATGGTTGGAAGTAATTTTACATCAATTTTACCAATTCTTGCTTTAATACAGCCTAGAAGTTTAATGAGGGTACGAGCTAACCTATATTTACGAACTTCTGAAATAGAATATCATGACAAACATGTAGATAAAAATTATGACCATAATGGAGCAATACTTTATCTTAATACTAATAATGGATGCACCGTACTTGAAGATGGAACAAAAATTGAATCATTAGAAAATAGAATACTGTTATTTAATCCCGGCAAACTTCATTCATCTACTTCGTGCAATGATCAATCGTATAGATCAAATATTATTATTAACTACTTTTAAATTATGAAAATATTAATTACAGGAGTTACTGGATATATTGGATCTACTTTAGCAAAGATCTTATTTGAACGTGGTCATCATATCGTAGGTCTTGATATTCGATGGGATCAAAATGATGTAATAAAATATTGTCATAGGATATTAGTTAAAGACGTAACTCGTCATATTAATGATGAAGACTATGATATAATCGTCCATCTTGCTGGTTTAATCCAAGTAGAAGAAAGTGTTAGATTCCCATCTAAGTATTATGGTACTAATTTAGGTGGAACACTAAATATGTTAAGGCAACAAGGTAATCCACACTTTATCTTTGCATCTACAGCAGGCGCTTTTGATCCAGCAAATCCATACGCAAGATCAAAGATTGCAGCTGAAGATATCATTAAAGAAAAATCAAATAACTATACTATATTTAGGTTCTTTAATGTTGCAGGATCCGATGGAGAGAATCGACAAGTTGGAAGATCCTCTCATCTAATTAGAATTGCTGCTGAAGTTGCAGCAGGTAAAAGAAAGGAAATGCAAATTTATGGAAACGATTATGATACTCCTGATGGTACTTGTGTTCGCGATTATATTCATGTGGTTGACCTTGCTACGGCTATCGCTGATACGATTGACCATGGAGCCTTTAACACGCCGTATGAATGTATTGGATCAGGAAAAGGATACTCAGTCAAAGAAGTTATTTCAGCGATGGAAAGTATTACTGGACCGCTTAATGTAAAGATTGGCGAAAGGCGTGCTGGAGATCCTGCAAAATTATCTATTGATAATCAATTTAAGCTTTTAAAACCTCAATATAGTTTATATGATATGTGTCAGACAGCTTATTATGCGGAGTTATCAAGAAAATGAACGCAATAGATCTAGTTGGTGGTAAGTTAACTAATTCAGAATATTCTCATAAAGCGGGTTGGGCTTATATGAGAGCATGTCAGTTGCAGCAAGCTACTGGAAAAGAATTTAAAGTATTACATAATGGAGAATCCTGGGATGACTATGATACAGTATATCTATATCATGGTATGGAATTCCAAGGTTCATTGAATCTATTTGGAGGCGCAACTGAAGAATCTGCCAAGTACTTTGAAAGACTAGCAACAACTAACGCTGGTTTAATCTCGCTTGATATACCAATGCCAGATTATGGAGAACTCTGTAAAGGTAGATTATCTGCATGTGATGACTATTGGAGAAATGTAGATTGGAATGCTGTATCAGCCAAATGTAAACAAATTCCAGATACAAGGAATCCATTAATTACAGACAAGTTAGTTATTGGAGACAGTCATGCATTCTCTGTATATCAGTCAAGATATAATGTTATTCGCAAGGATGCTAGAACTCTTCGTGGTGTATTAAAGAAAACAATTAAAAAAGAAATGATAGATCATGGTATTGACCCGCGCGATATAAATACCATTACCACTTATTACGGTAACATTGATATTAGACATCATTTAATGAGAGAGACTAATCCTACTGGAGAAATTGATCTGTTACTTGCTGAATATGAGAAACAACTTAAAGAACTTGGTATTAGGAATGTTGAAGTAGTAAGTCCTCTTCCTATTGAAGATGAATCTCGTAGATTGCCAAAGACTGGATATTTTAAAAATACTCCGTTCTATGGTAGTCAAATAGAAAGAGCTGAACTAGCTAATTATTTTAGTCATCAATTAGCTAGAATTTGTGAAAGAAATGGTTGGAATAATTTTACATGGCCTAATGAATGGTATACAATAGTACCTTTAGAGTACATGAAAACTTATATGGAAAGACCTAAGTCGGTTCACTTAGCTCCAAAATTTCATCGTTGGAATTATTGGAAGAACGAACCAAATGTAATAGAAGTACAATCATCATTAAACTCATTTTTTGAATAAGGTCCTACTCTTGGGAAACCAGGCCAAATTTGACCTTCAAATAAACTGATATAAAGGAGACAATATGTCTAAAATTAAAGTAGCAATTATTGGCGTAGGCAACTGTGCCAAATCTCTCGTTGAAGGTATTCAGTACTATATTGAAAATCCAGACGACAAAGTAGGTCTAATGTATTCAGACATCGGTGGATATACTGTAAATGATATTGAATTTGTTTGCGGTTTTGATGTGGATATTCGTAAAGTTAATCACCCATTAAAGGATGCTTTAAGAGCATTACCAAACTGCGCAATGGATCATGTGTTTGATATTACTGAAGCATGTGTATCTAAGGATGCAATGGTTTATTCAGGTCCGCTACTAGATGGCATAGCTCCACACATGTTGGACTACCCAGAAGAAGTATCATTCAGGATCGGTGCTATTCCAGCTGAACCATTTGATCGTGTAGTCGATCTATTAAAATATCATAAGGTAGATGTTATCATTAATTATTTACCAGTTGGTTCAGAAGAAGCAACTAAGTTTTATGTAGATGCAGCGATCAAAGCAAAATGCCATTTCATTAACTGTATTCCTACATTAATCGATTACGAAGTTGCTCAAGAAGTAGAACAGCGATTTATTGATAATGGTTTAACAATCGTTGGTTCTGATATGAGATCAGGTTGGGGTGCTTCACGTTTATCTGAAGTATTACAGGGAGCAATGTTAGATTCTGGTTTAATGGTTACACAACATATTCAAATGAACATGGCTGCAGGTACAACTCAAGGTCAAGAAAATACCCGCACTGGTAGAACAGCAAATACTGACTTCTTGAATATGGCTAAGGAATATCGTTTAGAATCTAAACACATCTCTAAAGAGAACGTACTTAAAGGACAAAACATTGTTCGTGATGAATCTATTGCTGGCATGACTCTTTATGCAGGTCCAAGTTTAACAGTGTTACAGAAACCAGGTGGTACATATGTTGGTTCAGATAATAAGATTGCCAATCTTGATATAGTTGCATATGGTTTTGGTGGAGCACGTTATGAATTAACAGCACGTTTATCCGTACAAGATTCTCCAAACTCAGGTTCAGTTGTGGTATCAGCAATTCGATTCTGTAAAGTTGCTTCTGAAATGGGTATTGTAGGTTATTTAAGAGGTGCTTCAGCATGGACTCAAAAATCTCCTCCATTACAAATGAAGACAGAAGATGCAAAATATGAATGTGATGCTTTAGCTCGTCGACGTTTTACTGAGTTGACTGAATTACAACAATCAAATAAGAATCCAAAAGCTAAAAAATTACCATACACATTTAATAAAGCAGTACTGGACTATTAATGAATAGTTTTGATATTGACGGTGTTATATACATTCGTAAGGGCCTGATCGGAGTTAGACCTGGTCCCGATGATGTTATTATTACTGGTAGATCTATTGATGAAGAACCTGAAACTAAAGAAATGCTTGAGTCTGCAGGTATTTTTAATACAGTATTTTATAATCCTACAAACTTTGATAATAAATCTAGAGCAGGTTCAGGAGTTCATAAGGCAATGATTCTTAATGCTCTTAAAGAAACTGGAAAGGATATTCAAATTCATTTTGAAGATGATCCAATTCAGATTGCTGAAATTAAAAAACATGCTCCTTGGGTTAACATTGTACATCTAGATCATGACTTGACCTATAAGGAAAATATGAGACATGTATGAGAAGTATCTCAACATCGAGAAATTTAAAGACTTTGAGCATTTTCTAGTAAAGGTTAATGAAAGAACTGAATGGCAATTTGGTCTTCGTGACAAGTATGAAAATGATGATTCAGTAGATCCAGCATTAAATGCTGACGTTGAGTATTTTGGTTTCAATATTCTGCAAGATGATCGAATGAGATATATCATTGAGAATATAGTAACTGTTCCTACTCTGTCTATGCCTAATAAAATAGGTAATACAATTATATCTCACTTCTATGGAGCTCGAGGTATTCATGGATTGGTCACTGGTATATCAGATGTTAAGCAAGCCCATGTTGATTTTGAAAGAATCGGCAAAGGAGATGATGATTACCTGAATGAAATAAAAAGATATATAGATATAGGTAGGCAACAAAAGCAGAAGTTCTATGGTACAACTGAGTTGCATACGTCTCTCCAGACAGCAGCTAGAAACTATTGTAGAATTAAGTATAATGATGCAAATAGAAAAGCTACTCTGGCGGATATTATTGAATGGATATCTAGCTGGACTATCGATGGTACTATAGATAATATTATAGAGAATGCAAGTTCTCTTAAAGCAATGTTTGATATTCTTACTTCCAAACCTGGAATTGGAGAATATTATGGGTATCACTGTGCTACTTCAAACTCAGTAAACCCATATTTACCTTTCCATCATGATGAAAGCTTTTGTGCTCCTGGTCCTGGTGCTAGGGAATCATTAGAAAATATATTTGATAAATGGACTGGTAAGAAGTTTCCTTATGCAGATATGGTTGTATGGTTAAGAGATAACCAAGAACGACTTTTTGAAAGAATAAATATTCATCCACACTTTCATAATTTTGAAGTTGGTAATGTTAAAGTATTTGAACATAATCAAAACAATATGAAGGTATATGGAACAGAGGTAGGTTTATGTCAATATGGAGTTTACTGTTGGCTTAAAGCAAATCCTCATTTGATATCAAAACGCAAGATTGCCAGAGTAAACACGATTCAAGAAGGTGGTGTTTGTGCTGGTGCAACATTAAATGATTTTATAGGATAATATGAAAATAGGTTTTACAGCTTCTACATTTGATTTATTACATGCTGGTCATATAAGTATGTTAAGAGAAGCAAAAGAACAATGTGATTATTTAATATGCGGTTTACAAGTCGATCCATCAGTCGATCGAGCAAATAAAAATTCACCGATTCAAAGTATAGTAGAAAGACAAGTACAATTATCAGCGGTAAAATACGTTGATGAAGTTATTGTCTATAGAACTGAGCAAGATCTGGAAGATATTCTCCAGATGTTTCACATAGATATTAGAGTACTTGGTGATGAGTATAGAGATCAAGACTTTACTGGTAAAGATATATGTAAGAAGCGCGGTATTCAATTGCATTTTAATAAGAGAGACCATCGCTTCTCAACAACAGCATTAAGATTACAAGTAGTAGAAAAAACTAAAAACAAATGATAAAAAAACACGAAATACAAATATTTGATAATTTGCTTTCATTTAAAGAACGAGCATTTCTATATAAAGCAGGGTTAAATTCTCGGTATACACTAGGACCAGCTGGATCTCCTATTTTAGAAAATATGGCAATATATGCTTTTTCTTCAATGTTTAATGAAGATGAATTAAAAACACATCCTATATTTAATATAATAAGAAATAATTCTAAATTAACAGAAATTATTAATCAATATAATATAGATAAAGCATGGTATAATTTATCCGCTCAATCAGAAATCAATTTTATTCATACACACTATCAAGATAAAATTTTATTATATTATGTTAACTTAGAATGGCATAATGATTGGTTAGGTGAAACAGTTTTTTATAAAGAGAATGGAACTGATATAGACACATTTATGCAATATACGCCGGGAAGATTTATATTATTTGATGGAGATCATCCACATGTAGTTAGACCTCATAAAGGGGTTCAATATCGTTTCTCATTTGCAATAGCATTAAATAAAAAGGATTAATAATGACCGAAGAAGTTCATGGTATTAAGGTTGACTATTCACGAGATTCATTGTTTGATGAATTAGGAATGCTTAGATTAAAAGAGTCATATATGGCGGATGGAGAAAAATCTCCGCAAGAAAGATTTGCATTTGTATCAAGTAAATTTTCATCAGATAAATTCCATGCACAGCGATTATATGATTATTCATCAAAGCATTGGTTATCGTATGCTACTCCTATACTATCATTTGGTAGATCTAAACGGGGTTTACCTATATCATGCTTTTTAAATTTTATTGAAGATACCGCGGAGGGTCTAGTTGAAAACTTATCTGAAACTAATTGGCTATCTATGCTTGGGGGTGGTGTTGGTATTGGCTTTGGAATCAGGTCTGCTGATGATAAGTCTACTGGCGTTATGCCTCATCTTAAAATGTATGATGCTAGCTCTCTTGCTTATCGTCAAGGGCGTACTCGTCGCGGCAGTTATGCTGCTTACTTGGATATTTCACACCCTGACATTTTAATGTTTCTTGAGATGCGTAAACCTACAGGCGACCAAAACATGCGTTGCTTGAACTTACACCATGGAGTTAATATTCCTGATGCATTCATGGAAATTATAGAAAAATGTATGTTAGATCCAAATGCTAATGATGATTGGGAATTAAGAGATCCTCATTCAGGCGAACTAAGAGAAACTGTTTCAGCAAAAGAATTGTGGCAAAAACTATTAGAACTTCGTATGACTACAGGAGAACCGTATCTGCATTTCATTGATGAATCTAATAGAAAGATGCCGCAATGGTTAAAGGACAAAGGTTTAAAAATACATCAGTCAAACTTATGTTCAGAGATTATTTTACCTACTAACGAAAAGAGAACAGCAGTTTGTTGTTTATCAAGTTTAAATTTGGAGTATTATGATGATTGGAAAACTGATAGCTTATTTCTTAAGGATGTTGCAGAGATGCTGGACAATGTGCTGCAATATTTTATTGACACTGCTCCTTCTGCTATTAAGCGGGCTCGTTATTCTGCTTCTCGCGAACGGAGTATTGGTATTGGTGCTCTTGGCTGGCATGCTTTATTGCAGCGAAAAAATACTCCCTGGGAAAGTGCAATGGCAACAGGACTTAATAAACAAATCTTCGCACACATACGAACAACTCTTAATAAAGCTAATAAGCAATTGGGTAAAGAACGTGGTGAAGCTCCTGACGCCGAAGGTACTGGAAACAGGTTTTCTCATCTTATGGCTATTGCTCCCAATGCTAGCTCTTCTATCCTTATGGGAAATACTTCCCCATCAATAGAACCTTTTAGAGCTAATGCTTATCGACAAGATACTTTATCTGGTTCTCATTTACATAAGAACCAATATTTAGATAAGATTATTAAGGAAAAAGCTAATGATAAGTATGATGAGATTTGGAGTTCAATTATTGCGAATGATGGTTCAGTTCAACATTTAGATATACTAGATGAATGGCAAAAAGATGTGTTTAAGACTTCTATGGAAATTGACCAACGATGGGTTGTCCAACACGTAGCAGACCGCCAAGAGTTTATTGATCAAGCACAGTCATTAAATGTATTTTTTAGACCTGACAGTCATATTAAATATGTACATGCAGTTCATTTCCAAGCTTGGAAACAAAAGCTTAAGACTATGTACTACTGTCGTTCAGATAAGATCGCTAAGGCAGATAAAGTATCTAAACGAATTGAAAGAGAAGTTATTGCTGAGATCGATTTGAAGGCAATGACTGAAGGTGAAACTTGTTTGGCTTGTGAGGGATAATGTTTATAAATCGTACAAAAAGATATGTATATTTAAGAGTACCAAAAACAGGATCTACATCTATACATAACTATTTGATAGATAATAAAAAAGATGATGATGTTTCTTATTCATTCATGAGAGAATATAAATTTGATAATCATAATAGTTCTTTTAAAAATGCTCATCCTAACTTGCAAGACGCTATTAACAGTAACTTATTAAAAATAGAAGATTTGTCAAATTATAAAATTTATGGAATAATAAGAAATCCAATAGATAGATTTATTAGTATGGTTTACCATTTCTATAAAGGAAATAAAAAAAAACATCAAAATGATGTAGTTAGAGATGCTATTAATGATTATAAACTAGGTATTTATCCATATCACGCACAAAAAGATTGGTTAATTTATAACAATAACCCAATTAATAATATCTTTTTATATGAAAATATTAATAAAATGCTTACTAGTATTTTAGGAACTGATGTAAATATTAAATATAATCATCGATCTAAATATAGAACAAATCATAATTATAATGATTTAGAATTAGAATTACAAAATACAATTAAAGAAATATATTACGAAGATTGGCAAATATATAATATGTATAAACAAAAAGAAGTTAATTTAAAATAAAGGAGTAATATGAAGAAGTTATTAGCAATAGTTCTATTAAGTTTTACTAGTTTAGTATTAGCAAATACAATTGATGATAAGTGTAAACAACATGTTATTTGGGGAGCTCCTCAAGTTAAAGTTGAAGGTAATAATCAATATCTTTGTAAAACAGGTTATGCCGCAAATTACAACTATGAGACTAAAGTATCAAAATTTGTAGTTGAAAAGATTGAAGGAGCTAAATTAATAAAATCAGCTACTCGTAAAGATGATTTTAGAGAAGATCAAGAAGTTCCAGCGCAATATAGATCTACGTTGGCAGATTATACTGGGTCTGGTTATGATCGTGGTCATATGGCACCAGCAGCAGACTTTATGTTTGATGAGAAACAAATGAGTGAATCATTCTTTCTTACTAACATGATGCCACAAGTACCTGGTAATAATCGTGGCATTTGGAAATATCTTGAAGAAATGACAAGATATTGGGCTCAAACACACGGTACAGTTTATGTTATTACTGGAGTTATTACTTCTCCACCATATACAGCAATTGGTAATGGAGTAATTGTTCCATCGCATATCTATAAGATTGTAATTGATCCTAAAACTGGTAAACAAACTGCTTATCTATTTCCAAATGAGAAGTTAGATCCAAAGACAATAGATAACTATGCAGTATCAGTTGCAACTATTGAACAAAAAACAGGTATAAACTTTTCACCAGCATTACCAGCAAATCTTAAAGTTAACGAAACAACAATAATTAATACGAAAGCATTTTAATGTCATACAAATTAACAGACACCCGCGATCATTTTAAACCATTCAACTACCCATGGGCATATGATGCATGGTTGAAACATGAGCAAGCACATTGGTTGCATACTGAAGTTCCAATGGCTGAGGATGTTAAAGACTGGAAAAAGAAACTAACTAAAGAAGAGAAGTTATTCCTTACTAATATCTTTAGGTTCTTTACGCAAGGCGATATTGATGTGGCAGGCGGGTATGTTAAGAACTACCTACCGTACTTCCCTCAACCAGAAGTACGAATGATGTTGATGGGCTTTGCCGCACGCGAAGCCCTACACATTGCAGCATACTCTCATCTTATTGAGACATTAGGTATGCCCGAATCAACATATAGCGAATTTGCTGAATACCAAGAAATGAAGGATAAACATGATTATGTCACCGAACTTAGTTCTAAGAATGGAGATCTTGCTAGTACTGCTACTCACATTGCTGTGTTTTCGGCATTTACCGAGGGGATGCAGCTATTCAGTTCTTTTATTATGCTGCTTAATTTTCCTCGTCATGGCTTGATGAAGGGTATGGGTCAGATAGTTACATGGTCAATCGTAGATGAAACCATGCATGCTGAGAACATGATCAAGTTATTTAAGACGTTCATCAAAGAGAACAATGAGATCTGGAATGATGACTTAAAAGGTCGCATATATACTATAGCAGAAAAGATGGTGCAACTTGAAGATAAGTTTATTGACTTATGTTATCAAGGTGCTAATATGAGAGAGTTAGAACCAGCAGATGTTAAACAGTATATTCGTTACATAGCTGATAGACGACTTATATCATTAGGATTAAAAGGTATATTTAAAGTTAAAAAGAACCCACTTCCATGGGTAGAAGAGATGATTAATGCTCCTGTACATGGTAACTTTTTTGAAAACCGAGTAACTGATTACGCCAAAGGTGCTTTAAAAGGTTCTTGGTCAGATGTATGGGGAGGAGCAAGTTAATGGCAACTAAATATTTCCACTGCGAGAATTGCGAATCCACAGGTAAAGTTACAGTAAAAACAAATGACATCACAATTGAAGATATCGTATTTTGCCCTATATGCGGCGCAGATATCTTTGAAGAAGATCAAGATGATCACGAATGACATGGTTATACAATAATGTGCCCATTGAGGATATTGACATTAAATATGTAGGTTTTGTATATCTCATTACTAATCTTGTTACTGGTAAAAAATATATTGGTAAGAAATTATCTAAATTTTCAAAGACAAGTACTAAGACTGTTAAACTTAAAGATGGTACTAAGAAGAAAAAGAAGATAAGAAGTAAAGTAGATTCTGACTGGAAGACATATTGGTCTTCGTCTAAAGATGTTCAGGCTGATGTTAAGACATTAGGAGAAGATAAGTTTAAACGAGAAATCCTAATATTCTGTCTCACTAAAGGAACAGCAACATATTATGAAGCCAAGTATCAGTTTCAACATGAAGTGCTAGAGAAACCTGATGAATGGTATAATGGTCAAATACAATGTAGAATTCATAGGAGTCATATTAAGAAGTGATAATCTATCCACTTATGCTTGTCACTAAAGACGAATATAATAATAGAATGAACATATGCAGATCTTGTGACAAATTTAATAAAACATTAAATATGTGCAAAGTATGTAATTGTATAATGACATTCAAATGCGGTTTAAGTCGTACCAAATGTCCAATTGATAAATGGGGTCCAAGTTCAAGCAAAGAACAAGTACACCCAAATGACGATATTAAAATACCAAAAGAGAATATTAAATAATGAGTGAACTTATTAATATAACACGAGCTGACATTGTAGTTGATTCTATTCCATTAGATCTAGCTGCCAGAATACTTGAAAAAGTTAAAGATATAGAAGGATCTAGGTCTTTTAATATATGGACGCATTTTGCTGAAGATAATGATTTTAAATTATTAGGTGATGCGTTTATAAAAGCAACTACTGAATTAATAAATTTTGGTTGTAATCATCATGTAAACTTTAATTTAGGTAGAGCTTGGCCTCATATCTACAAAGATTGGGAATATACAGCTCCTCATCATCATGGTCCTGCATATCATGGTCCTTCATTTGTAGTTGGTGTTGTATATTTAGATTTTTCAGAGGGAGCAGGAGACTTATTAATACAAGATCCATTTACTCAGTGGGGTTGGATTAGAAGAGAAGATAACGGAAGAGATGCTAGAGCCAGTATGAAATTTACTCCATCAGTTGGCAAATTGGTTGTTATGCCTGGATATATACTTCATAGCACTGAACCAAAACCAGCTGGAAAAAATAGAGCAATGATCTCAACAAATATAGATTTAATATAAAGTTGGATTAAAGTTATATTAAGTTCTAATGAAAACAAAAACAAATTCAGCCAAAGGTGTTCATAGTTATGACGCTGATATTGATGGTAGTTTAATTCCTTTCTTTAATAGGAATGCATCTGAATACCCAACAGAAGCTGGTTCAGTTAACTTTGAATTAGTTCCTGTTACGCAACAAAAAGATATAATGATTAATCATGCTAGGATGTATGCTCAGCAAGAGTATGATCGTATCATGGAATTAGTAAGTGTATTAAAGAAACAAGCAGATGATATTAAAAGAAGATTAGAAGTAACTGATGCGGTACATGCTGCAGTATATCAGTTTAGTCCTGTTATGGGCCATAGTTATTGGTTAGCATGGGATAAACGTAAAAAGCAGATGATACTAATTCATGAAGGACCTAATGATTGGTCTGCAAGTGCACCGGTAGATTTTGTTTATCAAGTACAAGTGAAATATATGGGAGATCACACATGGATGGAACTATGAGTAAATTGTGGAGTTTTATTTTAACTGTTACATCAGCATTATGCGTGTATGTAGCAACCTTATGTTATTTTCAAGTGACTGAGTATGAAGGTAAATTGAAGTCATTTGAAGTGTTGTTAAAAGAAACTAATGAAAAGAATCAAAGTCTGCATGAAGAAGACCTGATAATTCTCAGACTAATAGAAGATCAGAATAAACTCATCAAAGCTCAAGATGATAAGATCCGTATCCAAGATTCACTTATAACTGAAGCACGAGCTAAGAGAAAGAATAAATAGTATATGACTCAATTAACTATAGATGAATCAGCAGCAGACAAGCTAAAATCACTTCTTGAAGAAGAAGATGATAAGAGTATCAAACTAAGGATATTTGTTCAGGGTGGAGGCTGCTCTGGATTCAGTTATGGTTTTACATTTGATGATACAACAAATGAAGACGACTTTATTATAGAAGAGCATGGAGTTACTATACTCGTCGATGCTATGAGTATGCAGTATCTGCAAGGTTCAAATATAGCATATAAAAAATCACTTATGGGAGAGCAATTTGAGATTAAGAACCCAAATGCCACTGCAAAATGTGGATGTGGTTCCTCATTTGCAGCATAAATGGCATATTCAGAAAAAGTACTAGATCATTATGAAAATCCTAGAAATGTTGGTAGCTTAGATAAGTTAGCTACAAACGTAGGAACAGGTATGGTTGGTGCTCCAGCTTGCGGTGATGTCATGAAACTGCAAATTCAAGTAGGAGAAGATGGTGTTATCGAAGATGCAAAGTTTAAAACTTATGGTTGCGGTTCTGCTATTGCCAGTTCTAGTCTTGTTACAGAATGGCTCAAGGGCAAAACACTTGAACAGGCAACTGCAATCAAGAACTCAGATATCGCGGAAGAATTAGCTCTACCTCCTGTAAAAATTCACTGTTCAGTTCTAGCTGAAGACGCTATTAAAGCCGCTATTGCTGATCTTCAAAATAAACAAATAGAAGCAGCCAAGTGCGCGTGTAAAGTATGAATCAAATAATGTTAATTTCTGCGCTTTCATTAAGCGCAATTGCAGCATTTTACTCTATTGCGGGTTTAACAGCTATCTTTGCTGCCGCAGTAGTACCTATTATTGTCATGGGATCTATTCTTGAGATCTCAAAACTAGTTGTTGCCTCATGGCTATATCGTAATTGGGATGAAGTTCCAACTCTTCTTAAATCATATTTCTCTATTGCCGTAATTATCCTCATGATGATTACATCAATGGGTATATTTGGATTCCTATCAAAAGCTCATCTAGATCAGGCAGTTCCAGCTGGAGATATCACAGCTCAAGTTACTATATTTGATGATAAGATTAAAACTGAAAAAGACAATATAGTGGCTGCTCGTAAAGCATTAACTCAGATGGACGCTCAGTTAGATCAGAAACTATCCAGATCTACAGATGAAAAAGGAGCTGATAAGGCTATTCAGATCAGACGATCACAAACAAATGAACGTAAGAAACTACAGAACGAGATTGCTGAAGCTCAAAAAACTATAGTTAAACTGCAGACTGAACGTGCTCCTATTGCTTCTCAGGCGCGTAAGGTAGAAGCTGAAGTTGGTCCAGTCAAGTATATTGCGGCTTTAATCTATGGAGATACTCTAGATCAGAACATGCTTGAGAAGGCTGTTCGATGGGTTATTATCATGATCGTTCTGGTATTCGATCCACTCGCTGTTCTTATGCTTGTAGCCTTTAATTGGTCTTTAAAAAAAAGCCAACCAACCTATCCGCCAAAGCCAATAGTAGAAAAAGAGAACGATCCTGAAGTAGTTAAAGGATATACGGATTCTTTAGCTGGAAGAGAACCTGAAGGATGGCATAAAGAATGGGTACCTGATAAAGAATCATGGCCAAAATATGAACTAGATGATGGTCCATTAACTGAAGAACAATTAGTTAAGATACAAGAAGAAGCAAACAAAACGTGGTCTGTAGGTCCTCCACCAGAATGGCCAGAAAATAATAATGAAGTTCCAACCGCGCCTCCTCCGCCACCTCATAAAGAACTATCTTTAGGTACAAACATCAATGAGTATGATAGTCCATCAAAAACTATCGAACAAGAAGTTGATGATCTCAATCAAAAGCCGCTCAACTCACTTGATCGTCTAAATAGAAAATACGGCACTCCAGACTCATAAATTCTTATAAATACCTATATGGGTGATATTTTTAAATTAGTAGCCGATGTAGGATTTCCAATAGCTGGAGCTAGTGCTGCTGGTTACTTTGTATTCCTTACAGTTAAGTTTATCCTTGAAGGCGTTACTGGATCCGTAAAAGGAATGTCTGGTATTATCAAAGCTTTGGATAAACGGGTAGCAGCTATGAATCATGACGTTATTCGTATTGACACAAAGGTATCACATGCATTAGGTATACCACCAGATTTAGACAGAATTGCAAGAGCTGAGCAATCAGACGCTAGGAGAGATTAATGGATTTAGGTTTGCAAAAGAATAGAGATAAGTTACTTTGTACCTATAGAGAAGTATTCATAGGATTTCTATTAGGAGTATTTGCAGGGTTTATACTAGCATGGATGATTTAGCGGACTTAGTAAACAAGTACGGGTTTCCCATTATTGCAGCAGGCGGATTAGGGTATTTTGTCTACTATATTTGGAAATGGGTAACTGAAGAAATTGATCCTGTTATAAGTGAATCTAATAAAGTTTTAATTGAACTAATCGATCGTATCAGAATGCTTGATAACGACTTGATTAGACTCAATCAAAAAGTGAACGTTATTTTGTCTTTAAGAGAGAGGGAACAAAATGAGGCTCACAACAAGGATACTAAGTCTTAGTATTTTATTGACAGGTTTTGCTGTTCAAGCACAACCACTTCCAGATTATACATTCAAGAGTCCATCATTTAATGGTAATGGATACTCTTCGCATATCCTTACAATCGAGAACCAAGAGCATTCTCGTAAAGAGCAAGTAAAGAAAGATATTCAAGCTGCTCTTGATAAAGTAAAGAATGATAAAAATAATACTAACATATCTAAGTTCCTTAATAACTTAGAATCTCGTATATATGCACAGATTTCTCAGAACGTGGCGACAGCTATGTTTGCAGATGGTGGCAGTACTTCAGGCACATTAAACTTTGAAGGCAACATCATCAATTGGAGTAGAAGCTCTACTGAGATTACACTTAATGTGACTGACTACGTAGGTAGTAATACATCAATATCAATACCATTAGGATCATTTCAATTCTAATGAAACATTTATTAATAATTATATCGCTTCTAGTCTTGACTGGTTGCGCTGGATCTACTGTAATTAGAGATGTAGATAAACCTCTTATCTCTAAAAATTTGATGCAAAAAGAATTCGACATGCTTCCTGGCCCTCATGGCAAGAAGGTATCGGTTGCTGTATATAGTTTTGCTGATAAGACTGGACAGAGAAAGCCCAGTGCTAACATAGCACAACTATCGACAGCAGTTACTCAAGGGGCTGACGCGTTCCTCATCAAGGCATTACAAGATGTGGGTAAAGGTCAGTGGTTTGATGTTGTCGAACGAGTTGGCTTGGATAGTCTAACTAAAGAGCGTCAGCTGATTCGCCAAATGCGCGAAGCTTACGAGGGTGACAAAGCCAAGCCTTTATCTCCTATGATGTTTGCTGGTATCATATTAGAAGGCGGTATCGTAGGTTATGATTCATCAACAAGATCTGGTGGATCTGCGATGAGGATGTTGGGTATTGGCCCACAGACACAATATTCTGAGGATATAGTAACTATCAGCTTACGAGCTGTTAGCGTGAATACAGGAAAAGTTTTAGTATCAGTTACTGTGCAGAAGACAGTTTATTCTGCAGCTGATAGCTTAGCGATATTGAAGTTCGTTAAGAATGGAACACAGGCATTTGAATTCGAGACGGGTTTAACTATCAACGAGCCAGGTACATTAGCTGTTAAAGCTGCTGTTGAGGCTGCAGTTGTTGAATTGATTAAAGAAGGAGAGAAGAAAGGTGTATGGGATTTCTCATATCCTTATGTTGCTCCAGAAAATAAACAAGAGGAGACAAAATAGATGAACAACTATTTAAAACTAATGGTTGCGATGATATTTTCGGCGTCTGCATTCGCAGCAGACAATAGTATTTACATTGACCAATCAGGTGATAATTCTACAATTGACATTACACAGACTGGTGCAGGCAACGTAGTGCGTGGTATACAAGGTGTTGGTTCAAGTAATACAACGCCAGCTAAGATCTATGGTAATAATAATGCTATAGACATTAGGCAAATTGGTTCTACTAATACATTAAGTCTTGGTGTTAATGCATCTACCGCAACTGGTAGAGCTTATGGTATTGACTTAACATACTACGTGACTGGTAATTCTGGTACTGCTGTTATTAACAGTAATAATGCTGGAACAGGTACTTCTGGATCTAACTTTATTGACGTAAGACAAACAGGTAACTCTGCTAATCTTAACTTAAACATCTTAGGTTCTAAGAATGACTTTACTGCTGTAACATCTGGTGGTTCTGGTAACAGTATCATATCAACTATCAATGCTGACAGTACAGTTAATAACATATCAATGACGGGTGGCGGTAGCAATACACTTACTCAAACTATTACAAGTAATAAAGCAACAAATAATATTACTGTTCTTGGTGCAAGTAATGGTATTGTATTAACACAGTCTGGTACAGCTGGAACTAATGGTCACGCATTTACACTTGACTTAACCGGTTCAAGCAATACATTAAACGTAACACAATCAGGTACTATCGATACCACAGTGAACTTACTTAGTATTGGTAGTGGTAATGCATGGAATATAACAACCGGAAACTAAAATGAAAACTATATTATTTTTGTTAGTTATAGTAATTAGTTTTTTAGCAGTATCAAAAGAAGTTAAAAAGTTACATTATAATTATAATGATAAAGTTACAATTTGGATAAGCAACGAAGAGTGTCCATTACCGCAATTTATTAAACAATTTCCATGGAAAGTAGAAGCAATTCGTTCTGATGGAGATATCATGATAGGTTGTTTTAATGGAGAAAATAATACAGTAACTATTCAATGGAATGGCGGAGATAAAAGCATGTTTCCAGCAGATTATTTTTTATATAATACATCCAGTGAAGCACTTCCTAAAAATAATCTATAAGGTATTATTACTATTAGTAGCTACAAATTCATATGCTGCAATAGGAACTATTACTGAACAAAGTAATACCGCTCCTAGCATAACGCGAAAGAGCGGTACACTTTCAGGCACAAAAGGTATAGGCGTTGAAATGTCTGATACCATCAAAACAACTCAAGGTAAAGTAGGTATTACCTTTGAAGATAAAACAAAAGTAGATATCACAGAGAACTCTAAGCTAGTCATAGATGAGTTTGTCTATGATCCAAATTCTAAGAAAGGCGGCAAGTTAGCAGTTAACATTGCGCTTGGTACTGTACGATATGCATCCGGTCAAATTGCTAAGAACAACCCACAAGCGGTTGCAATTAATACTCCTACGGCTACTGTCGCTGTCCGTGGTACAGATTTTACTGCAACTGTTGATGAGCTAGGTAGATCCACGTTCATCTTACTGCCGTCATGTCCTAAAGGATGGGTTGATGTAGAACGAGACTGTAAGACTGGTAAGATTGAAGTCATCACAGACGAAGGTAAAGTTATACTAGATAAACCATTCCAAGCTACGAGAGTAGAATCAAAAGAAACTCGCCCATTTAGACCAGTCATTGTTAACTTAACAGAAGACATGATTAATAATCTATTAGTATTATCTCCTCCTAAAGAACTAAGAGAGTCTGATGCTGATAAACATAAGAATAAAACTGAAGCAAAAGGTGCATTAGATGTAGACTTCCTTGCAGAGAATAAACTTGTGGATGTACTAGCTAAGCAAGACAAAGAGATGTACCAAGATAAGTTATCTCGCAACCTATTAGATAACGACTTCCTTGCAAACGTATTAGACATCATCAATGCTCAGTTAGCAGCACAGCTAGACTTATTAGGTAAGACAAAGAGCGGTTTATTACCAGACTATGTTCCAACTTCAGGAGTTACAGTTGAGGTTGATGATCTACAAGTAACTTTATGTCGTGAAGGCAACGGTGATACACAATGTATTACAACTCCAAAGAATCAAAACACTACTGTGACACAAACACAGGGACCAGTAGAGATTAAGAATAGGATTAATAATGGTGGGAGTACAATAATAAATGCTACGCAGAATTAGTTATTTTATTTTAGGCTTACTCCTAGGCGCAGTAATAGCAATCTTTTGGGCGTCTAACGCCAATGCAATTGAATACTCTCCAAATGGAACCTCAGGATTAAATCTTGTTTATAATGGTAATGATGATGATAATGCTTATACTGTCAATCTGCCTTGGAGCATTAATTTTTTAGGTACTAACTACAATCGTGTTTATGTTGGTACTAATGGCTATATTACTTTTTCCTCACCAAACTCCACCTATTATGGATTCTCTGCGTCTAATCCGGCCGGCCCACACATAAGCATATATCCAGGAGACCGTAGGTTATATAAATTGTATTATGCTCAAATAGGAGCTGGTACTGCTCAAGCACGATTTGTTATTAGAGCAGAGGGTGTTGATTATTCCAATGGTGCAATTACTCATATATGGGAAGTTCATTTTTACCCAGGTACAAGTTATTTTGATATTTACTTTGTGGATGCACCATCATCAGGTAATGCAGGAACTGCAGGCATTAGTAATGGATCTGCTTATGTCTTAACTTATACCACAACTGAATCAACAGGTATTCGTATTAATGCTAATGGAACTCTTAGTGTTGCCGCTCCAGAATATAGTTCATCTATTACTAATTCACAAACTACCCGTAAGAATTCTGAAACTGCTCAAAGAAATGCACAGTCAGGAAACGAGATACAAATACAACAAATAGGCGATAATAATAACTTCACTATAAGGCAAGGTGCAACTATATCAGGAAAAAATAGGATTGAGTTATATTCTAATGGTAACTATAATACACTTAACTTAAATCAAGGTTATACAACATCAGGAACAGTATCAGCAGGAGACAGCAACGACCACTATCTTAACTTAAATTTGATGGGTAATACTAATACAGTAACTACTCAACAGACTGGTACAAGCAACTTTAATGAGACTACTATAAGTGGTAACAATAATAATGTTACTAACCTTCAGCAAGGAACTGGACCTAAGGTATTATTTGAAAGCATATCAGGTAATAGTAATACAGTGACGACTAATCAGAAGGATTCTGGACAACATTACTTGGATCTTAAGTTAACTGGAAATGGTCATAATGTAGGTGTAACTCAGCAAGGTTCTGGTAATCATGCAGCTACAATTGACTTGACTAATTCAGGTGGAGCAGCAATCCTTAATCTTAATCAGTCAGGATCCACAAATCAGGTATACAGTATCCAGCAAAGCTGCGCTAATCCTGCTGGATGCTCAACTACAATAACTCAGCCATAATAAATAATCATATGATACCGTTTAAATTTAAATCTAAGCACCGTAAAACATGGTTTATTGATCTTGACGGTACTATATTAAGATATAACTTACTAAAGTCTGCAGTATGTCAAGATAAGTTACTACCTGGTGTAAAAGAGTTTTGGGATACAATACCTAAAAAAGATCATATAGTTTTAATTACTGCCCGTCCTAAATATCTTAAGAAGCATACTATGAGATTCTTAGAAAAGCATGGGATTAGGTATGATGATATCCTCTTTGACTTACCAAATGGCGAACGAATACTTATAAATGATGATAAACCCGATGGTACAAAGATGTCTTTTGTATGGGCCGTAAAGCGTAATGAGGGATTTTAATAATTTTACTTTAATTAACAATTAGGATATAATTAAAAATGAAAATAAAACAACTAATTAAAAAGATGTACAAGGCGTGTGTTGAACATAAGCCCAAAAAGGAAAAGAAACTTTGGTTTAAAGTAATGAAGAAAAGTTTACAACATAAGAAGACCCAGATTATTCAATGAAGAGATTATTATCTCCATGGCTAGCGCTCTTAACACTTGCTTTATTAGTAGGTATTAGAGCAGCAGATCCATCATTTGTGCAGTCAGTTAGGCTTAGATACTTTGATACATTAATCACAAGTAAGCAACAAACTATTTCAAAACAGGTTCATGTCGTTAATATAGATGATAAATCTATTGAACGTCTTGGGCAATTTCCATTTCCAAGGACTCAATATGCAAATATTATCGAAGATCTTTATGCCCGTGGTGCTGGTCTTGTCGTGTTTAATCTTTTTATGCCTGATAATGACAGGTTTGGAAAAGATGCTGGATTGGTTGATACCTTTACTAGGCATCCTGTAGTATTACCACAAGTAGCAACTTCAGATAAACAAAAACCTGGAGCATTTAGACCAGGAGTATCAGAGATTGGTGGTAAAGCATCTGACTTTGTAGTAAATTATCCTGGTATCCAAGCCAATATAGAATCTTTTAACAGCCGTGCTGCTGGAATAGGAGTTGTAAATGTATTACCTGAAATTGATGGTGTTGTTCGTCGTATCCCTATGGTCGTTGCAAGTGAAGGCAAATTGTACCCCAGCATATCTTTGGAAACCCTCAGAGTTGCAGTCGGAGACCCAAGTTTCCAAGTCAAGTCAACTGCCACAGGAATTGAAGCAGTTAGAATCCCAAAGTTTTCTAAAATACCAACAGATTCACTCGGTAGGATATGGGTTGACTGGTCGTCCATGCCAATTGAACATTCTCTTATGGAACTACCAAGCAAATTCGATGGAGCTATTGTTATCGTTGGACTTACTGCAAGAGGACTTAATAATCCAGTCGCCACTCCAATCGGGTCCGTATACCCGCATTATGTTCAATCTGCCGTTCTCGATACTCTTACTTCAGGAACCGTTATTTCAAGACCAGACTGGGCTGAAGGAGCAGAAGTTCTAGTAGTAATTGTTTTATCAATTCTAATAATCTTTTTATCGAGGTGGAAATATGCTATTGTCCCTATTATTGGGCTTATTGGCCTTTTATATTATGCTTCTCATTTTGCCTTTACTACTTACGGCTATCTGGTGGATTCTGTGTTTCCTATTCTCGCTTTGGGTATTGTATATGCTCATTCATATACTGTTAAGTTTATAAGCGAATTAAACCAAAAATTACAGATTAAGAAACAATTTGGTACGTACTTAAGTCCTGCATTAGTTGAGAAGTTACAAAAGAATCCTGAGTTACTAAAACTTGGCGGAGAAACAAGAGAACTAAGCATTATGTTTACTGATGTTAGAGGATTCACTACCATATCAGAACACTATGGTGAGGATGTACAAGGCCTAACTAAGATCATGAATAGATACATGACAGCTATGACAGCTAGGATTATAGAAAACGAAGGTACACTTGATAAGTACATCGGTGATGCACAGATGGCATTTTGGAATGCGCCACTAGATGATAAGGATCATGCTCTTAATGCAGTTAAAACAGGATTGGAGATGTTAGATGACTTGGATAGATTCAACAAAGAAGTTACTAAAGAGGGAATTCCAGCGTTTGGTATGGGATTGGGTATTAATACTGGCTCTGTTGTTGTCGGCAATATGGGCTCTGATCAAAGGTTTGATTACACTTGTTTGGGCGACAGTGTTAATCTTGCTTCGCGGCTTGAAGGACAAAGTAAAAACTATGGCGTTAGGATTATTTTAGGTAATAGAACTGCAGAACTTGTTAGATACAAATATGGTGTTATTGAACTAGATAACATCGCAGTGAAAGGTAAGACTGAAGGAGTTAAAGTGTTTACTATAGGTGATACTATTAATTTTAAACACGATGAATTCATTAAAGAGTATTATCGTGGTAACTGGCAACGTGCTATAGAATGGGCTAAAGAATTAGCTGAAGATGATAAAGTTACTGTTAAAGAGTATTATCATAAGATGATAGAAAGAATGGATCAAGGCCTCCCAGCAAATTGGGATGGGGTCTATCGCGCTACAAGCAAATAATGCGATTCTTAGTTTTACTTCTATTAGCATTCAATTGCTATGGCGATGATTTAACCGCAAAATCATGGCTAATAGCTGATCAAAATGGTAAAATCATTGATGGTCAACACACAAGCGATGTTCGTCCTATTGCATCAATCACAAAACTACTCACCGCAATAGTTATACTAGAATCTGGTGTCAACATGCAAGAAGACATAAACACAGAAGCTTTTGGTTCTGTATCAAGACACGAGCTACTTAATATGGCTATAGTCAGAAGTAATAATCCAGCGGCCATATTACTATGTGATTCATATCCAAGTGGATATAAGTCTTGTGTTAATAGAATGAACGAAAAGCTTCAAGAACTTGGAATGATTAATAGTAAAGTATATGATTCATCTGGTTTAGATCCAAGAAATAAAAGCACAGCGGAAGAACTTATTAAACTAGTAAAAGAATCATCAAAATATCCTGAGATCATATCGGCGTCTTCTCAATCAGGAGTAGAAGTAAAGATTAGAAAGAAATGGATATTCTTTAGAAACACTAATCCTCTAATAGGTACTAGACAGGATATCTTAGTTAGTAAAACCGGGTGGACCCGGCGAGCTGGCGGGTGTTTAGTGATGTATCTATCAACAGACCGAGGTTATCGAACCGTGGTCGTCCTAGGAAGTCTCAATACTCATACCAGAGTGCCTGAAGCTGAATTTATTGCTCAAAATTATCAATAAAAACGTTTACAATAAAAACGTTTACATTAATTCTTTTATTTGATATAATGTTCTTACAGTAATTAATTAAATGGAGAGATTAAATGACTTACTTAACTAAAAACGCAACAGTAGAAATTCTTAAAGACAAATATAATCCAAATACCAATCAAGGTCAGTTTAACCGTAGAGGCGTAGCAGTTCTAGCTGATCAGCCTCATGAATTTTACTTTGATGAAACTAACAGCGACCTTGGTCCTGTAGTTCGTTGGGTATCATCAGACAATATCGTTCCAGGCGATATCTTAGAAATGGCTGTTGCTGATGGAGTAATTCAATTATCTGATCTACAAAACTCTTTAGAAGCTCGTGAAATTGAGGATGCTAAATTCTTAGCTCAATATGTTGCAAATCGTCAAAAGTATGGCTACTCAGACGAAGAAAAGTTTGAGATGATGGCTACTTTCGGTGGCGAAGAGGTTGTGGATGTTTTAACTGGCCAAACTATTCAATACTAGGAGAAAATCATGGGAAAATTTAAAAATTCTTTAATTGATGAAACTCCAGGAGAAAATCGAATGACAATTACCAAAGCATCAAATGCTACAGGTACTTCTCTCCAAGGTCATATAGAAACTACCTATGAAGAACTAGTAAAAGTATTTGGTAAACCTAATATTGGTCCAGATGCTCAAGAAGATAAGACAACTTGTGAATGGTGTTTATGGATCGAAGGTACATTAGTTACCATCTATGATTGGAAGACTGACCATACGCCAATAAATACGTATTCTTGGCATATTGGTGGTAAGAACAAAGAAGCTCCAGAATTAGTTTATGATGCTTTCTTTCAATCTAAGGCTATATAACAGGTTTAGACTCTCAGCCAATCAATAAAATACATGCGGACACTTCCATGGAACTGCTTCCGACGGGTCAGCTACTGTTGTAACGGTAGTTCCGAGAGTCTTTTTTAAAGTGCATTAGAGGGGTTAAACTAAGGTACCTCTATTTTACCTAGTGCACTTTAAAAATTATTGTACATTAATTAGTTTTTATGATATAATGTACCTGTAAATTGATAAAGGAGTAAAATTATGTTAGACTTTAAGTTAACCGATGTACAAGAAACTTTCAAAAAGAAACTACATGAGACTGATCTTACTGTAGTATTTACCAAAAAAGATGGCACACAACGCGAAATGCTTTGTACCTTATCTGAAGCAAAAATCCCAGAAGACAAAAGACCAAAACATGTTGAACCTGAAGAAGGTAAAAAACCACGTGTTTTAAGTAATGATGTTGCTCGAGTATTTGATCTTGAAAAACTTGAGTGGAGATCATTCCGTTGGGATTCAATCATTAAAGTAGAAGGACTATAAAATGCAATTATTAGAAGAAGACAAAAAACAAATTCGAGGTGCTGTTCAAGAAGCAAGCGATTCAATGCTTCGAATTGATGCTGAAAAAGATCTTATTAAAGAGATCGTTGATAATCTTTATGAGACATATCAAATCCCTAAGAGAACTATCAGCAAGATCATTAAGGTCTATCATAAACAGAACTTTGATCAAGAGGTTGCTTTAAATGAAGAGTTTGAAGATCTATACCAAACTGTAACAACTAATGAGAACTCTGCTTCTTAAAGTTAGTTTACTTTAATTTGAATATATGTTATAATGACTATGTCAAATTAAATTTGAGGAAATCATGGCAACTAAAAAACCTAAAGTTACAGAATCATGGAAAGCTCAAGCTATTGCTAAAGGCAAAGGCGATGGAGCTCCAGTAGTTACAGAAGAAAATTATAAATCAACCTTAATGGCAGCTCTTGGCTACTATAATACAAATGCTGAAAATACTACTAGAGCAAATGCAGTTAGAAACTACATTAAAAAGATGTCTAAGGATCCTTTAGCACATACCTTTGAAGATGTATCTTTTGAAGATTTACTTCCAGTATTTGTTAATAATGTACCTGATTATGAATTACTTTCAATGGGTTCATTAGTAATGATTCTTAATAATGGTGGATTCTTATCTGCTATTCATCAGTCAGAAATGATGCAAAAGATGATTAAGATCTATCATACATATAATACAGGTACTATTGAAGAAGATAAACCAAAGGCTCCAGTGATTTCAATCGAACAGCGTATTATTGAAACTGCAAGAACAAATTCAGAAGAAATTGATTATGCTATCGACAAGTTTGTCAAGACAAAATCATCTGACTTTAATATCAAGGCTCATCTATTAAGTAATAACATTGCTGGTGCGGTTGCTAAACGAATTGGTGAATACTATAAGAATACTCTAGATGAGGTTGAAGAAGCTATCAAAGGCGAAGACGAGCAACTTGTTGAGGGTTACAGTTACTTCACAAAGACAGAGCTTAAAAAGTTCAGAGACTTTATTCAAGGTATTATTGATGGATGTGCTCAACATCAGGTTACTGCAAAAAAACCTAGAATTGTTAAGGCAAAACCACCTGCAATTATTGTTAAGAAACTTAAGTACATGAGAGAACTTATAGAAATTAATCTTAAATCTATTGATCCAGCAAATATTGTTGGAGCAGATCAGTTATGGGTTTATAATACAAAGAATCGTAAACTGATTAACTATACATCAGCAGATGGAGAAACATTATCAGTCAAAGGTACTACAATTATTAATTATGATATTGGTAGATCTGATTCTAAGACTCTTCGTAAACCAGAAGAATTCTTTAAGACAACTGAGATTGGCAAACGAGCATTAAACTCTGCTATTAAAGAAATCAAGGCAAAATCTGCCCAACCTAATGGCAGAATTAATGGTGATATGATTTTAATAGGAGCATTTAAATGAAAATAGTATTATTTACACTTGCAAATACTACAACGGCATCTGATAAGATAGCTATTAATTCAGATAAGATTATATCAATATTTGAATCACTTGATCCAGATGATAAAAAGAAAAAGAAATTACAAACTGCAATTTATGCAGGACAAGATTTAACATGGATAGTTAAAGAACCTATTGAAGAGGTAATTAAAAAATTAAATGATAATTCTTGATTATAGTCAGATTGCTTTAAGTAACATTATGCCATTTCAAGATGATCTGAAGAAATCATCTGAATCTGAGGTAAAGAACTTAATTAGACATACAACATTAGCTACTATTAAATCATATGCTAAAAAATATGGTAAAGAATATGGTCAAGTAGTTATTGCATGTGACGGTCAAAACTACTGGCGAAGAACAGTATTCCCACATTATAAAGCCATGCGTAAAGTTAATCGTGAGAAGTCTGATCTTAATTGGACTTTAATATTTGATACTCTATCAGAATTAAGACAAGATCTGATTGAAAATTTTCCTTATAAAGTTCTTAATATTGATACCGCAGAAGCTGATGATATTATAGCATGTTTGACTAATTGGTCTCAGACTAATATGTTAGTCCAAGAAGGATTATTTCAATCACCACAGAAGATCCTGATTGTCTCATCTGATAAAGACTTTATTCAACTACAACGAAACGATAATGTTCGTCAGTGGTCACCAATACAAAAGAAATTTGTTGAAGCTAATAAAAAAGAAGTTCATGAGTATACCATTACTCATATCGTCAAAGGAGATTCTGGAGACGGTATTCCAAATATTCTATCAAGTGATGATGTATTTGTCAGTGGAGAGCGTCAAAAACCGTTCTCATCTAAACGTCTACCTGAATTCTTTGAAAAAGGAATCGAAGCTTGTAAGAACGATAGCGAAAAAAGAAACTATCAGAGAAATCAGGAACTAGTTAATTTTGATTCTATTCCTGAAAGTTTATATAAAATGATTATATATACTTATGAGAATACTAAACCTAAGGGTGATAAAAATTCTATTATGAACTATTTGATTAAAAACCAATGTCGATTATTACTCGACGAAATTGAGGACTTTTAAAATGGCAGTCAGATTTTTACCAGAAATGCTTGACGAGATCAATGCAGAACCAAAACTATTAGAAACTAAGTATAGAGGAAACTCTGCTCTTAAGATTGTATTTGAATATGCATTCTTACCTGAGAAGAAATTTCTTCTTCCTGAAGACGAGCCTCCATATAGACCAGATGCTGCTCCTATTGGTATGAATCCAGCTATCCTTACACAGGAACTTAGACGATTCTATGTATTTCTGCGCAAGGACTTAAAACCTATTAAGCGTGAGGCTTTATTCATATCATTATTAGAGTCAGTCCATCCTTCAGAGGCTAAACTTATTATAGCAATCAAGGATCAAAAGCTTAATAAGATGTATAAAAAGATCACTCGTAAATTAGTAGAATCAGCCGGTTTCATTGTACCGGAAGCACAAGGTAACTAGTTTAGATAAATATAATAGGAAACTATATGTTTCTTTGATTGTGAATCCTGGTGCACTAGGTTAAATATCATTTGCTATACGAATCAACAACTTATAAAGTCGTTTACTTTAATTGGAGATTGTTGTACAATACTAGTATGATTAGGCAAATTCTACTTTACGAATCTGATACTATATCGGTATACTGCTCACCAGCAGTATCTGAATCTTCCAATAGAGCATTGAGAACCTACGTAAAAGCGGCCATAGCAGCAGAAAAGACTCTAATCAAGGATATAAAAAAGAAATATCCAAAAACAACAAAGAACATCAAATTCAACTTTCACTATAAGAACTATAAAGCTGAAGATATGTTAGGTAGCTGTGATGTTGAAACTGATGATGATATTCGTATTGACTTAAATGCCAAGATGATAGGAAGCAGTATATGTAAGACTATAGCTCACGAGCTAGTCCATGCCAGGCAATTTATATCTGGTCAATTAAAATATAATGTTCGTACTAAGTATTTTAGTTGGGAAGGCGATAAGCATAGATACATATATAGAAAACAACCATGGGAATTAGAAGCCTATAAGCTTCAAGAACGTGGTAATTTGAAAATGAAAAGGTGGTTATTAGATCATGTACATTATCAACCGACACTCAAAACACGGGACCTATAAAGCAAGAGTCCTGCAAGTAACACTACTCCAAGACTGGAAGTTCTAAAATGAACATATTCTATCTAGACAATAATCCAGATACGTGTGCACAAATGCATGTTGATAAACATTGCGTCAAGATGATTCTTGAAACTTGCCAATTACTTTCAACAGCTCATAGGATATTGGATGGTATTCAAATAGAAGGTAAAACAAAAACTGGTCGCAGTATTAAACGATGGCAGTTGGCGGATGATCGAGATACTGTAATATATACAGCAACTCATACTAATCATCCATCAGCTATATGGGCTAGACAGAATAAAATGAATTATTATTGGTTATCTCTATTACTAAAATCTCTTTGTAAAGAATATACATATCGATATGGCAAGGTTCACAAATGTGAACAGATTGGTTTAGTTGAGAAGTTATCATATTTTCCAAATAATATACCAAATGGAGAATTTACTGAGCCAACTCCAGCCATGCCTGATCAATATAAAATACCAGGAAACTCAATTCAGTCATATCATAATTACTATAATGGTGAAAAGCAAAGAATGTTTAATTGGAAGCAAAGACCAGTTCCAAACTTTATAAATAAAACTATAAAGGAAAATTATGCCAACATATGATTTTAGAAACAAAGATACTGGTGAGGTATTTGAGAGAGTTATGAGTATCGCTGCAAAAGCAGAGTTTCTTGAAGCTAACCCAAATCTTGAACCATTAATCACAGGTCTTAACCCATTAATCGATCCAGTCAGATTAGGTATCCATAAAGCTGATGGTGGATTTAAAGAAGTATTACAGCGAATCCATGAAAAAACTCCTGGAAGCACGTTAAATAAAACTAGTAAATATATCTAAGGATCTATATGGCCCGAAATAAACGGGATAATAGCATTGTGGAGGCTGCGCAAGTTGAACACCCACAGCAACATATTAGTAATGGTTTAAGAATTAAACAAGAACAGTTAAAAAGGTTTGATCCATTAACTGAAAATCAAAAGAAGTTCTTTGATGCCTATAAGATAGGAGACTATTTTATAGCACTACATGGAGTAGCTGGAACTGGTAAAACATTCTGTGCTCTCTATAAAGCTATTGAAGAGGTATTAGACAAATCTAATCCATTCAATAAGATCATTGTCGTCAGATCAGCAGTACAATCTCGCGACATGGGCCATCTTCCCGGTGACGTATCAGAGAAGATGGAAATATATGAACAGCCATACCGTCAGATCTGTGATACCTTATTTGGTAGAAGAGATGCATGGGATCGGCTTGAGGAACAAGGATACGTTAAGTTTATATCGACTTCGTTTATTCGAGGTATGTCTTTCGACGACGCTATTATTATTGTTGACGAAATGCAGAACATGACTTATGAGGAAATCGACACAGTTATGACTCGTGTTGGTTATCGTTCTAAGATCATTTGGTGCGGCGATTATCGCCAAACCGACTTAAATAAAAAGAAAAATGACGTTACTGGTATATTGAAATTTTTCGATATTGCTCAGCATATGAGTTCTTTTACTCGTATTGAGTTTACAGTTGACGACATCGTTCGATCTAGTCTTGTTAAGGATTATATTCTTGCCAAGATCAGGTATGAAGACGCTATAGAAAAATAAAACTAAGGAGAACTATATGTTAACAAATGTTATTGTATTTTTAGTAGGCGCACATTTAGGCGCTAAATATCCACAAAAAGCAACATTGATTGTTGATACTGCTGCAGCTTTTGCTAAGTCAGTATGGGCTAAAGTTGCTGGATTGGTAGCTAAAAAATAATGGCTTTCGATTTCGATTTCACTGAGCAAAAACTAGGCCAAATACTTACTCGTAATAAGAATGTCCATGAGTGGTATGAAGCAATGGTTGTACAGTTACCTCAATTTGAAGTAACTTCTGCAAAACGCGTTGCTGCTTTTGTGGCCCAGTGCGCTCATGAATCAGCGGACTTTACAGTCTTATCTGAAAACTTAAACTACTCAGCAGATGCATTGAACAAACTATTTAGTAAGTACTTTGCTTCAGCTGGCAGAGATGCTGCTCCATATCATCGTAAACCTGAAATGATTGCTAATGTAATATATGCCAATCGTATGGGTAACGGAGATACTGCAAGTGGTGAAGGTTATAAATTCAGAGGACGTGGTCCAATTCAATTGACAGGTAAGAGTAATTATCAAAAATTTGCTTCTGACTTCTTTGAAGATCCAGAAACAGTTATTGATGATCCTGACCTCGTTACAGATGACGTGCCAACATCGCTTTATTCAGCACTATGGTTTTGGAATAAAAACAACCTAAACAAATTTGCTGATGTAAGTGATATTAAAGGGATGACAAAGGTTATTAATGGAGGATATATTGGTTTAGAAGACCGTATCAAACATTATGATCATGCAATTGAAATCCTTACTGCCTAATAATTATACTTTAATTAAGTTTTAGAGTATAATATATGAAATGCGCAGTGTTATGTAATGGTCCCAGTCGGTCAACCTATAATCCAAAAACAGAATATGCATACCGCATAGGATGTAATATTCCGTGGACTAAGGTTGACTGCACTGTGATACTAGATCCGCAGTTAGTTAAAGTATTAGTAAATAACAAAAGTCTTATAGATTGTGCCGTATACTTTAGTCAAGCCGCTTGGGATTATGTTGAAGAAGTTGAAGCAGTATTATTGTTTAATAGTTTAGGCATCATAGAAAAGACTCGAAAAGGTTTATCAAGTGGTAACCTAGCATGTATTAAAGCAGTAGAGCTTGGTTATACCGACATAGATATATATGGAGCTGATGCAATGACTACAAATGATATACGCAGTAATAATGTTAGTAAGAGTTATACAAGAAACTTTTTAGATTCAGATAGTATGAATATGTCGCCAGACTGGAGACATAATTTTAATAGGATGATTGAAAGTCATCCAGAAGTTAATTTTAATTTTATAAAATAAAAATATGGATAAAAGGAGTCAAATAGTTATGAAACAAATGAAAACTGTAATGTATATTACTGTTGCTGCTATTGCTATTGCGATGTTTGCTGGTGTACTACATGCAGATCCTAAACCAGTAAAGAAAGAACCAGTTAAAGTAACAAAGCAAGTTAAACCTGCATCTAAACCTGCAGCAGAACCAGTAAAAAAAGAACATAAAAAGAAACCAACCTTAAAGAAAAAGTACGCAGATAAAAAATAATTGAAGAACTTTATTTGTCATGATTTTCCAGTTATTGAACGATTAGATCTACCAGAAGGAAGACGTTATAAAGTCCCTTCAGGTAAACTATATCCTTCAGTAACTACAGTAACTGGGCATCTAGATAAAGATTGGTATACTTCTTGGGTAGCCAGAGTTGGCGAAGAAGAAGCAGCCAGAATATCTAAGAAGGCTACAGATAGAGGTACCCGTATCCATGCTCTATGTGAGGATCAGTTATTAGGTAAGAATCCTATGCCTGAATTAGTTGATATGGATATGTGGTCTGATCTCAAACCAGTTATTGATAAGATAGACAATATACATGCTCTAGAGAGCAAGTTATATTCCGATAAACTAGAAGTTGCGGGTACAGTAGACTGTATTGCTGAATTTGATGGAAGACTGTCGGTCATCGATTTTAAGACCTCCAAGAATCCAAAAGATATAAATAATATAGAACATTATTTTATACAAGCGACTGCATATTCGGTTATGTTTCAGGAGTTATACGATATAGCAATTCCTGATATAACTATAATAATAGGAGTAGACCATGACAAACCACAAATTTTCCACCAGAAGCGTAAGGGCTTCATTCAGCAATTAATTGACCTTCGTCAATCTTTTAAAAAAATATATTTACTTTAATTAAAAACTAGAGTATAATAATACTAAGCGCATAAAAAGCTAAGTACCAATCGCAAGGAGTATATCCCCATGAGAAAGACTTTCGCCGCAATATTGGCTATATGTTACCTGTGCAGTTTTAACATTGCACACACAGAAACGTTATATAACAAAATTAAAGTTCTGACTAAGTCAGAAAAAAAACAAGTAGAATGTCTAGCACAGAACGTGTACTATGAGGCAGGATATGAACCTACAAAGGGTCAGATTGCTGTAGCACTAGTAACTCTTAATAGAGTCTATTCGGGATTATATCCTAAGTCTATATGCGGTACCATGGCTCAAAAAGTAGAAGAGACATGCCAATTTAGTTGGTATTGTGATGACTACAAAAGAACAAAAGCTGTTGCTTATAGATATACTAAGCATGAGAAAGAAGTATTTGAACATGCCCGATCTGTAGCTACGTATACATACATGAACTATAAGAACATGCAAGACGTTACAAAAGGGGCTTTATTCTTTCATACAAAAGATGTAAATCCTAGATGGCAAAATGTTCGCGTAACAACAAGAATTGGAAATCATATTTTTTACAGAAAGGCTTAAACGTGGCAAAACCTGAAAATGAAACGTCAAGTATTCTTGGCAGTTTACTAAACAATGTTTATATCAATACAATAGAATCAACAATAAGAACACACGAAGTCTTTTTAGATAGCGAAATAGAAGAACCTGGTAGATATAGAGATTTAATATCATTATTAAATAATGCCAGTGAATCTGACAAGATCCATTTATTCATTAATTGTAATGGAGGCAACTTAGATTCTTCTGGTGCAATTATATCAGGTATCCTATCATCTCGCGCTGAGGTTACAGCATTCCTTATGGGAGCTTGTCATTCAGCTGCGTCTCTAATTACTATGTATTGTCATGCTGTTCATGTGTATGACACCGCATACATGATGATCCATACAGCATCATTTGGTTCTTCAGGAAATACTCCAACAGTTAAGGCTCATACAGACTTTACAGTAAAACAATGTGAGAAACTAATGATTGATGCGTATGAAGGTTTCCTGACAAAATCTGAGATGGATAAGGTTCTTAATGGTATTGAATTATGGTTTAATTCTGATGAGATCAAACCTAGACTTAAGAAAAGATTTGAGGCTGTAGAACTTCAAACTAGGAAAGAAGCTGAAAAGAATAATGAGATCACTGAACCAAAGCCAAAGAAAGTCAAAACAAAGCTTAAAATAGATGATGGGGCTATTGAATAAAATTGTTTACACTTAATGATATTTGTGATATAATGTACTTTTAAAATGAGGAAACTGTGATGAATATAACTCAGCATATTAATTTTACCTACCAAACTAATAATAGACCTGAGCTTGAAAAGCTAAAGGAATCTTTATTAAACACTAAAAAAGAGTATGATGTATTCTTTGAAGAATATCTAGAAGTGTTTGATGACAAGATGTCTGCATCAAGTACTCAAAATACCCCAGAATGGAAAGCATATAAGGATAAGTATCAAGCTTATACCAAAATTACTGAGAATATCAAGCTGATAGACTACTATCTAGGTAGTATTTAATGGAAGGCAAGATCTTTAAGAATAACAATGAGTTTGCCCTTTACATTGAGAACTTAGTTATAGAAAGAAAGATGACTCATATGGATGCAGTATTACTATATTGCCAACAGAACTTTATTGATCCAGAAGATATATCAAAACTCATTAATAAGAACCTCAAACAAAAGATCGAGATGAATATGATCGAGCAGAACTATCTTCCTAAGAAGGGTTCTCTTGATCTATGAATGGTTTTAAGGCGTATAGATATTACGTTGCCTTAAAGCTTCATTTTACTACCGATAAGTTTAATGTATTTGAAAATAAAGGCCATGTAAAGGGATCTTACGAGACTTTTAATGCTCGTAATGATAGGCATCTATTTGATAGATTAGCTCGTAGATTTGATACCGATCAGGAATTAATTCAGTTCATGGTGTGCAATTTTGTTTATGGCAATCCTAATATGATATACAATCAAGAGGAAGCCGAACAGCATTATACTGAATGGAAAAGAGTTAAGGAAAGTATTACCAAGGTATTTCAAGACGACCTGAATACAATTGAACTTGAAACTCAGAAGAATAAGTATACCTTGGAGCAAATTTATAATTGTACAAATAATGACTTTCCAGTTATAATTAAACTATATCTGGGAAAACGAATTAATCCTCAGACTATTAGTATCATATCAGATATTCATGAACCAATAGCTGAATGGAAAAAAGATCCTACCATGGGATTAATACTTGAGAACGAATTAAGGATCTTATATAAGATCAAGGGATTCTTTAAATATGATAGAAAGAAACTATCTAAAATATTTAGTGAATTTTGTACAAACTTTGATGTAGGTTTGTATAAATAAAAATGGATAGAATTTATATCCTATACATTAATACAACGCAATATATTTTATATAAAGGAAAATACGATGGACTTAAATACACTTCGCGCATCGCGCACAAACGATTTTGGCAAGATTGCTTCAGCTTTTGACAAAATTGCAAACCCACAATCAGAATCAAGATCATTTGAAGATGACCGATTCTGGAAACCAGAACCAGATAAAGCAGGTAATGCTACTGCAGTTATTCGTTTTCTACCACGTGTAGAAGGTGATGATTTACCATGGGTAAAGATCTTCTCACATGGCTTCCAAGGACCTACAGGTAAATGGTACATTGAGAATTCACTAACAACGTTTGGTGAAAATGATCCAGTCGGAGAACTTAATACAAAACTTTGGAACTCAGGTTCTGATGCAAACAAAGAGATTGCTCGTAAACAAAAACGTCGTTTACATTTTATCTCTAATGTATTAATTGTTTCTGATCCAAAACATCCAGAAAATGAAGGTCAAGTTAAACTATTCAAGTTTGGTAAAAAGATCTTTGATAAGATCATGAATAAGGCTAAACCTACATTTGAAGATGAAAAACCAGTTAATGTATTTGACTTATGGGAAGGTGCTAACTTTAAATTACGTATGCGTAAGGTTGAAGGTTATCCTAACTATGATGAGTCAACATTCTCTGAGCCAATTCCAGTAAAACCAAGCGATGAAGAAATTCTAGCTGTTGTTAATAATCAACATAAGTTGACAGAATTCCTTGAACGTAAAAACTTCAAGACATATGAAGAACTTAAAGCTAAGCTTGATTCAGTTTTATCTGGTGAATCTAATTACAGTACAGCAGAGTCAATGATGAATGATCCATTGCCAGTTGCCGAGGCTAGAAGTATTCCTTCTGCTCAAGCTCCTGCTCCAGTAGCTTCTAAAGCTCCTGAGATCAATGAAGATGACGATGATGTAATGTCATTCTTCCAAAAGATTGCTGATGAAGCGTAGTAGTTATAAATGAAGAAGGGACCGAAAGGTCCCTTTTTTATGTGGCGAATCTGGATCTATAATACGACCTAATAGAAGTCTCTTGAGATCTAATAGGAGTTTTCATTATAGTATTTTGAGTTTGCTTAGTTATTGTTGTTGGAGCATTCACGATATTATTTTGTGCTGTATCTTTACTGTTAAGTTTTGCCGCATCATTCTCAGCTGATTGGTTATAAACTGATTCTGATGTTTGTTTAACTTTTGTTTCAGCTTTTGCAAATTCATCTGCTTTAGTTAACTGTTCTTTAGTTGCATATGTTTGTCCAATACCTAAGAATCCAGTTCCTTTCTTAGCATATTGAGCTCGTCTTGGATCCCATACATAGCCTTGTTTTTCCATGAATTCAGATCGTTTACCAGCTAATGGATCGCCTTGAGCTTCTTTAATACCCATCTTGTCAAGTTTAGCTTGAGCTTCTGCTGAACCATTCTTAGCGGCTGCTTGCAGATCTCTTATTGCTTCATCTTTAGCATTTTCAGCAGCAACAGTTGGATCTTGGAATTCTGAGAAAGCTCCTTGTTGATACTGTTGGGATTGAGCTTCAGCCCTAGTAGTTCCTTCCATATCTCCCTTTTTAGCGGCTGCTGATGCTTTTTTCTGAGCAGAACCGACTGCAGCTATAGATGCTACACCAGCTAGTAAGCTTAAACCAGCAAACAAACCAGCTCCTCCACCTAATAAACTACCACCCTTAGGAACACCTTTTGCTCCTTTAACTTTATTCATTAGTCTACCAAGAGTACCACCACCAGAACCTTTGTCTTCTGATTCTATACCCTTAATAGCAGCAAGCATATCTTTATCTGATTTTGCTTTTCGTTTATTCTCATCTTCGGTAAGGACTACTAATTTATCTAATGATTCATTATTAGCAACAAATAGATCTGATTGCTCTTGATCTTGTTCAGACACATCGTTCTTTTTACCTAGTTTTTCTTTTTCCAATAGACCAAGGCTCTCACCTTTATATCTTGGATCTGTATTAATAAGTTTAGTTGCGGCAACATCTCTTTTTTCGATCTGTCTACCACCACCAGTAGTTCTTTGAATCTCTTCTTCTGACATGCCAGAAGCTCGTAATGCTTCTAGTCTTTCTTGTTCTGTTTGAAGTTCGCGTTTTGATTGAGATGCTTCTTTAGCTTTTTGTAGATAGAATGCATCAACTTTAGATTGACTTCCGCCAAATTGAGATAGGTTCTTCATTTGTGGATTGAGTTTACCCATTACATCGGCTGATCGTTTTTCTTCTTCACGAACTGCAAGATACTTATCAACAAATCCACCTGAACCTTTTGTAACTAAACCTGTAGTTTCAGCCAAACCTCTAAGACTACCAAACTTATATCGATATGAATTAGCATCAAACTTATTACCGCCGCGACCCATAAATTTGTCTTTAATTCTTTGGCCAATAGATCTATAGTCTAATGGTTGTTCTCCAGCTAGCTGTTCACCACGTTGGCTTGATACGTTTGATGGACCTGATTTACCAGTTCCTAATGAAGATCTAGTTATAACATTATTGAGACGTTCTAGGTTCTTATTGAGTTTCTTTTGACTGTCTAATATGGCCTTATCAGATTTAATAAGCTTTTCAATGTTCTTAGCTCCACCACCAGCAGAAGGCGCACCTTCTTTTGTTAGCATCTTGCTAAGTTGCTCAGCAGTTACTTTCTCAGGAGCTGATAGTTTTTGTTTCTCAGCTAATTTCTTCTGAGCTTCTACTAGTTCGTTAAATGATATTGCCATTAGTTACTCTCTAATCTGTTCTTTTCTTCTTCTAGATGTTTAATTAACATTGCAGTATAAATTTCTCTCTCAAATGGTATCATATCTTCAATCTCAGTCAACGAATACTTATGGTATTGCATGAGAGCGAAGTTCATTTTATAATAATTTGCCAAGCTCTCGTGACTGAGATTAATTAAAAAAAACTTTGGAGTCCCTCCATTGTTTTTTCATGGTGCTTGCCACAAACTGGACAATCATATTCTATCTTTTGACTCATCTTAGGCATATTAGCAAAGAACTCTTCGATCTTACCAAATTGCTGTTGAGTCAGATTCTCAAGGAATTCTGTAACTTCTTGTTTAGTCTGATCCTTAATATAGAATAGTTCTTCATTAGTATAGATATAATCTACACAACTAGAAACTACTTCAAATATACTGTCAACATCGCCTTTACCCGCTTCTTCAAATTTCTCTAATACATCAATTGATGGGTATTTCATAACCACACCAACATCATCAAATAATTCTATTTTATTACTATGTGTTTCTGGAATATCTACTCTAAATTGAGATATATCTAGACTGACGTTTGCTTTTGCTTTTTCGTCTTCACATGTATCACAGAGGAATAATAATTCTACTATTTCTCCAACAGACTTAGATCTAATTTGAGTAAATAGATACTCAAAGTCAAATATAGCGAGATCATCGACTTCGATCTTTTCTACTAGGCAATCATTAATAATGGATTTTAGTGTATTCACCATTACTTTTGAATCTTCAGATTGCTGAGCTAGTAATAAAGCCTTTTCTTCTTTAACTAAGAACGGTCTAAATTTAACCTCTTTCTTAGTAGACGGTATTGTAGTTGTATACAACGGCGTCTTCATTATTGGTAAAGCCATACTATTCTCCTTTATTCATCTTATTAATTAATTGACTCAATTCACTTGTACTTCCCACGAAAATCGCGTTATTATTTGTTACCTGTTTACCTGGACCCTGATCAACTTGTTTTGGGGTATCCATCTTTTGTTTCTTCTCAGATAACTTAAGTAGCTGTTCGTTAGTATCAGCTAATTGTTTCATCAGATTACCTACAACCTCAAAAGCTCTAGGATGCTCAGACTGCTTGGCTATTTCCAAAGCATGATATAAAGCATCCTGACCTTGATTCAATAGTTTATGTAGATTATTTCTACTAATGTCATAGTCATAATCTATATTTTCTTCAATCTTTTTATTTTCAGGTATAATTTCTGTACCTGAACTAACAACTTCACCTTGTTTAAGGGGCTCGACTCCGAACACCTTAGACAAGCTATTATCTGGATTCATTTTATGTTATTTTCCTCGTTGGAGTTGTTCTAACTGTTTGAGCAGTTTGAACTTCTGGTTCACTATATTCTTCTGCACTTGGTGGAGCTGGAGGTGTGGAAGGAGTAGAATTATTTACAACCATAGGTGCTTGTGTTGGGAACACTGGTCTAGGCGGCGGAACGGCCGCTTCAGACTTTTTTGATGATGAGTATGCATTAGCACCAAAGAAAGCTGCAACCAAAGCTGAGATAGCTACAAAGTATGTTGGAGCAATATTGCCAATAATAGTTGCTGCATCGTCTACATCTAACCATGAAGCAATAACAATAGTTACTGGATAGAGTAACATACCCCATAAAGCAAACCATGTCATCTTACGCATAGCATCGCGTTGAGCATCTTGATCTTCGAGCTCTCTACGTTTAAACTCTAGATACATTGCTAGTTCTTGGCTACTAACGTAACCGTCTCCATTTGTATCTGCTTCTGCTAATTGATGATAAGCATTATCACTTACACCTTGTTTTAAATCTGCCATTTTATATCCTTTAAATAAATGTGCTTCCACGGCCTACTGAAGCGGTTTCTGATGAGAATAATGAAGATCTTCCTTGTTCAAATGAGTTAAATCCGGTTTGGAATACGTTAAAATTTGTAAAATAAGTACTTGGTATCTTCATAGCATCACCAAGGAATCCGCCGTTTAAGAATGAAGAACCCTGCGTAGCATTTGACAATGAACTTCCTGATGATGAAGAGCTTAAAGCTGAAGATTGCCAATACTTGTAGTTCATAGATACTGATAATTTCATAACTTCTTTATTGCCATAATCCATCTGAACAGCATTGAGCGTTTTAGGATATGCTTGGAATAAAGTCACAGCGTATTTACTTTTATTTGCTATATCATAAACAGCAATAGTAATATCTGTGGTATAATCTTTGTAGTAATTGAATGTTCTTGAAACTGGATCTTGAATTGCATTCATCCAAGCATCAAATAAAAGCTTAACACTCATATTGTTATCAACATAGAATCCCATATTGATATTATCGTACTGCTTCTGATAAGGCATCTCACGAACCTCACCAAATGTCTTTGCCTGTGTAGTTTCAACTGTCAAACCTGGAAGATTGACATTATCACAGTATAGTAATATCTTTCTTAGATCTTGAGAATATTTTCCAGGACCAATCACACTAGGTAATGAAAAGGATACAGCGAACCTTGAAGATCGCATTAATCCTTCGGACTTAACTGATGATATAAATTCGTTTAATGTTGACATTAGCAATTCCACTTACGTAATGCTTTATTGATCCTTGAATCAGGATCATGTGCAGTTTTGGCTGATGTTAGTCTCTTTTTCATTCCACCCATACGAGCACAGAATGATTTACGACGGTTTGCCGCTTTGCTACCAGCTTTTAACTTTGAAGGTTTAGTAGTAACTGCAGTTTGTAAATGCCCACCAGTTTTTCTGTTATAAGCATCAACACCCTTTTGTGTCATGCCTCCAGCATCGCTAAAATGACCCTTTTTGTCTTCTTCTAAATATTCTTTGAATGTTAGCATATCTTACCTCATTGAATCCTTCCAAACTGTTGCTTTGCTTGCTCCTACAAACTGTTCTACAGGTAAAAGCATTGCTGTTGCCCAATCTTCTGGACTTATTTTTCTTAATGTTGATTTCAAATGAGACTTGAGATACCTCTTAATACAAGGTTCTGCCCATTTAAACTTACCAACTCCGTTAATCAAAGCCCAAGAATACTTAATCTTGGTAGTTTCATCCATTTTCTTATTATTTGCAAATTCCATTAATCTTTGTAGCAATATAACTCGCTGTTGATATGGTAGATAATGCATATTTAAACCAATGAATCCATCCTGAGTCTTTTTGAATGGAAAAACTAAAGGAAATACGTCGTAGTACGGTAGATCTTCTTTAGTCTTTGGATCATATAGAAACATATACAAACTTCCAGGTTGAACAGTACTAACATTTCTACTTGGATCGCCATTTAATACCTTATTTGGCGTTGGATTCTGCAGTTGAAGCATTCTAGCCTGTTGTTGAAACCAGGATTTAGAACGATTTGCCGCTATCTTCAAGTCATATTGGTTCTTTTTAAATATGTCTTTTAAATTTTGTTGATTAGCCATGTTATTATTTATATGATCTACAGACCTAATTCATTCTCGGTTATAAGGACAAACTCATATCCGCGGTCTTTACAGTATTCATTTGCAGCTTTCCATTTAGCTTGGTTTTTAATAAATGTTAATGATTCTGACAGGTAATGTTTAGTCTGTCTACCAGGGAATACTGGAGGTTGTGTTTGTTTAGATGGTTTAACTTCTACCAGATAGGTCTTAATCTGATTATCTCTGTTTTTAACCTTTATCTTAAAGTCAATAAAGTACCTATGAAGTCTATTGTCTGTTGGGCATCTGTAAGGCACGACAGTCTCTTCAGAACACCACTTAACTACTGATGGGTTCTTATCACACCAGGAAGCAAATCGAGTCTCCCAACTAGATCTCATTATAATATTAGTTGGGTCACCCTCATACTTCTCAGGGAACATTGGTTTGTACATTCGTTTATGAAACATATCTCATATTTATCATATAAATAATAAATAAATGTTTAGGAATAGATATGGCTTTTAATTTAAATAGCAAATACGCTCAGCCAGGCAATCCATTAAATGCAGGTACAAATAAACCAGCAGGTAATAATGGTCCGTCAGTTAATTTAGGTGACTACTCTGGTAGTAAGACGTACAAATCTAGAGGTGGAGCAGGAACTTTTGATGCTAACAAATATCAAATAGAAAATTTATCATATCCAACTGATCTAATGGGATCTTTAGGAGAATATGGTAATAACTATGTGATATTCTATATTAATGTGGCTGAAGATTCTAAACTAATCAAAGATAAACAGGTAGAAGTTGTTGAAGATTCTACTCCAAGAGATTATGGTGATTTGGCAGCTATCTCACAACAAGCTAATTTAGGTACTGTTGGAGCAGTTGGAGCAGCCGCTCTTCCAGCAATTACAACATTAGCAGTTTCTGGCAATCTCAAATCAAAAGCTACAGCGGCAACATTAGGTACAGCAGTTGCTGGCGGTCTAGCTTTACAAAATCTAGGAGCAACTTTCTCAGGTCAGAAGAAAAGATTAAAAACTGCGATTGCTCTTCATACTCCTAATACGTTAAGTACAAAATACACAATGAATTATGAGGAAGAAAATCTTGATGTATTTGGTGGTCTTATAGCAGGTACTAGCGCTCTTAAGAAAGCTGCTGAGAAAAAGGGTATGAGTAATATTATGAAGGATCTGGCTAATCAAGGAGCGGCTGCGGTTGCTGCCGCCGGATTAAATGTTCCAGGAACTGCTGGCCTTTCAAGACTTACTGGTTTAGCCGCTAACCCAAGAAAAGAACAGATATTTAAAGCAGTTGAGTTTAGAGTATTTCAGTTTGACTATCAATTCTATCCAAGGGATGCTCAAGAAGCTCAAAATGTTTTAGACATTATCTATCAATTTAAGTTACATATGCATCCAGAATTTAAAGATGCAAATAACTTCTTATACATCTATCCATCTGAGTTTGATATATTCTATTATAATGGAACTCAAGAGAATATGAATATCAATCGTCATACATCATGTGTACTAACAGATCTAAGTGTTGATTATTCTCCAAATGGCCAATTTACTTCTTTCTCTGATGGGATGCCAACACAAATCAATATCTCATTAGTGTTTAAAGAACTTGCAACTCTTACAAAAGAGAAGATTCAGGACGGACTATAATTTATGTACTTCGACAACTTTCCTACGTTCTTATATCCTTTTAAGGTTAATAACAAGACTGAGTATAAACTAGTCAGAGATATATCACAAAATGTTCGTGTTAGAAAAGAAATTCTAGCCAATATTACATTATATGATGAGTATGATATTAGAGAAGGAGAAACTCCAGAAATTATTGCTGAAAAAGTATATGGTTCTCCATCATATCATTGGGTAATTATGCTATGTAATGAACGTTATAACTATGTTGATGATTATCCATTAACTCAATATGAATTAGAAAAACATATTACAGACAAATATGGATCTGGAAATGAATATAATACACATCATTATATTGATGCTAATAGTCATATTGTAGATTCTACTCAAGGTGTATCAATTTCTAATTATGATTATGAAACTAGTTTGAATGAAAGTAAACGAAGAATTAAACTTATTTCTCCAACCCTTCTCAACACTATTCTTAAAAACTTTAAAGATATTATATAATGGCTGATTCTGAAGTAATACGGTTTGCTGGCGACGTCAGCATCGATAAGATTGAGATCATCTCGGCTACCGGATACGGTATGGAGGTGTCTAACCAAGTTGCTGCTTTGGAGATATACGAAGATTTATTTTCTCCCTTTATTTCAGGTGTTTTAGCTTTAAAAGATTCTTTAGATCTTGCCAACTTATTTCCGTTTGTTGGAGAAGAGTATGTCAATATCAAGATCCATACTCCATCATTTACAGGTAAGGATAAGATTATAGATGACCAATTTGTTATCTATAAGATGTCTAATCGCGAGATGGCCGGTGATCGTAATCTTATCTATGAACTACATTTTATATCAAGAGAAGCTTTAGTTGATTTAAACAAAAAGGTTAGTATTTGTTATCAAGGTAAATGTTCAGACATTGCCAAGTCAATTATCACTGATAAACTTAATGGACTAGAATCAAATAAGAATGCTATTATTGAAGACACTCCAAATGGTGTTAAGTTTATTGCAAATTACTGGCCACCAGTTCAATCATTAAACTACGCAGCTGAGACTTCAGCAAATGCTACTGGAGCAGCTTCATATATATTCTTTGAGAATAGACATGGACTAAACTTCGTCTCATTAGATCTTTTATATAAATCATCAGTAACACAAAACTTTATCTATGACGCCTACATGAGAGACTTTACTACAGATGGTAGATCTTTTAGAAATGTTGAGGAAGAATATAAACGTGTAGTTGAAATTAGTATTCCTACAGTTTATGATTATATGGATAGAGCAAGATCTGGTATGTTTGCTTCTAAAATGAGCAATTATGACTTAACTACAAAAAAACATGTAGTTAAAAATTATGACATGTTAGATGACTTTGCAAATAATAAACATCTAAATGATTATCCAGTAGCTTCAAAGAAAGCTATTCGTAGAGCAAATGCCATGACATTTACATACCCAAAGTATCATGGTAACTTTAATAACTTTGGTGATGTGACAAATGCAAAGACTATTCAAAAGCGCATATCATTGATTGCCCAAGCTGAAGCAACAAAGGTAGAGATTGTAGTTCCAGGTAGAACTGATTATACTGTTGGCCAAAAGGTTAACTTAAAACTAAACAAATTTAATCCTATTGAAGGTACAGATACTACTAAAGAAACTACTGATAATATGTTATCAGGTAATTATCTAATATCTGCAATTAATCATTTTATTGATAGAGAAAAACATCAATGCCATATAGAATTAATAAAAGACTCATACATAGTTGATTTGGATAAAGGCGCTAAATAATGAAATTATATACTGGATGTGTAGAGAATAGACAAGATCCACTTAAACTTGGTAGATGCCAAGTTCGGGTTGTTGGTCTACACAATAGTGATAAGACTAAATTAAAAACTGAGGATCTTCCATGGGCGTATCCTATGCAGCCGATTACTTCAGCTGCCATGTCAGGTATTGGCCATTCTCCACTAGGTCCAGTTGAAGGTACTTGGGTTGTTGTCATGTTCAGGGACGACGATCAGCAACAACCGATTATTCTAGGTTCATTAGGTGGTATTCCACAATCTCAAGGTTCAATTGATGAAGATAATGATCAGCTTATCCTTAAACAAGATGGTTATTTACCTGGTTCAAATGAGCAAACTATAACAGATCAAAATGGTAGTACAGTTACAAGTACAGATTCTACTCCAGGATCTGAAGATGTAGGATTAAATCCAGCTGGTACATATACTATATCTGAAGACGGTATAGCATTAATTAAACAGTATGAAGGTTTAAAATTAAATGCCTACCAAGATTCTGTTGGAGTATGGACTATTGGATACGGAACAACATCAATTAATGGAGTTGCAGTATACCCCGGACAGACTATTACTGAAACTCAAGCTGAACAATATCTAAAAGATCATTTTACAACCAGTGTTTATCCAGCAATTAAATCAAAAACAAAAGCTCCAATTACTCAGTCTATGTTTGATGGTTTATGTTGTTTAACTTACAATATTGGCTCAGGGAATTATAGTAAGTCATCTTTATTAGGCGAATTAAATTCTACCAAATATTTAGATGCTGCAACAGCATTCTTAGATTGGAATAAAGCTGGTGGACAAGTACTTGCTGGATTAACTAGAAGAAGATCTGCAGAAAAGAATCTATTCCTTAAGGATGGTATACCAAGTATTACTGGTGACTTATCTCCAGTTAACGAACCTAAAAAAGATCCTGTCGAATCAACAACTAATCCATCTGGTTTAAGTGAGAGCGGAATAGCTAGAGTTCTTGGATTCAAGGATCCAAAAGGTAAGTATCCTCTCTATAAAAATGAACCTGATACTAATAAACTTGCTCGTCATGAAGACATTAAGAAAACAGTAGTATATAAGAAAGAACTTGCCAGAGAACGCGGTGTTTATACTGCTCAAAATATTTCATGGGATCAATCACCAATTCCGTATAATTCCAAGTATCCATTCAACCATGTATTCATGACGGAATCTGGCCACGTGATGGAGTTTGATGATACAGAAAATTCAGAACGTATTCACATCTACCATAAAACTGGTACATATACAGAGATCGATGCAAATGGTACTAAAGTTAATAGAATAGTCGGTGATAACTACGAGATCTTAGAGCGAAATGGGTATGTCTACATCAAGGGAGCTTTAAATGTTACCATTGATGGAGATCATAACGTTTTAGTTAAGAATGCAATGAACGTTGATGTTCAAGGTAATGTGAATATGAACGTGTCTGGTGATATGAATGTTGCTGTAACTGGTCAATATAATCTTAGAGCTAAGGGTGTTAACATTGAGTCAACAGCAAATCCAATTAATGTCTTATCTCAAAACAGTTTAAATCTGCAGTCTGCCGCAGCAATGAACCAAAAAGCTGGAGCAACATGGAATGTAGATTCAGTTCGTGCTGACATCAATGATGGTACAGCTGGAAATGCTTCTGGTACTGGATTAACTACACCAGCAGAAATTACTCCTGAACAACCGGTGTTTACTGACTTGGTAGTGATTACCCGTGGAGCAGAGGCGGCAGCGCACTATGAAACTCCTGAAGAAGGCGATCCATCAGAATATATCCAAAAACAGATTAATGATGGTACATTAAATCCTGATGATCAGAATTATGGTTCATCTCAAGGATCTACATCAGTATCTCCAAATACAGTAACTCCGTTACCAGCAAGTTGTAATGTTATTCAAGGTATGGACAAATTTACCGCTGATATGCAGTTGTCAACTCACTTTACATTAGGTTCATTAACATCTAATGGAACAAGATTACCAGTTAACCAACAAGGATTAACTGCTCAGCAAATTGTATGTAATCTTAAAGGATTGGCAGAAAACTGCCTTGAACCAATTATTGATTTATATCCATCAGCAATTATTACCTCTGGATTTAGAAGACCTGGAGATGTGGCTAAGTCATCAGCAACTTCACAACATTACTTAGGTCAAGCAGCGGATATTGTTATTCCTGGATTTAATAGACAAAAACATTATGAGGCTATTCAAGCTATTCAGCAACTTATTCCATACGATCAACTCATATTGGAATACTCTGGAGCTAATACTGTTTGGATTCATGTATCCTTCAAGTATACAGCAAATAGACAAATGGCAATGACAATGAGAGACCATCTTAAATATGGCGGCGATGGGCAGTTTACACTGATTGCATAATGGCATTTAGTCCTTCATCAACGCAATTAAATACATTAAATGAACTTAAGAATTTAAGCCATTTAATATCATACACTGATACTACTGGAAGCCTTGGAGCTACTGGATATTATGTAACATATCCAGTCACAATAACAACATCACAACCAAATGTTACAGTTATGGTTACTGGTAATACTATATCTGGTTATTATTCTGATTGTTTTGATAATGAAATCCATTATAGAACAGTTGATAATAACTTTGTTATGGTAACAAAATGGTCAGATATACTTATGGCTATAGCCGATGGAGTTTTATCTGAAGTTTATTACTATAAAGCTGATACTACAACACGAATAGTTTACAGTTATCTGGCAACTGCTGGAAATGGCGCAACGCAGACTTATACTATTAATGTTGATAATGATTGGACATCTGGAAGAAATCAAGTTATAAAATTCACTAACTTGACTAAATATCAGCAAGAGATCCTGATGCTGTGGATAAATAATAATAGCGATAAAGTTGCATGGGCTAATAACATATTAGACATAATAGACTGGGAAAACGACGTACTATGACATTAATTATACCAAATACATTTGCCAATAGAACTGGCTCAGCTCCTCTACTAGATTTAGATGAGAATTTTACCTATTTAGTTAATAATATAAATGGAAATGCTGGTGCTTCTTCAATATTAGATGGAGGAAGTCCTACTACAACATATACCGCAGGCAGTCCAAATATTGACTGTGGTGGAGTAAGTTAATGGCATTTATACAATTCCAATTCAGACGAGGAACAACTGCAGAATGGGGAGCTACTGGAGCTAATCCAATACTCGCCAATGGAGAAATGGGTATTGAAACAGATACTCATAAATTCAAAGTTGGTGATGGTACTACTGCATGGAATAGTTTACCTTATGGTGGTATTCAAGGTTATCAAGGAGCTACTGGTTCTACTGGCCCACAAGGTTCTACAGGTGCTCAAGGTCCAACTGGTGGAGCTTCTGGACCTCAAGGTTCTACTGGTTCGCAAGGTGCTTCTGGTTCTACTGGTTTAACTGGTGCCACTGGTGCCACTGGTGCTTCAGGTGCTCAAGGTGCTTCAGGTGCTACTGGCACTCAAGGTGCTTCAGGCGTAGGAGCTACTGGTTCTCAAGGTATAACTGGTGCTTCAGGTTCAACTGGTTTAACAGGTGCTACAGGAATTCAAGGTGCTTCAGGTTCAACTGGTTTAACAGGTGCTACAGGAATTCAAGGTGCTACAGGAATTCAAGGTGCTTCTGGTATTCAAGGGGCTTCTGGTATAGGTGCTACTGGTATTCAAGGTGCTTCAGGTTCAACTGGTTTAACAGGTGCTACAGGTATACAAGGGGCTTCAGGCGTAGGAGCTACTGGTTCTCAAGGTATAACTGGTGCTTCAGGTTCAACTGGATTAACTGGTGCTACAGGCATACAAGGTGTATTAACTCCTTGGAATATAATTACTGGAAGTACATCTGTTTCTTCTGGTCAACAAATCATTGCTAATACTAGTAGTGGATCATATACTTTAACATTACCAGGTTCTCCATCATTAGGCAATTCAGTTGTAATTCAAGATGGAGCAAATTGGCAAACTAATAATTTAATTATTGCTCCAAATGGAAATTTAATAGAGAATCAGTCAGGTAATTTAATACTTGATGTTGCTGGAATATTAGTTTATCTAATTTATGATGGATCGCAATGGCAAGTTTCATCAACTGTAGGAGCAATTGGAGCAACTGGTCCTCAAGGTCCTACAGGTGGAGCGTCTGGACCTACTGGAGCAACAGGTCTTACAGGAGCTTCTGGATATGTAGGTCAAGATGGAGCTACTGGTCCTCAAGGTCCTACAGGTGGAGCCTCAGGTCCTCAAGGAGCTAGTGGAGCAACAGGTATCAATGGAGCATCAGGTCCACGTGGATTTACTGGTGCAACTGGAGAAACTGGTGCATCAGGAGTAGGAGCTACAGGTATAACTGGAGCAAGTGGAATAACTGGCGCATCAGGTATAACTGGAGCATCAGGTTCTACAGGTATTAATGGAGCCTCAGGAATTAATGGCGCAACTGGTATTACAGGAGCATCAGGTATTAATGGAGCCTCAGGAATTAATGGAGCGACTGGCGCAACTGGTATTACAGGAGCATCAGGAGCAACCGGACCTGGAGCAAATCAAACATTAAATACAACATCAAGTGTACAACATGCTTCATTAGGTATTGGAACAACTCCAGGAGCTACAGGAGAAATTAGAGCTACTGCTGATATCACTGCGTATTACTCATCAGACGAAAAACTAAAAGAGAACATTCAACAAATAGAAAATGCTCTTGGTTTAATTGAACAAATCAATGGGGTTAGATTTGATTGGACTGAAGATTATATTAAATCACATGGTGGAGAAGACGGATATTTTGTCCGTAAACAAGATATAGGTGTTATTGCTCAAGAGATAGAAAAAGTTCTACCAGAAATTGTAGCACAAAGACAAGATGGTAACAAAGCGGTTAAGTATGAAAAAATTGTGGCAGTATTAATTCAAGCAGTTAAAGAATTATCCGTTAAAGTTAAAGAATTGGAAAGCAAATGGCAATAAATTTAAGTACATTATCTAGTGGAGCATTAGCTGGACCAATAGGAGCCACAGGAGTTCAAGGTCCACAAGGTAATTTTGGTGGAGCTGCATTTGAATACTATTATGATAGTTCAAGTACTGCTGATTCAGATCCTGGATTAGGTAAGATTAAGTTTAACAACACTTCATTAAATTCAGTAGCTTATCTATACATTAATGAAACTGATACTAATAGTTTAATTGCAACAAGTTTCTTAGAAACAATCGATGATTCAACATCAAATATTAAAGGTCATTTTTCTGTTGCTGAAAAATCTAATCCATTAGTTTATACATTATTTGCTATCATAGGTTCTCATACAAAGTCTGGAAGTTATTATAAAGTTCCAGTAGGATATCTGTCAGGTGATACAACATTAACAGATGAACTAGATGTTATTCTAACATTCCAAAGATCTGGTGATAAAGGAGATACTGGCGATTCAGGAGCTACTGGTAATGCAGGAGCTACTGGTCCTCAAGGAGCTACTGGTAGTTTAACTCCATGGTCAATAATTACTGGAGCAACTGGAATAATCAACGGTAAGCAACTTATTGTGGATACAACTTCTGGTCCGTTTTCAATATCATTACCAGCTTCTCCGTCATTAGGTGATACAATACTTCTACAAGATGGTAATAATTGGTATTTAAATAATTTAACTGTATTACCAAATGGTTCTACAATTGAAGGTCAATCAGACTATTTAATATTAGACGTTACTAATACATTAGTCTACTTAATATATGACGGTAGTACTTGGCAAGTTATATCAACAGTTGGTCCAATGGGTGCAAGCGGTATACGAGGAGCAAGCGGAGCTACAGGAACTCAAGGAGCATCTGGTGTAGGTGAAACTGGAGCATCAGGTATTCAAGGTATACAAGGAGCAACTGGAGTTCAAGGAGCAACTGGAGTTCAAGGAGCAACTGGAGTTCAAGGAGCAAGTGGAACTACTGGCGTTCAAGGTGTTCAGGGAGCTTCAGGCTCAACAGGATTAACTGGTGCTACTGGAGTTGGTATCATAAATGCATATTGGTCTGTAGTTGGAGCATCAGGAGCGACAGGAGCTTTATACTTTGTATTTAATGGAACCAATATAGCTAAGTTAGATTCTGCAGGAAACTTTAGTGTTGTTGGTGACGTCATAGCTTACGAGACTATTACTTAATCATGGCTTTACCTTCTAGCGGAAGAATTAAACTAAGTGATGTTAATACCGAATTAGGATTATCATCTACTACACGCGTATCTTTAGGTCAAGCTACTGTTCGAACTTTAACTGGTGTTGTATCTGGTAAAATTGCTTTAGCTGCAAATGGATATGGCAAGGCAAATAGAGTATCATTAAGCAGTACATTTTCTAGTAATACAGCTAATGCTACAGTATCTGTTTCTACATTAATTGGCTATATAGCTGGAAAAACTGATTTAACAATTACAGTTAATAGTGGAGTATATGTTTATTCTACAGATACAACAGCTCCTGGATTAATTATATCTAATGCTGCAGCAGGCGATACTGTAACATTAGTTAATAATGGCTATATCATGGGTAAAGGCGGTAATGGAGCAGGCGTAGGTGGTCAAGCTTATGGTACAACTGGTGAAGTTGGAAAACCTGGTGGTTCTGCTATATACTTGGGATGCAATATTTCTCTTACTAATAATAGTTATATTGGTGGTGGTGGCGGTGGAGGAGCATCAGTTGGTAGATCACGCAGCGGTGGAGCTGGAGGAGCGGGTGGAGGAGATGCCGGTGATGCTAGCTTATCATATCCTACTTACTTAGGTGGTCGTGGCGGGGCTCCTGGTGCCGCTGGAACAAATGGTTCTAATACCGGTGTACCTACCCATGGAGGCGGTGGAAGAATAATGCCAGGTGTCGGTGGTGGACAAAATTCTAGTGGTGGTCTTGGAGGCGGAGCAGGAGGTGGGGCTGGACCAAGAGCATATAATACTTCAGCATCACCTTCTTTACAATTTGCTGGATACTCTTCAGGAGGAAGTGGCGGTGATGCTGCAGGATTAGCATACCTTATAAATTATGAACATTCTTGCGGTGGTGGAGGAGGTTGGGGAGCAAAAGGTGGAGACGCCCAATCTGGAGGAACAGGATCATATCGAAACTTACTAATGTCAGGCGGAGCTGGCGGTAAAGGCATAGAGCTTAATGGTTATTCAGTCACATATGTAACAACAGGTACAATTTATGGAGCGGTTAGTTAGGAGATAATTATGGCAAGAAAATGGGCAATACACAACCAAATTACAGGATTACAAGAAGAGCTAGATTCATTTGAAGCAATCAAAGCTCGTAGGTTAGAAGTTATAGAAGAATCTGGCCTATTTAATATAACAGTTTTAGTACAAAACGAAGATGAGACATGGACACAAACATTGGCTGATGCTAATGGAGATCCAGTTCCTTCTCCAATAGAATAGGATAAAAATGCCGATTAATCTAAGTACATTATCAGGTAGTTCATTAGCTGGACAAATAGGAGCAACTGGTCCTCAAGGTCTGACTGGTGCTACAGGTGCTCAAGGAGCTAGTGGATCCACAGGTTTACAAGGCGCTTCAGGTGCATATACTGCAGTAAGAGTCAACTCTCAAACAAGTATTGCAACTTTAACTCCCAATGCTGGAACTTATGACTTCTATGACATCACTGCTCAAGCTGCATCTTTAGCTATAGCTAATGAATCTGGAACACCAACAAACGGCCAAAGATTGTTTATAAGAATAAAAGATAATGGTACGGCACAAGCTATATCATTCTCAGGTGCTACTGGAGCTACTGGAACTTTTATGCCTATAAGTTTAACATTACCAACAACAACTACTGTTAACAAATACCAATATATTGGTGCTATATGGAATAATAGTAGGTTTTCATGGGATGTAGTAGCTGCAAGTTCAGAATAGGATAAACTATGCCAGCAGCAACTAGATTAGGAGATGTTTGTACAGGACACGGATGTTTTCCTCCAAGAGTCAATGATGAGGCATCTGATAATGTATTCATCAATGGTATTGGTGCTCACAGATTAGGTGATCATTGGATTACTCATTGTTGTACTATTATTTGTCATGATGGAGTAGCGTCAGAAGGTTCATCAACAGTGTTTATTAATGGTAAAGCCGCTGTTAGAATTGGTGATATGATCTCATGCGGATCAGCCTCAGCTCAAGGCTCTCCAAGTGTATTTTTCGGATAGGACCTATAAATAACTTATGGCTCGCAATACCAGAACATTTTCAGACTTAGATCTCAACTTTACTAAACATCCAGTAACGAAGGATGTTGTTCGTAAGTTTGATGAGGAAGCTATTAAGGCTTCTGTTAAGAATCTAGTTTTAACCCAAAATTACGAGAGACCGTTTCATTCAGAGATTGGTTCTCAAATTAGAGGTTTACTATTTGAACCAGCTACTCCTTTATTAAGTGTTATGCTTAAAAGAGCTATAACAGATACTATTATTAATTTTGAACCAAGAGTAAAACTTAATGAAGTATTAGTAACAGTTTCACCAGATAATAATGAAGTTTATGTGTCGATACATTTTACTATTATTAATACAATAAGACCTGTATCAGTCGACCTTATTTTAACGAGAACACGATAATGGCTACAAATAAAAATATCACAGTTGCAGAGTTGGATTTTGATGCAATTAAGTCTAATATAAAAACATTCTTGAAAGCACAGTCAACTTTTGCTGACTACGACTTTGAAGGTGCCGGTCTTTCCGTACTTTTAGACATCCTTGCATACAATACTCATTACAACGCCCTATATACCAATCTAGCTGTCAATGAGTCCTTTTTGGATTCTGCCAGCAAACGATCAAGCGTCGTTTCAAGGGCTAAAGAAATTGGGTATGTTCCACATTCAGCAACAGGAGCTACAGCAACAGTTAATATTGTAGTGTCTGGAACTACATCATCTCCAGCTACTTTAACATTACCTGCTTATAGTTCATTCTCGACAACTATTGATGGATCAAATTATACATTTTATAATACAGAAGCTATTGTTACTTCATTGTCAGGATCCACATATACATTTACTGAAGTTCAAATTAAAGAAGGTACTCCATTAACATTCAAGTATACTTCTGCAGATGGAGTTCAATATATACTTCCAAATTCAAATGTAGATTTATCTACTTTAAAAGTTAGAGTGCAGGATAATGCATCATCTTCAAACTTTGAGACTTTTGTTAATCAAGAAGATATTATTAATCTTGATGGAGCATCACAAGTTTACTTTATTAAAGAAATTGAAGGTCAACTCTATGAATTAGAGTTTGGTAATGATACTATTGGTAAAGCTCTTATGAGTGGTAATGTAGTTAATCTAACCTATATGATAACAAATAAGACTGAAGGTAATGGAGCTAGACTATTCACATATACTGGTTCTACTTTATTAGGTGGAGTAGTTGCAATAACTACTACAACTCCAGCAGTTGGCGGAGCTGATATTGAATCTATTGATTCAGTTCGTTATAATGCTCCAAGGTCCTATGCTTCACAGAATAGAGCAGTTACAGTAGAAGACTATAAGTCAATTATATTTAGATTATATCCAGAAGCTAAGACTGTTAATGCTTGGGGTGGAGAAGACAACATTCCTCCTTCATATGGTAGAATTTATCTATCAATTCAACCATCATCAACAGCAATTTTAACTGATGGCCAAAAAGAATATATTATTCGTGAGATATTAAAACAAAAGAATGTGGTATCAATTACTCCTGTTATTGTAGATCCAGAGTATATCAATCTTGAGATTAATACTTCAGTATATTATAATCCTCGTTTAACAGTCAAAACTGAAACAGAATTAAAAGATTTAGTCATTAATACAATTAAAGCTTATAATGTAGAAAACCTTGAATCATTTACTGGTATCTTTAGACATTCAAATCTATCTTCACAGATTGATGCAACAGAAGATTCTATTATCAGTAATATTACAACAGTTAAATTACATCGTGAAATTGATGTTCAATATAATGCAAATTCAACATATACAATTTATTTAGGCAATCCTATCTATGATTCAGGAGTTCCTGAAGAATCTATAAAGTCTACTGGTTTCTATATTGCTGGCAATGAAAATATTATGTATCTTGAAGACTTACCTACTTATGGTACATTTGTAGGTGTACTAAGAATGTATTACTATGTGGGCGATATTAAAACATATTACAGAACATTTGGTACTATTGATTATGCTACTGGTACTATAACTATGCCAGAATTAGAGATTACTGGTATTGATCAGACAACATCAGATATATTTGAATTGATTATTAAACCTCAATCAAATGATGTTGTATCTATTCGTAATCAATTAGTAAATATTCCTGATTCACAGATTAATGTTTCAGTTATCCTTGATAAAGTATCTGTTGGTGATCCTGCAGGCGGTGCTAATTATCAATTCACATCAAGCAGGAACTAATGACGATTAATTTAAAATCGATAGTTTCAAAACAGATTCCTGAATTTGCTAGGGAAGACTATCCATTATTTGTAGCCTTTATTGAGGCATACTATGAATATATGGATAAGAAGACATTTACAGTTGGAGCTTCAGGCCCAACTTATCTTGGCGGTAATCAGCAGAGAAACTTAGAAACTATAAGAGATATAGATCAGACTCTTGATGAATATATTCAATTTTTTAAAAATGAACTTGATGTATTTGGCGATAACTATGAATTTATTAATCAAAAGTTATTATTAAGAAAAGTTAAACAGTTATTTGTAGCTAAAGGTGTTGAATCATCATATAAGTTCTTATTCAAATTATTATATAATAAAGTAGCTGAGATCTCATATCCATGGGATTCAGTACTTAAAGCTTCAGATGGTAAATGGCAGCAAGAAATGTCAGTGTTTGTAGATGTTTCTGCTGGATCAACATCAGTCTTACCTGGAAATCGAGTATCAATTAAAGGTACTAATGTTTCAATTAAAGTTTTTATTGAACGTATTAAGTATATCAGAGGTAATATCTGGGAAGTTTTTATTAATAAGAACTACTATGGTAATATTGAAGTTGGAAATACAATTGAGTATGAAGGATTAGTTGGAACAATTATTCCTACCACAGTATCATATACAGTAACTCAACCAAGTACTGGATATAAGATTGGTGACTTAATTACAGGCACAACTGTTTCTAATGGTGTATCTATTACTCAACTTTTAAAAGTTACAAGAGTAGATGAAAATGGTGGAATTGTTAACATAGTAACAGTCAGATATGGGTGTGGATATGATTCTGGTTTCTATTTACTTCAATCAAATGAACCTATTATTGCAACATCTACATTAGCAATTACAAAGAATTCAACTCTTCAATATTCATTGCCTAATGATTCTATTGTAGAAAAATATGATGACTATGGTTATGTGATGGATCCTAATTATGTTGAGATAGCTCATGCTGATCCATCATATGTTGGTACTATTATTCAACAATTCTATGAGCAATCTATAAGTGGACAAGGAAATAACCCCGATTATCTATTAATTAGATTTGATATTGGAGCGGTTGCTAAATATCAAGGTCATTATAACTCCAATGATGGGTTCCTTGATGATGATATCTTTATCCAAGATAGTTATAGATGGCAAAAATACTCATATCTAATTACAGTTGATGAGAAACTTGATAAGTACAAAGCTCTTATCAAATCTTATCTCCATCCAGCCGGTACTGCTCTTTTTGGTGAATATCAGATCCAAAATACTTATGAACCAGGAGTTACTGCATCTCTAGAATTAGATCAATGGAGAGGCAAAGCTACCTTTAGAACTATAAATAAAGCTATTAGTGGCAATGATTATGTATATCCATCTGATTTGGGTGGAAGAATTAGAATAGAACCATATGATGCAGAAGACTATATGATGCCAGAAGAATACTACAACCCACCAATAACCTATACATTCTTTGGTGACGGTAGGAATAACTTAACAACAACGGTGACAGTAACTGACTCTTCACCAAATATTACAGGACCATAGGAGTAAATAATGCTTAAAGACAGTATCAAATTAACGGGTAAATTGTTAATACAAAAATTTAATAATAAGAAAGAACTAGTATATTCTACTGAAGTTCCAAATCTTGTTGTAACGGCAGGTAAAGAATTCATTGCATCTAGAATTGTGAATTCTTTAACATTTGATCCAATGAACTATATGGCTATTGGCGATGATGCACAAGTTGGTGCCTTATCACAAACAACTCTAGTTAATGAATTAGCTCGCGTAACAACAACTTCATCAACAGCTTCAGGTGTCAATGTAACTTTTACTGGAACTTTTGGTGCTGGTACAGGTACAGGTTCAATAGTTGAAGCTGGGGTATTTAATAAGTCTTCATCTTCAGTTTTAGTATTTGACGGTGATACTGCGGTGGATGATGGAGCACATAAAATTACATATACAGCACATGGCTTAGTATCTGGCGATAAGATTACATATACAGACGGCGGAGGTACCGCGGTTGTAGGTTTGACTGATGGTGGTACATACTATGTTGTTCGTGTAGATGCTGATAATATTAAATTAGCAACAACTTATGCATTTGCTACAGCAGGTAGTCCAACTACTATTGGTATTACATCAGGTGTTGGTTCAAATCATAAGATTACTTATGGTACTATGCTTTGCCGTACTACATTCCCTGTTATTACAAAATCAGGTTCAGAAACTATTGCTATCTCTTGGGTTGTTACTGTAGGATAATAAAATGCCATCATCATATTCAATGTTTAAACAGAAGTTCAAAAAGACCATCGCGGATGCGGTGTATCAGGAAGTAACTTCTAAGACAGCTCGATACTATCATTGGTTTGGTAAAGAAAATACATGGCAAGATTTCTTAAGTCCATTTATTCCATCTGGCACTACTGATACTCCTGGAGCTCCTTCAGAAAATTTCCGTTATGAACTTCATGTTCGTCGAGACATTCTTACTGCCAAATTAATTAAACCTTCTGATGTATCATACGTTACTAGAAGAGTTGATTGGACTAATGGAACTGTTTTTGACATATATGATGATGCTTATGAAGCTACAAATGGATATGGCTATGGTCCAGCCTATTCTGGAGCAATTCGTTTAGAAGATGCAAACTTCTATGTACTTACAAATGAATATAATGTTTATAAATGTATAGATAATAATGATAATTCTCCATCTACGTATCAACCTACTGGTACTACACCTGATGTATTTGAAACAACCGATGGTTATAAATGGAAATTTATGTATGGTATTCCTGTTTCATTAAGAAATAGATTCTTATCATCAACATATATGCCAGTTTCAACATCTTTAAAAGCACAGTTCTATTCTTCAGGTTCTATTAATAATATTGCTATTGAGAATGGTGGAGGAGGATATAATCCAGGAACTACCATAGCAGTTATTAGTGGTGATGGTTATAAAGAATTTAATCCATATTTAATTAGTTCTATCACAACTACAAATGGTGGTCAAGGATTTACTACAATTCCAGCAATTACAATTGAACCTCCTTTTTCAAGTGCGATTGCATGGTCATCTGCAGCAAATGTTCCTCTTGGAAGTTATGTTAGCTATTTAAATCCAGCCACATTAAAAACAAATTTCTATTACGTTTTATCTGGTACTAAATTAGGTACTTCAGGTCCTATTCATACAACTGGAACTATTACAAATGGTGGCACTCAATTAAGATATTCTGGAACTACAGCAACAGCAGAATGTGTATTATCAAGCGGTGCAGTTGGTACTGTATCTTTAATTGACGGCGGTTATGGTTATCAAGATGCACCAACTGTTACAGCAGATTATCCTATTACAAAAGATGCTGATTGGGTTACATTAACAACAGCAGTATTAGGTGATATTCTTAAATATGATGGAAGATATTACGAAGTTACTTTAGCTGGAACTACAGGAGCTTCTGGTCCAACTCATACAACAGGCGAAGTTTTAAATGGTTCATCAAAATTAACATACTTAGGTAAAGATGCAGTATTAACTCCAGTTATTGTAAAAACTGAAGCAGAAATATCATTAGTTATTTCTCCTGGAATTGATAGCTTATATTCAGTATCTATAGGTTTGACCGGTTCTAAATACGTAGAAATTCCAACGGTAACAATTGATGCTCCAGGTTCTGGAATACAAGCTGAAGCAGAAGCTTCTATAGCGGGTGGTAAAGTAACTCTTATTAGTGTTATTAATCCTGGAAATGGTTATATATCTGTCCCGTTAATAACAATAACAAATCCTAAAATTACTTTTAATGCTGCCACAGGTCTTAACGATGTAACAGAAGTTATTAGTTATACTGGGCATAGACTAGTTACCGGCGATGCCGTTGTATATAACAATGGAGGTGGAACATCTATTGGTGGTTTAACATCAACAAATACTTATTATGTTATTAAAGTAAATGATGATTCATTTAGACTTGCCACATCAGCAATAAATGCAACAAATGGAACATATATTAATCTAACAGATGGCATTGGTTCAGCCCATACTTTAACACTTACATCTGGAAATGCTACTGCAACAGCAATTCTTGGTACTGGTGGTGAAATTGTAGGATATAGCATTGATGATGCTGGTATTGGATATACTAATGCAAATATTGAGATTGTTGATTCATCTGGATCTGGTTCAGGAGCAGTTTTAGTTCCTGACTTCTCAGTTGGTAATGTTGATACATTACAGGCAAACGTTGAGCTGCTTGCAGTTCCAGGTTCTATTGAACTTATTAAAGTAGTAGACGGTGGTACTGGATACGGAGGAGCAACTGCTACTATTTTAGGAGATGGCATTGGAGCTACCGCTGATATTATTTGTTCGGGTGGTAAGGTAACTAAAGTAGTCATAACAAATCCAGGTTCTGGTTACACATGGACAGATGTTCAGATTACAGGTAATACAGGTTCATCTGGAGCAGTTGTAAGAGCTATTATGTCTCCATTAGGAGGTCATGGTTCAAATGCTATTGATGAGCTAAATGCCAATTCAATTGTATTCTATACATCTATATCACGAGATAAGAATCAAGGCATTGAAATTAACAATGACTATCGTAAGGTAGGTCTTGTTCGTAACTTTAAACAGTTTGGTTCTAATAGAAGATTTACAGATGACATTGGATCTGGTTGTGTACTTATTACTGGTACTTTTGATCCAACAAAAATTCAATATGATATGTTATTATTAAAAGATGGATATAAGAAGTATCGTGTTGTTGACTTTACAGATACTCAGATCTTATTATCAGTATTCAATAACTTTTCTGTTTCTATTGGTGATACATTAGTTACAGATCCTACAGATGCTGGATTAATTACAGCCCCATCCGTAATTGCACAGAATATTATTGTAACAAGTGTATCAGAACGAACTATCGATCAATTCTCAGGCGACTTCTTGTTCTTCTCAGTAAGAGAACCATATTCTCCTACAGCAGAGCAAATTATTACCGTAAGAACTGTCCTAACAATATAAATATATAAAATCAACTGGAAGAGTAATTTATGGCACTTAATTTTAATACCAATCCCTACTATGACGACTTTGACGATACCAAGAATTATCATCGAATTCTATTCCGTCCCGGTTTTGCTGTTCAAGCAAGGGAGTTAACTCAACTTCAAACACAAATCCAAGATCAGATTAATAGATTTGGCAGACATATATTTACTAGCGGATCTATTGTTACCGGTGGAGCAAGATTATTTGATAATAATCTTCTTTCAATTAAGTTAGCTTCTACTTATTCTGGTACTACAGTTAATCTTCAAAACTTTGTTGGTAAAACTATTACTGGTGCATCATCAGGTACTATAGCTGTAGTTAAATCTATTGCAGATATTACTTCAACTGATCCTAAAACTCTTTTAGTTAAGATTACTTCTGGTACTGCATTTACTGCTGGTGAGAATATTACAACATCACCTGGAACAGTCTATAATGCAACAATTCAGAATACATTACCGTTTAATAGTGCAATGGTATTCTCAATTGATTCTGGTATCTTCTTTGTTGATGGTAAGTTTATCTATTTAGAAGCTCAGACAATCAATGTTGACAAGTATACAAATACATCATCAAAGAATATTGGTTTAGTTTTAAATGAATCAATTATTACTTCAGATAACGATTTATCTATTTTAGATCGGGCACAAGGTTCTCCAAACTATGCAGCTCCTGGCGCAGATCGTTATGCTGCAACATTAACACTAACTGTTAAAGCTTTAGCTGATGATGTTGAAAACTTTATTGAGATTGCCCGTGTAGTTGATGGAGCTCTTGTTGTTAATCAAGACAAGACAGTTTATTCAGAGATTGGTAAAGAACTTGCTCGTAGAACATATGATGAGTCAGGTGACTACACAGTTAAGAAATGGCCTATTCAAATATCAGATGATGTTACAGATCCTTCTGATCCAACTAAATTTACAGTAGCTCTTGATCCAGGTAAAGCATACGTTAAAGGATATGAATTTGGTACTATCAATCAAACATTCCTTACGTTAGATCGTGCAAGAGATACTGAACAAGCAGATAACATTGATGTTTCTACTACTTATGGTAACTATGTTTATGTGACAAGTATGTTTGGAGCATTCTCAACTAATGCTACTTCATCAGCATATTCATCAGTGGAAATTCATAACGTAGCAAGAGCTTCAGTATCAAGTTCATCAACTAAACTTGGTACTGCAAAAGTTAGATTTGTAAATTGGGTATCAGGTACTCCAGGTACTGCAGCGATCTATAAGATGTACCTATTTGATATTGTAATGGATTCAGGTAAATTCTTTAAAGATGCTGAATCTATTATCATCAACTCAGCTTCACCCACATCTGGCGCTAATGTTGATGTATTATCAAAGGTTGGTGGTTCAGCTGGAGGAGATGCGTTCCTTTCAGGTGCTGATAGTCCAGGTTTAGTATTCCAAGTACCCAATGACTATATCAAAACAATTAGAGATAGTTTAAATGCTACTCAGTCTGATTATGCAATACAAAGAACATTTACTTCAGTATCATTTACATCTGGTACTGCTTCTATCTCAACAGCAAATGGATTAGAAAGATTTATTGGTGGATCTGGAGCTTTATCTGATACACAAAAAGATATGTATTATCATGCAGTAATTACTGCTGTTACAAATGCTGGTTCAACTGGTTTATCTATTGGTTCAGTTATTCCATTCCGTTCAGCATCAACTAGATCTATCACACTCGCAACTCCAGTTTCAGGAGCAGCGCATCAAGCAACATTTAATATTAATGATGCATCATTTGCTGCAACAGTAACTATCATTGCTGGTATTAATGCAAATACACAAACAGAAAAGACTAAGACATTATCTGGATACTCAATCAAGATTTTAGGTACAGGTTCTGCTGGTGGTTTAAATACAACAATTGGCGGTAAAGATACATTAGCATTATCAGACATATATGATATTGCTGGTATCTATAATACCAGTACAACTAATCCAACTGCAGTAACTATTAATAGTACTACTGGTGCTCTTACATGGGGTGCAGTATCTCATACTGACGTAACTGCAAATTATATAATTGATAATGGACAACGTGCTGAATACTATAATCATGGTAGCTTAATTCTTAACGGAACAGCTCCTACAGCATCACATTATCTATTAGTAGTATATAGAAACTTTGCTCATTCAGGTAATGGTTTCTTATCAGTCAATTCATATGGTATTGACTATGCAGATATTCCGCAATTTACAGATCCTGCATCTGGTCAAATATATGAATTAAGAGATTGTATTGACTTTAGACCAAGACGCGCAGATGGCTCAACAGCTCTTAACAATGGTCAAGTACCTTCACCAGATGGAACATTTAACGCAGATTATCAATACTATTTAGGTCGTATTGATAAGATTATTGCAACTTCTGATCAACAATTCATGGTTAAGAAGGGTATTGCAGCAATTTATCCAACTATTCCAACTGATGAATCAAATGGCATGGCAATCTATAATGTTGTTATTCCTCCATATACAGCTGATGTTAAAGATATTCAAATTAAATATATTGAAAACAAACGATATACTATGCGTGATATTGGACGTTTAGAAAAACGCATTGGTAATCTTGAATATTATACACAATTATCTCTATTAGAGAAACAAGCTAAAGATACATCAATTCCGGATGCATCTAATTTTGAAAAATTTAAAAATGGTTTTGTTGTTGATACATTTACTTCAGCTGACATCTTTGCTACTTCAGCAGTGACATGGTCACAAAGACGATGGGGTTGGTGGTCAGCATGGTTTAATGGTTCAAATACTTGGGGTGGAACTGCAACAAACTACAATGAGAATTCAATAGCTCAGGCTGCAGATCCTGATTTCTTAGCAGCAATTGATCCTATTAATCAAGAATTGCGTGCTCCATTTACAGTTGAATTTAGTCAATTTGATACATCAACATTAACAGATACTGCAAAGACTGGTGATCTAGTAACTCTTGATTATACTGAAGTTACGGCCATAGATCAACCATTATCAACCACATACGCTAATATTAATCCATTCAATGTGCTTCGTTTTGTTGGTTCTATTGTACTTGAACCATCATTTGACCAATGGGTTGATACAGCTTACCTACCTGCAGTTAATAAAGTAGTTGATATACAATTACAAGATGCTGAAGATAAGTACGAAACAAGATCTACTGGAGGTGGCGGAAGAATATTTGCTGTTACTGGTTCAACTACCACAACAGTTACAAACGTTGTTGGTTCTGCAACTTCTACATTAGGAACAAACGTAGTTGATATCCAATACGTTCCATTCATCAGAGCAAATACAGTTTTAGGTGTATCAAGATTATTTAAACCTAAAGCTAGACTATATCCATTTATTGAAAATACAAGTATTACTCCGTATGTTAAACCATTAACATTGATTGAAGTGCAAAATCATACTGGCACTTTATTTGATGACAAACAAGGTGTTCATGAATCATTATCATTCAGAACTGGTTCAGCATCAGGAGCAGAGGCTGGTACCGCAAGAGCGGCTTTATATTCCCAACCATTAACAACAGATTCTACCAAACGATTATTATCTGTTTATAATGATGCTGGTACTATCACAGTTGGTAAATATGTTGTTGGTTTAACTGGTGGAGGTTCTGGAGTAGTTACTGCAGTTACAACATACACATTAGATAATCCTTTAGTTCCTGATGAATACGGTAATATTGCTTTTGAGTTCCAGATCCCAGCTAATACATTTAAAACTGGTGAAAGAACTATTCGATTAATTGATAATACAACTAATGATACTGAAGCTCAAGAATCTATCGGTGAAACCAAGTATACCGCTATTGGTACATTACAAACTAAACAAGAAACTATTCTCACTACACGATCATTACAAAATCAAAAGACAGTAACACAAATTGGTTATTGGTATGATCCACTAGGTCAAACATTCTTAGTTGATGCTAGAGCAAATCCACAAGGATTCCATCTATCATCAGTTGATGTTTACTTTAAATCTAAATCTGCCACGGTTCCTGTTACTATGGAAATTCGTAGAACAGTTAATGGTTATCCAGAATCTGTTAGAACTATTCCGTTCTCTGAATCTATCCTTAATCCAGAACAAGTAAATATTCAAGGTGGTGGTACAAGTTCTACAAATGACGCTGTTCAACCAGCAACAACATTTAACTTTGCAAACCCAATTCACTTGACTCCAGGTGAGTATGCAATTGTACTTGTTTCACAATCAAATGATTACCAAGTATACATATCACAAATGGGTGGTACAATTTTAGGTGGTACTACTAAAGTTGATAAACAACCGTACATTGGATCTCTATTCTTCTCTCAAAATGCTTCTACATGGGAACCAGATCAGAATAAGGATCTTAAGTTCAAGATCAAGCGGGCAGACTTTACTACTTCAGGTACAGCAGAATTTACTATTCAGGATCCTGCCACTATATATGATTATCACACGTTATTTACAAATGTGTCGACAGTATTACCTACAGGCACAAATGTAGTTTGGTCAGCAAAAGCATACAATACTGATACAACATTTGATACTGATTGGACTCCATTTAATGTAATGCAAGATATTAATTACTCATACCTCAAGCGTCTAGCGGCTGCTTCAGGTATTGGTGGTACACCATCATTGAGATTACGCGCGTCATTAACAACTGAAAGTTCATTTGTATCTCCAGTTATTGATGCAGCAAGTCTATCAGTAGTTACTGCTCTTAATAGTATCAATAACGATGCATCAGGAGAAGCTTCAGTTAAAGCCGGTGGTACAGCTCTTGCTAGATATATTACTAAACCAATTAATCTTGCTTCTGGTTTTGAAGCATCTAACTTGGCCGTAACTATTGATATCAATAAACCAGCTGGTACAGACGTCAAAGTTTATTACAAGACACTACCAACTGAAAAGACAACTCCAATCTCTGACGAAAATTGGGTACTAATGACTCTTGAATCTACTGTTCCTTCATCATTATCCAACTATGACTTTAGAGAACATAGATACTTCCCAAGCGGAGCATTTAATTCTTATGGAGTTCCACAAGATAATCCTATTAGTCCAAGATTCAATACATTCCAAGTTAAGATTGTAATGTTATCTTCAAATCAATCTAATAGTCCAAGATTAAGAGATCTAAGAATTATTGCATTGGATAGTTAATATGAAGATTAAAGTAGAAAATGAATCATTGGTAAGAGATACAGGAACTAATGCTATCTTAGAGACTGATGTAAATAAATTGCAGAAATCTAGAGCTATTAGACAAGCATTAAAAGAAAAAGAAAACAAATTAGATTATTTGATTGATAAAATAAATAAACTAGAAACAATTATCGACGGGATGACAAATGGCAAGCTTAACACTTAGACTAGGCGCAACAGGTGCAACAGGAGTTAAAAACGCTCCACTCACTAATGCTGAGATTGATACTAACTTTAGTAATCTTAATACTGAAGTTGGAACTAAATTAGCTTCAGCATCTTATACAGCTGCTGATGTTTTAACAAAGATTAAAACTGTTGATGGTACTGGTTCTGGTCTAGATGCAGATCTTTTAGATGGTCTTAATGCAGTTTCAGGTGCTACTGGAGCAAGTATTGTATCACGTGATTCCTCAGGTAATTTTGCTTCAAATCAAATTACAGCTGCACAATTTATTGGTCCATTATATTTAGGTACGGCTGATACGATTGTATTTGAAGGTTCAACTGCTGATGCTTATGAGACATCATTAACTGTAACAGATCCAACTGCTGATAGAACAATTACATTTCCAGATTTAACAGGAACAGTTGTTGTTTCTGGCGCTGGTGGAGCTATTACAAATGATATGCTTGCTGGTTCTATAGCAAATTCTAAATTAGTTAATAGTTCTATTACTCTTGATGGTAACACTGTTGCATTGGGTGGATCATTAACTATTGGAGCAGGATTAAAGAGCGCAGATAACGTATGGACAGGCACACAAACATTTAGAGATAATAAGTTTACTATCACAGATGATGTTGATAATACAAAGGTATTAGCTTTACAACTATCAAACATTACTACTGGTACAACAAGAACACTTACTATTCCAGATGCAACTGGAACTATTGCAATTGGCCAACAAGTACTTACTAGCTCAAATGTGCAATTTGCTAATACACAACTCAGTTCATTAGGAGTTGGAACTGCTTCATCAGGTAATGCCGGTGAGATTCGTGCAACCGGTAATATATTTGCATTCTATACGTCAGATAAAAATTTAAAAGAAAATATTGTTGCTATACCAAATGCTTTACAAAAAGTAGATCAAATTAGAGGTGTAACATTTGATTGGACAGATGCTGAGATTACTAAACGCGGTGGAGAAGATGGCTATTTTATCCGTAAAAATGATGTCGGTGTTATTGCTCAAGAAGTTGAAGCAGTATTACCAGAAGTAGTTGGCACAAATGGTGATGGATATAAAGCTGTCAAATATGAATTAATTATTCCACTACTCATAGAAGCAATTAAGGAATTAAAAGCTGAAGTTGAAACATTGAAATCTAAATAATTAAAGGGTTATATAATGATATTTGAAATACTCGGTGAGCGTAGTGCTGGAGATACTAAAGTTTTCTATTATGATAATATGGAAAACATACTAAAAGATGCTGATGGAAATGTGTTTGAATTTTCTGAAAAGCCTACAATACCAGATCAGTATTTAAAAGAATATAAATCTTTTGATAAAGATCACCCATTAAAGAAGTCTAATAAGATACAATTATTAAAGATTCAAATGGGTTTAAGTTGCAATTATTCATGTGACTATTGTTCGCAAAAGTTTGTAGAGCGCGCACCAGAAACTAATAAAGATGATATTAGTGAGTTCATGCAAAAACTAGAAGTACTAGAATTTGATGAAAAGAACGGATTAAAGATTGAATTTTGGGGTGGTGAACCATTAGTTTATTGGAAAACATTAAAACCACTTGCAGAAGCATTATACGAAAAATTTGCATCATGGGAAAGAAAACCCCAGTTTAGTATTATTACTAATGGATCTATCTTAAGCGATGAGATCATTGATTGGTTAATGAAGATGGAATTTTCTGTTGCTATATCACATGATGGTCCTGGTCAAAGTGTTAGAGGTCCAGATCCATTTGATGATCCAAAACAGAAAGAAACTATTCTCGGATTCTATAGAATGATGACAAGATTAGGTAAAGGATTTAGCTTTAATGCTATGCTAAATTCTAAGAATAAGAGTCGCAAAGCAATATATGACTGGTTTGTAAAATTAACTGGTGATGAGAATATTAAACTTGGAGAAGGTTCTATAGTTGATGCTTATGATGAAGATGGCATAACTAATTCATTACAATCTCTTCAAGAACATTTTGAATTTAGACGTACTGCAGTATCTGATATACTACAGACAGAAGGTAAAATTGGATTCTTTGGTCAATTACAAAAGATTGACAATTTTACTAGCGGTGTACTAGCTCATAGAAATGCTAAATATGTCGGTCAAAAATGCGGCATGGATGACGAACATACTATTGCTGTAGATTTACGAGGTAATGTATTAACATGTCAAAATGTTAGTGCATTGGAAACATCTAAAAATGATGAATCACATCTTGGTGGCAATTTAGACGATTATGATAATGTTGAACTTAAATCAGTTACTCATTGGAGTAACCGTAAAGAATGTTCAAGTTGTCCTGTATTACATATTTGTCAAGGAGCTTGTATGTTCCTTGATAAGAAGTTTTGGGATATATCGTGTGCTAATGCTTATTCAGATAACGTGGCATTATTTGCTTTGGCTATCCATAAAATGACTGGGTACATTCCAAAGCTAATTAAGAATGATACATTACCATTAGAAAGACAAGATATATTTGGTACAATGTATAAGCATGAAGAAAAAGAAACTAAAAAGATTATACCTATAAAAGTATTCAACGAGAAAATAATGAAAATTGATGATATTGAAGTTTATGGTAAATCTGTTATTAAAGAAATTAATTAAGTAGGGAATTATGACATTACAAACAACTGGAACACTAGCAGTATCTGATATTAATACCGAAATAGGTCTTAGTTCTACATACTCTGACGATCTAGCATTTTTAAATAATAAAATTGTGGCTGCTCAAAGACCAACTACTCCTAATTTTGGTGCATTTTACGGATTAACTCATTTTCAAAATAGCACACAAGGTAATTGTGATAATGCAAATGCTGCTGGTGTAAATTGTAATTGTGGAAATGTTAATTGTTCTGCCACAGCTAACTGCGCAGGTATTAACTGTACTAACTGTGATACTCAACCCTGGTTACAAACTAATTGTAACTGTGCTTGTACTTATAACTGCACCAATAATCAAAATTGCTTCTCATATAACTGCAATTGCAGTAAGATTATCTGTACAAAACTATATGAGATTGGAATGTTGCCTAAAGATGTGTTTGAAGCAGATCAAGCATTTGGCGATCTATTAAAAGTAAAACATCCAGACGTTTATAATGGTTATATTGCATGGGCTCAAATTGTTGTAGATTGGATGAGTGGCAAGGGTCCTAAGATGATGCCTTGGATGTCTGATGAAGAGTTTAGTAAAGCTGCACAAAATTGGTCTACTTCATGGGCAGAAACTATTGCTACTCCATGGGCTGATTATATGGCATATAAGATGGGTCTAAAAGAAACTATCAATAAGACTGGATTTGTATTAATGATGGTTGGTATACCAATTAGTAAAGTTGTTGGTGTATGGCAACGGATATTTGGTAAGAGTACTAAACCTACAGGATTTGGTAAAGGCTTAATGCTTATTGGTATATTTGTCTTACTAAAAGCAATAGTTGAAATTGGTAAATTATTTGGTCAAAGGACTGAATCATTAGCTGGGAGAAATGCATAATGGCTGAAGAATTAGAAAACGTAGCAGTAAAAACAATAACTGCAAAATGTGGGCATGATGTTATATATAGACATGACCATATCATGGAATATTGGAATGAGCAAGTATATGCTCGAACATTAGCTCTATCTCCAGAGGAAAAAGATAGATACTTCCAAATGGTAACAGACTATGGTGATATTATCAAGAAACTATTAGATGATGATAATCATGTTATCTATGATCATGTGGCTGGTAATCCATGGGTAAATTTAGAGTCTGCCGCAGAAGAGGGTGTTATTGTAGATCGAGATAAACCAAAACAGTTGTTAGATGAATATGATGCATGGAAGGCTCGACAACCTCAATAATTGAAAGACTATATTATGAATGACATGACAGATAAAGAACGTTATCATTGGTATCAAAATGCGCAAAACTTATTTTGGAAAAGCCCAATATGGGAAATACAGACAAAATTTGATGAAGCATTTAATGAACAGTTGCTTGAAGAGATATATGATATAGGTAAAAATATAACTTTAGGTATAGATAAAGATCCACATAATAGTATATGGGATTATAGTAGACCTAACTTAGATATCTTAAAGCAAGAGATTATTGATATAGTTGAGACAACCATTATTAAGAACATACCTGAAGTCAGGATGTTAAATTTAAAAGGTTGTGAACATTTCATGGGTTGGATTAATGTTAGAGAACCTGGTGAAAGATTAGAAATACACGGACATACAGAATCAGCCATAGCAGCAACATATTATATCAAAGCAAAAGAAGGATGTGGAGATTTAGTAGCATATGATACTGCTGGAGCTATTGATTGGGATAATAATACCTTAAGTGGTAGTCCTTATGTAAGAGCAAGAAGATTTAAACCTGTAGAGGGTAGATTGATATTCTTTCCATCATATGTATTACATGGAGTAGATGATAATAAATCAGATGACTTACGAATATCATTAAGTACGGATTTACGTAAAGTAGTTGATAAGAATTCTTCAAATACTGTTATATTAAAATCTTGGGCTGGTAGAATGGCTAAGATTAAAGAGTGGAAATAATGTTTTGTAAATTAAACAATTCATTTGAGAAACCTCTCTATATAGTAACAGAAGGATTAAAGACATTTACTGGTGTAGATGATAAAGGCATAGACTACAAAAAGATCTGGAGTCCAGATGCTGAAAAATTATTATCAGTATTACCAAAGAGATATTGGGATGACTTTCATTTGACAGTCATGACTATTAATAGACCAATACCTCCTCATACTGATACTGAGATCATCACTACTATTAATTTTTATATTGAGACTGGTGGAGCAAGAACTGTATTTTATGAACCTATAGTTGATGAACCACGCACGTTTCAAATAGAGAATCAAACTGATGGTTACATATATTATCTAGAAGATTTAAAAGAAGTTGGCAGTTTTGTAGCAAAAGATTTTGAAATCTGGTGTTTAGATGTTAAAAAGATACATGCTGTTGAAGGTAATGTATCCATAAGAAAAGCTGTAACATTAGGCACATTCAAACACAAGTATGAAGATGTTGTAGAGATGTTTAAGGAAACTGGATGTTTGTAAAACTAAAGAATAGTTTTAAAACTCCGTTATTCATAGCAATAAATGAATTAGAATCTTGGGCAGGTATAGACGGTAAAGGAGTTCATCATAAAAAGATATGGAGTCCTGACCATGAACAGTTATATAGTGTATTGCCTAAAAGGTATTGGGATGATTTTGAATTAACAGTAATGACTATTAATTCTATTTTATTACCGCATCAAGATAATGATTTAATAACTACTATTAATTTTTATATAGATCCTGGTAATTATAGAACAGTATTCTATGAATCAAAAGATGGTGTAAAGATTTCAAGACCTGAGATGCAAGTAACTGGAACTAATGTTCCATTAGAACAGCAAATAGGTTATGTTAAAGCTGTATATCAGCTTGAAGATGTTAAAGAATTAGATAGTTTCATTGCTAGACCTAATGAAGCATACTTATTAGATGTTACAAAGATTCATAATGTTGAACCAATTGGCGAAACAACTGTAAGAAAAGCTATAGCTTTAAGAACTAAAAAGTACACATATAATGAAGTATATCATATGTTAAATGAAACTGGAAACCTATAAGGATTAATTATGTTTTATGAAAAACTAAATTTAAACATTGATATTGAAAAGCTTAGAAAAGAAGTAGTTGACAATGTATTTCCACTAGGAGATCAAGTCATTCAAGGTGAAGAGTATGAAACTCCTCAGTATCATGGTTTTGGTGGATGGAGTATTACTACTCGTACAGGCGATTGGAAAGATGGATGGGAAACTTTTCAAACAGAACAAGGTGAAGTGTTAGAAAAGTTCTTGCCTACTCCTGAATTAGTCACTAAGTCTCTTAAGTACTTTAATATGGCACATAGCTTAGAGCATGATAAACCAACTCAAGCTTATGTTGGAGAGATTCGTAAGGTAGTAGAACAAATAACAGAATTAGGTTTGACTCCACGAAGAGTAAGAGTTGCATGTCTTAAAGCTGGTTGTAAAAGTTTAGTACATAAAGATGCAGACACATCTGAGTATATGGCTAGATTGCATATACCATTATGGACAGATCCAAAAGCAGTGTTTATTGCAGAAAATAAACATCTACATATGGAAACTGGTTCTGCTTACATGGTTTGGGTAAATATTTGGCATCAAATTAGAAATGATTCTGACACAGACAGATATCATCTAATAATGGATGTATATGATACTAAACATATTACTGAGCACTTTAAATATATGGGCGATTTTGCTCAATTAGAAAACTTTACTCGTGGTTATAGAGAGCAAATAGAAGCAGCAGAATTAACAGAAGATGATAAAGAATTTTTTAAAGCTATAAAAGCTAGGTATACTACAAAGAGTACAATAGAACACGCACTATAAATAATAAAAGCAGTTTATAAGGGTACAATTCATGGCAACGATAACACTAAGAAGTATTAAAGGATCACCTCTAACTATTACAGAGATGGACGATAATTTCAGTAATCTTAATACTGATGTAGGTAATAAAGTATCAACTTCAACCTATACTGGTTCGGATATACTAACAAAATTACTTACAGTTGATGGATCTGGTTCTGGATTAGATGCTGACTTATTAGATGGAAAAAATACAGCTTCAACAGATACTATTAATACTATAGTTGCTAGAGATGGTTCTGGTAATTTTGCTGCCAATCAAATTACAGCAACTACTTTTACTGGATCATTAGTAGTTCCTACAACTGGTTCTGTTTCTTTATCTGGATCAAGTTCAGGTTCTATTACTCTTGCTGTTCCTTCTTCTGCTGGAACAAACACAATTACATTCCCAGCTACTACAGGTAATGTGGTAACTACAGGAGATTCTGGTACAGTTACAAACACAATGCTTGCTGGTTCAATAGCAAACTCTAAACTTGCTAATAGTACAATTACTATTGATGGTAATGCAGTATCTCTTGGTGGATCTGTAAGTATTTCATCAGGTAATATTACTTGGACTGGTGCTCAAGTATTTAGAGATAATAAATGGACAATGACTGATAATACAGATACTACTAAAGCATTTGTATTTGAAGCATCAGGTATTGGAGCTAATACAACAAGAACTCTAACAGTTCCTAATTCAGATGGAACTATTGCTACACAAACATATGTTCAAAATTATATTCAAACTGCAGGTTTTAATTCACAGGGAACAAAAACAATTTCTTCTAGTACTCCATCAGGCGGTGTTGATGGCGACATTTGGTATCAGGTATAATGCCAACATTATACGTTAAAAATAACGGGGCTTGGAAACAAGTCAAAGAGATGTGGGTCAAGAAGGATGGTGTATGGACGAACCCAACAACTTCTTATGTTAAAGATGGTGGTACATTAAAAAAGTTTTATCCATCACAAAAGTTAGTTGCAGTAACATCACCATCATATTATAATTATACATTCATTAGTGGACAAGGTGGAACTGGTAATGGGGGTGAAGTAATATCCGGTCCAGCTCCAGCTAAAGAAGATGGTGGATTCAGAACGGGTGATAGATATTTCCCAGTTGATGGAACATATGCTACAGCATTTACTAATTATTGTTATCCATTTACAGCAAATGATACTTCAGGATTAACTACATTTAGATCACTTATAACTGGAACATACAATGCAATGTTCTCCAGTGTTTCATCTATCACTACTGTTGGTGGAGTCACATCTTTTACTGCAGTATTAAATACTGGTTATCATTTTAATATGGTAGATGCTGCTGGCAACGTTAGAGTCTTAGCTAATCCAGGAACTACTTACACTTTTGCAATCACTTCAACCCAAACTGGAGTTTGGGGAGGCAGTACTCCAGTGTATTATACAGGTACTCAGTACTTTTATGGTTATCAAAGCCAAGGTACAGTATGGAAGAATACAACAAATCTAGCTGGGGATGCTTATGTTACTATTAATGTTTCAGGAGTCAGTAAAGTTTGTAATGTAAGGATTCGAATAGATAATGGACTCGGAGGAGCAAGTGACATAGTATATACTTCTACACAAGGTGAAAGAACATCTACTTTTAGTGGTACATTAGGGCCATATTCTGTGCCGGTTGGAGGATCTATTCAAGTTTCACATTATTGGTGGGGCACTGGCAATTTTAGCAATTCTTCATATATTAGTAGCGGGACATGGCAAGTTGGCACTAAAGTCGCTAGATGGTACGAATAATAATATAAATAATAACTATGGCAGCTATAACAAATTTTTACATCGACACTGGATCCACATTTGGAGCAGTAATTACAGTCAAAGGATCTGATGGATTGCCATTAAACTTGACTGGGTTTTCTGTGTCTTCTTACATTAGAAAATCGTATGCATCAAGAACCCATATTGACTTTAATGCTACAATATATTCTATTGTAGGTGGTCAAATACGGGTTTCTCTTACTGATGAGAGTACAACCGGTATTAAACCTGGTCGTTATATGTATGACATTGAGATTGAATCTCCTATTGGAGAAAGATTAAGAGTTTCAGAAGGTATTATTATCTTCACTCCTCAAATTACAAAGCCTGATCCGGCATAAAGGAATAATAAGTGGCAGATTTATTTGTAGAAGTCTCGGCCGTTGGTATACAAGGCTTATCTGGTGGCGGTACTGGTAACGGTGCAACTGGTTCTACAGGTCCTGCAGGCGCTACTGGTGCTCAAGGTGCTAGTGGTATTGCTGGTGCAAGTGGTACAGGTGGAGCTGGTTCTGGTGCTACTGGTTCAACAGGAGCTCAAGGTGCAAGTGGTGTAGCCGGTTCAAGTGGCATATCAGGTGCATCTGGTTATGTAGGATCTGACGGTGCTACTGGTCCAAGTGGAGCTGCAGGTTCAACAGGAGCTCAAGGTGCAAGTGGTTCAACAGGATTAACTGGTGCAACAGGTATACGAGGCGCAAGCGGTGTAGATGGTACATCATTCACTATTGTAGGCACTGTAGCGACTTCATCATCACTCCCTATCCCATATACTGGAAGTGTTGGTGACGGTTACATCACCGAAGATTTAGGAGATCTATGGGTTTGGGATGGATCTGCATGGTTAGATGCTGGCCCAATAGTAGGTCCTGCTGGTGCAACTGGTACTGCTGGTGCAACAGGTGTAAGAGGTGCAACAGGTATAAGAGGTGCTTCTGGAGTTGACGGAGCTTCAGGATATGTTGGTTTAGATGGTGCAACCGGTATTAGAGGCGCAAGTGGTATTCAAGGTGCTAGTGGCGCTAGTGGTACCAATGGTGCAACTGGTTCTGCTGGTATCAATGGAGCAACTGGTGTTGCTGGTGCTACTGGTGCAGGATTAGTTCAAACAACTTTCACTACATCATCTACAAATACAGTAGTATTAGAAACTATCAACTCAGCATTACATAGAAGTGCTAAGTATGATATGCAATTAACTTCTTCAACGATGTATCAAGTAACAGAATTGAGATTACTTGTAGACTTACCAAATGTATACTTAACACAATATGGAGCTGTTGGTGATCCATTAGGATCATTCGATGCATATTACTCACCAGCAAGTAGTGACTACTCTTCACCAGATATAAATACTGTTGCGTTATCATTTTGGAATGGAAGTAACGTACGAATTTATACAACTGATGATGATGTAATCTTAGGATTATTATCTGCTCCAATAGGTACAGTGTTTACATTAAATAGTGGAGCAACTACATTCACATCATCAGCATTATTTACTGAAGTATCAGCTGGTATATATGGAACTACTGCTACCGTATCGCAATCACCGACATTAACAATATCACGTATAGTGTGGACAGGTACCGGCAATATTGAACTAAGGTTTACACCTGTTCATGCAGTAACCACTTTAAAATATTTACGAACTGTAATAGAAGTTTAATAAAAGTGTAATGATTATCAAATTTTTTTCATATAAATAACCTAATAAAGCACTAACACCATCAAGGAGACTTAACTGTGGCAACCAATAATTCAAAATTCGTAGTAAAGAACGGGCTTTCGGTAGGCGGAGGTGCTTCCGGTCCAATAGACGTCATTGACGCCAATGGTAATTGGATAGGAGCTCAACTTCCTTCTGGTGCTACCGGGGTAAATGGTGCTTCTGGTGTAAATGGTGCAACAGGTATTCAAGGTGCTTCTGGCTCAACAGGATTAACTGGAGCGACAGGTATTGATGGTGCTTCTGGTGCGACAGGTTTAACCGGTGCTAGTGGAGCAACAGGTATCCAAGGTGCCTCAGGTTCGACAGGCTTAACAGGTGCTACAGGTTTTAATGGTGTAGATGGTGCTTCAGGCGCTACAGGTATTCAAGGTGCTTCAGGTTCAACAGGTTTACATGGTGCTACTGGTATCCAAGGTGCCTCAGGTTCAACAGGATTAACAGGTGCAACAGGTTTCACTGGTGCTACAGGTATTCAAGGTGCTTCAGGTGCAACAGGTTTACAAGGTGCAAGTGGTGCTACAGGTATCCAAGGTGCTTCAGGTGCTACTGGTATTAATGGAGCTTCAGGTGCAACAGGTATTAGAGGCGCATCAGGTGCTACTGGTATTAATGGTGCAACTGGTATTAACGGTGCTACTGGTTTAACAGGCGCTACAGGTATCGATGGTGCATCAGGTGCTACTGGTATTGACGGTGCAACTGGTTATACTGGTGCTACAGGTTCTGCTGGTGCAGACGGCGACAAATACAATACTCAATCTGTAACTACATTCCAACTATCAGCTGATGGTGCTACAGGTATAGTTTACATTACAGCAGACTCAGACCTAGATTATTCAATAGGTCAATCAATTATTTTAGCTAATGGCATTAACTTTATCCAACGTGGTACTGTTATTAGTTATAGCGGTGCATCAGGTGCTACAGGTGTATTAACATTTAGAAAAGATACTTTTGTTGGTGCTTCAGGTGCTACAGGTTCTTCTTGGGAAATTAACTTAGACGGTGCAGTAGGTGTACAAGGTGCTACTGGTCATACTGGTTCAACCGGTATCCAAGGCGCTTCTGGTGCTACAGGTTTCCAAGGTGCTTCAGGTGCAACGGGTATCCAAGGTGCAAGTGGTTCTACTGGTATTAATGGAGCAAGCGGTGCTACCGGTATTGACGGTGCAAGTGGTGCAACGGGTATTCAAGGTGCTAGCGGTGCAACAGGTATCAATGGTGCTTCAGGTGCTACAGGATTAACTGGTGCTAGCGGTGCTACAGGTATTCAAGGTGCCTCAGGTTCGACTGGATTAACGGGCGCGACAGGTATTCAAGGTGCTTCAGGTTCAACAGGATTAACAGGTGCAACCGGTCAAACTGGTGCTACAGGTATCAATGGAGCCTCAGGTGCTACAGGTTTACAAGGTGCTAGTGGAGCAACAGGTATCAACGGCGCATCAGGCGCTACAGGTATCAATGGTGCTTCAGGTGCTACAGGATTACAAGGTGCTAGTGGAGCTACAGGAGCTCAAGGTGCTTCTGGTTCAACAGGTGCGAATGGTGCTTCAGGTATTACGGGTCTTGATGGTGCAACTGGTACAGTAGGTGCTAGTGGTGCAACAGGTGCACAAGGTGCTTCAGGATCAACCGGTTTACAAGGTGCTTCAGGTGCTACTGGTATATTCGGTGCAACAGGTTATCAAGGTGCATCTGGAATTCAAGGTGCTTCAGGTTCAACAGGATTAACAGGTGCAACTGGTGTAGATGGAGCTTCTGGTGTTGAAGGTGCAACTGGTCAAACTGGTGCTACAGGTACAAATGGTGCTTCTGGTGTTGAAGGTGCAACTGGTCAAACTGGTGCTACAGGTATCCAAGGAGCAAGCGGTGCTAGCGGCATAAATGGTGCTACTGGTTTCACTGGTGCTACTGGTATTGCTGGTTCAAGCGGTGCTGAAGGCGATACATATGCAACTTCATACACAGGTTCATTAACACTAGAAAATAATGGAGCTACAGGTGTAATTTACACTGCAGACGGTTTACTTGACTATACAGTCGGTCAAACTATCATTATTGCAATAAGCCCATCAGTAGGTCAAGTTGGTACTGTTATTAGTTATAGTGGTGCAAGCGGTGCTACTGGTGTCCTAACATTTAGAAAAGATACTTTCGAAGGTTCATCAGGTGCTACCGGTGGAACATGGCAAGTTAACTTAGAAGGTGCACAAGGTGTACAAGGTGCAAGCGGTATTACAGGTGCTTCAGGTATTACTGGTGCCTCAGGTTCAACAGGTATTAATGGTGCAACAGGTTATCAAGGCGTTGATGGTGCAACTGGTTTCACTGGTGCTACAGGTATCCAAGGTGCTTCAGGTTCAACTGGTTTAGTTGGTGCCACAGGTTTAACAGGTGCTACAGGTATCCAAGGTGCATCAGGTTCAACAGGATTAACAGGTGCAACTGGTGTTACTGGTAATGGAGGTGCTACTGGTGCGACAGGTGCAGCAGGTGACGGATTATACATCGATGACGCAGCTTTAACTACTACAGTACCTAATCAAACTATTGATTCATATAGTGCTAGTACATATAGAACAGCTAAGTATATCATTCAAGCTACACACACTGGTGATGTTCACTCAACAGAAGTAATCGTTACACATAACGGTTCAGATGCTGCAGTAACTGAATACGCCACAATGTTCTCAAATGCAAGTTTAATGACTGTATCAGCAGAATTATTATCAGGTACAGTATACGTTAAAGTATCACCTGCAAATACAAATACAGACATTGACTTCTTAAGAGAAGCAGTATTAGCATAATAACAAATATAGACGGATTAATCTGGGAGATTACACGTGGCAACAAATGATATAAAGTTTAACGTCAAGAACGGCCTAGCAGTTGGTGCTTCCGGTATCCAAGTTATCAACCCTCAAGCAGAATGGGTTGGTACAGCACAATCTCCTTATGGTGCAACAGGTTCAGCCGGTGTAACAGGTGGTGCTGGTATCGCTGGTGCATCTGGAATTACTGGTGCTTCTGGTGTTGCAGGTGCTACAGGCTCTCAGGGTATTAATGGTGCTAATGGTGTACAAGGTGCTACAGGCGTATTAGGTTCTACCGGTGCTGACGGAGCTTCTGGAATTACTGGTGCTTCTGGTGCTCAAGGTTATCAAGGCGCTACAGGTTTATTAGGTTCTACAGGTGCTGACGGCGCTTCTGGTGTTCAAGGATCTACTGGTGCAGATGGCATACAAGGCGCTTCAGGTACAGTAGGATTAATTGGTGACACCGGATTAGAAGGTGACCAAGGTATTACTGGTGCAGATGGTTTTCAAGGTTCTACAGGTGCTCAAGGTTTTCAAGGTTCTACGGGTGCACAAGGTATCAATGGAGCTAGCGGAGCAGACGGTGTTCAAGGTTCTACAGGTGCTCAAGGTATAGACGGAGCATCAGGTGTAACTGGTTCTTCAGGTCCAACAGGTCAAGACGGTGCAACTGGTGCTTCTATAAGTGCTTTAGTTATTGGCATAGGCTATGAATGGACTAGTGGCCAACTAGTATGGAATGGTAATGCATTTGCTGGCGGAGTATCTCCATCAGTAGCAAGACTAGAATTCTTACAAACAGATCCAGTTTATTCATACTTAAATTCATTATCTTCTGGTACTCAAATAATTATAGATTGGCCTTCATCTGGTCTATCTAATATAGGAACAGTTACTACTATAGGTACTGTTCAAGCCCCAACCGCATATACTTCTGGAAGACATTATCTACAAGTAAGTGGAAATCCTGATGGATTTGCATCTGGTGGATATGCTTCAACAGACTCAACCCCTGGCGATATATTAGTCATTGGTGAAGGTTTACAAAATCAAGGATCTCGTGGTACTCAAGGAGCTACCGGTCAAACTGGTGCAACAGGTCCTCATGGTGATAATTACCATTCTTCTTCTATATCTCCATTTACACTAAGCGCAGAAGGCGCTACTGGTTCAGTTACATTGACAAATACGTCAATGGAATATTCAGTTGGTCAAAAAATTGTTCTTGCATATGATATTAACAATCTCCAATATGGTTCAGTTATTAGTTATAATGCAGGTACTGGTGTATTAGTATTTTCAAAAGATGAAGCTGTCGGCTCAGGCATGTATTCATCATGGGAAGTTAATTTAGATGGATCAATTGGTCCAATTGGTGCATCAGGTGTAACAGGACAAGGTGGTGCTACTGGTTCAACAGGAGCACAAGGCACACAAGGTGCTTCAGGTTTATTAGGTTCTACAGGAGCTAATGGTGCTCAAGGTATTGACGGTGCTTCAGGAGCTGCTGGTTCCACAGGAGCAGATGGTGCTTCAGGCATAACTGGTACTACAGGTGCTCAAGGTATTGATGGCGCTTCAGGCGCAGATGGTGTTCAAGGTGCTACAGGTGTATTAGGTTCTACTGGTGCTGATGGAGCTTCAGGTATAACTGGTACTACAGGTGCACAAGGTATTGTAGGAGCAAGCGGTACGGTAGGATTAATTGGTGACACTGGATTAGAAGGCGACCAAGGTACTACTGGTCTTGATGGTGTTCAAGGTTCTACAGGTGCTCAAGGTATAAACGGAGCTTCAGGTGCTCAAGGTATCAATGGAGCTAGTGGAGCAGATGGAGTTCAAGGTTCTACAGGTGCACAAGGTTTTCAAGGTATCAATGGTGAACAAGGTTTTCAAGGTGCAAGCGGTTCGACTGGTTTAACTGGTTCTACAGGCGCTCAAGGTACAGATGGTAGTGGTTATACAATCTATGAAACTGATGCTTATCATGATGGTGATTGGGATAATATTGAGTGGACAGGTTCAACACTTACTGGCGATGGCTCAGCCCGCATATCATTTAATAATGCACAACCAATATACAATCGCTTATCTTCACTTTCTTTAGGTGATTTATTCACTATAAAGTTCTTTGGATCAGGCGGAACCATTGCCCAAACAGTTTCAGTTACAGAAACATTTAGTTTAGATGGAACATATAATACTCATAAAATAAAAGTAAGTGCTGAACCAAATAATAACGCAAGTACACAACTTATTTCAACAAATTTTGGCGATATACTTGAGTTTGTTACATATGCAGGTCCAACAAATACTGGTATCCAAGGTTCATCAGGTGCACAAGGTGCTACAGGTTCAGTAGGTAATGCAGGTATAGATGGTGCCACAGGTTTTGCAGGAGCAAGCGGTGCTTCAGGTATAACTGGTTCATCTGGTCCTACAGGTGTAGATGGTGCAACAGGTTCTATTGGTACTAATGCTGCGACAGGTCCTACAGGTGTAGGCGGCGCTACAGGTATTATTGGTACTAATGCTGCAACTGGCCCAACAGGCGTAAATGGTCAACAAGGTATTAATGGTGCATCAGGTGTAAATGGAGCTTCAGGTGTAATAGGTAATACTGGTACAGATGGCGCTACAGGATACCACGGCATACAATTAAAAGCAAATGCAAGCGGCAGCTACTCAATAACAGGTGTAGGTACAACTCAAACAGCGGTATCATTCCTTGCTGATGCAGAATCTGGTAACACATTCTATAATTACTCAGTCGGCCAAACAATTATCATGGCCAAAGATTTTAACAACTACATGGTTGGTGATATCACAGCGACTGACGGAACATACATCGACTTTACAGTTACTAAGTCAGTTGGTAGTGCATCTAGTGTAAGTGGTTGGATAGTCAACCTTGACGGAGCAGTAGGTTGGATTGGTGCTTCAGGTGCAACGGGTTTAAATGGTGCTACTGGTATCTTAGGTGCATCAGGTGCAACTGGTATCATAGGTGCTTCAGGTTCTGATGGTGCTTCAGGCGTAACTGGTCAAAATGGTGCACAAGGTATTGGTGGTGCTTCAGGTACTCAAGGTGCTTCAGGTATTACAGGACAAACCGGAACTCAAGGTATTGGTGGTGCTAGTGGTACTACTGGTAACCAAGGTGCGACTGGTATTACTGGTGCTACAGGTGTACTAGGTGCTACAGGCTTCAGTTTACATACAGGTGCTACAAGTTTTACTGGTACTTCACAACAAACAATGGAATTATTTGCATCTAACCAATACGGTACTACTAAATACTTGATCCAAGGTATAGATGCTGACGATAATGTACAAGTTACTCAAGTCATACTAACACATAATGCAACTGGTGTATACATAACAGAATACGCTACACTCAATTTATCTGGTGCAGAATATGGTGACTTCATGACATTATTTGGTACAGAAGATTTAGAAACATCAACTGGTTCTCCAGAAGATTTAAGCCTATAAAGGAAAAATGATATGTCAGTATTCTCAGTGACGGCAACTACTAGTGGTTCAGTAGTCTCTATAAAAGTAACACCAACTAGTTCTGGAATTACCGATTTTAAATGGGTAAGAGAACAAGTAAGAGCTCGTATTGGTGGAACTACAGTAGAAGGAGATGGTACTACACAATTTAGTGCATTTTCAAATGCTGATAATGGAGCAATTCCAGTGGGTAAATCATACCTTTATCCTGGAACTTATTGGTCAGGAGCTATTGATTTTTCAGCAGAGGTAGGAAACAGTATGACATTTGATATAGCTGGTGTGGGTCCTCAGAATCCAGCAGTAGGTACTGTAGATAGCTGGGACGGAAGTACATTAATTGTTACTATAGTAAGTGGTTCATTTACTAATAGGACTGCATTAGATAAAATTACTTATGGTTACTAATTGAAGACTTAACGGATTATAAATAACAAATAGAAATTAACAAAATTTTCGGAGCAAAACATGGCAAAGACGCTGCAATTTAGAAGAGACTCAACTGCAAACCTAGCATCAGTTACAGGTGCTGTAGGTGAGATTTTTATCGACACAACTAAGAAGACCGTCGTTGTCATGGACGGCTCGACACCTGGTGGTTTTCCACTAGAAAAACAAGGTGCTGGCACTGGAGCAACTGGTGCGGCTGGAGCAAACGGAGCAACAGGTTCTGCTGGTACTAATGGAGCTACTGGTTCTGCTGGATCAAATGGTACTAATGGAGCTACTGGTTCTGCCGGAACAAATGGTACTGACGGTGCTACTGGTTCTGCAGGTATTAACGGTGCTTCAGGTGCTACTGGATCAAATGGTACAAATGGTGCGACAGGTTCTGCCGGTGCAACTGGTTCAGCAGGTACAAACGGTGCTACAGGAGTTACTGGTGCTTCAGGTGTTTCAGGCTCAAATGGTACTAATGGTGCTACCGGTACTGCAGGTTCTACTGGGGCTCAAGGTATCCAAGGAGCTTCTGGTTCAACAGGTTTAACAGGTGCTACTGGTACTCAAGGTATTACAGGTGCTACTGGTTATACAGGTTCTACTGGCGTTAAAGGCGAACAAGGTAACTTTGGTGGTGCAGCATTTGATTACTTGTATGATAGTACAAGTACTGCTGACTCAGATCCAGGTACTGGTTACTTTAAATTTAATTCTGCAACTTTAAGTTCTGTTGCTTATCTATACATCAATGAAACAGATTATTTAGCTAATGTAGCAACATCATTCTTAGAAACAATTGATGATTCTACATCAAGTATCAAAGGTCACTTCTCAATGGCGAAGAAGACTGATGATACAAAATACACATTATTTGCTATCACTGGTGCTCATACTAAAACTGGAAGTTATTATAAAGTTCCAGTAAGTTATCTATCAGGTGATACAACGCATACTGATGAAGAAGAAAATATCCTTACATTCCAACGTACTGGTGATAAAGGCGATACAGGTTTAACTGGCGCTACAGGTATCCAAGGTGCTTCAGGTTCTACAGGTTTAACAGGTGCTACTGGTACACAAGGTATTACAGGTTCTTCTGGTATCCAAGGTGCTTCTGGTTCTACAGGATTAACAGGTGCTACTGGTACACAAGGTATTACAGGTGCTAGCGGTGTTCAAGGCGCTTCAGGTATTGCAGGCACAAATGGTACAAATGGAGCAACAGGTGCTACAGGTATTCAAGGTGCTTCAGGTGTAGGTTCTACTGGTCCTCAAGGTATTACAGGCGCTAGTGGTGCTACAGGTACTCAAGGTGCTTCAGGCGTAGGTGCTACTGGTGTTGCAGGTACAAATGGTGCAACTGGTTCTACTGGACCTCAAGGCGCTTCAGGCGTAGGTGCTACGGGTTTACAAGGTGCTTCAGGTGTAACTGGTGCTTCTGGTACAGGTAGTTCTCTTGGTGCTACATCATTTATTTCAATAGCTGGTGAAAGTATTGGCGGTGGTGCAACAGGTGCTACAGGTACTGGTGTAGCTGCTCGTGCTTATATGTCTCCATCATTTAATGCATATACTGGATCTATAATTGAACCGTTTACTCTTGGTGCTTCTGGTTCTATGACAGCTACAGTTTATATTAAATCTGGTTCAGGTGCTACAGGATTCGTAGGATCTACTGGTTCATTAGCAGCTCAAGACGGTTTCTTTAATTCTCTTAGAGTTTCTGGTAATACAGTTGCTACAGCTCTTACTTCTGCATCATCAGTTCAAGTTGCTACACTTCAAGCTGGTTCTGGCGCTACAGGTGCTACAGGTACAATAGTTGCTGGTAGAGCTCATCTAGCTCCAACAATATTAGCATACACAGGTTCTCCAATTGAACCATTTACTCTTGGTGCTACTGGTTCTATTAATGCTAATACATACTTCTTTGGTGGTATGATAAGTGTTGGTGCTACTGGTTGGGTTGATGGTGCTTCTGGTACTGTCAGAGCTACTGGTTCAATTTCTACAACAAGTTCTAGCTCAACAGCATTTTCAGCATCATCTGGCGGAGTATCTGCAAATACTTTAAGTGCTTCAACAGTTGCTACCGCTTCTACATTAATTGTTGGTTCTGGCGCTACAGGTGCTACAGGTACAATATCTGCTGGTCGTGGTATATTGGCTCCAGCAATCTTGGCTTATACGGGTTCTCCAATCGAACCATTTGCACTAGGTGCTTCTGGTACTATCAGAGCTCAAGGTGATATTACAGCTTACTACACTTCAGACAGAACATTAAAAGAGAATATCAATGATATTCCTAATGCTCTAGATAAAGTTGTTGCAATCGGTGGTAAAACATTTGATTGGACTGATGAACATATTGCTAATGCAGGTGGAGCAGATGGTTACTTTGTAAATAAAGCCGACTTTGGTGTTATTGCTCAGGACGTACAAGAAGTATTCCCAGTAGCAGTTCGTTTAAGAGACAATGGTAAACTTGCAGTTGACTATGACAAATTAGTAGCTTTAGCATTTGCTGCTATTAAAGAGTTAAAAGCTCAACTAGATTTTCTTAAGAAATAACAATCATTAAAGTAATATAAAAAGGTATCTTACTTACTACAGATACCTTTTATATCATTAGCTATTAGAACTAGAGAAAAGAGATAAATAATTTAAAGGTGATTATATTATGAAAAAAGAGCATGATAAGTTAGAGGATTATTATTTTTTTCAAACTGCTGTGTATAAGATTCAAAAACTAGATTTTCTTGACAAAATAAGAAGTGTATCTATAGAATCTGTAACAGAAGTTAATAAAGATTTAGAATTAAATGACCTATATCCAATTAGGATGTCTGCGGACTTAGCGCAAGACCCAAGATTGGAAGACTTTTCTAAATATGTTTTAGGAACGGCTTGGAATATACTTGATAGTCAGGGTTATGAAATGGATTATTTTGATGTTGGATTCTCATCTATGTGGTTTCAAGAACATCATAAGTATTCTGGGATGGATACACATGTTCATGGAGAAGGAACGCAGTTAAACGCTTTTTACTTTGTTGATGTTCCAGAAAATGGATCAAAGATGATACTACACGATCCAAGATCAGGAAAGGCTTTGATAGATCTACCTCAAAAAGATATAAAAGAGATAAATCAAGCAAGCAAGATGGTGGTAATATCTCCTGAACCTGGTGATTTATTTTTTACAAATGCATATGTTCCACATTCATTTAGTAAAAATGGTTCAGATAAATCATTCAACTTTATTCATATGAATATATTTGCTTCTCCACATAGAGAACAATCATGTTCGGTTGATGGGCCGGAAATTATATAATGGCTCACTTCTTGATTAGATTTAATAAAACCAGAGGAACTCCTGGTAGAGGTACAGCAGATCACGCATGGAGAGTGTTTGAAGATAATAAAGAATATTTATTTAAGCATGTTAAAATTAATGTTTCATCCAAATCAGAAAGAACTGGTGAAGATTGGAATATAGCTTGTGATGGTACTTTAACAATAGATAGAGAAAATTCTATAGCTATCATTAATTAGAAAGTATAAAATGGCAATAAACGCCTCAGGTATAATAAGCATAGGTGGATCAGCAGGAGCTGGAGCCTCTGTTGCGCTTGAACTTGGGTTATCAGGAACAGCTCAATTAGGTTTAAATTGTGCTGCACCTAGAGCGTTGGCGGGTATTCCTTCTGGAGTAATTTCTTTAAGTAATTTCTATGGAAAGTCTAATAGTACTGGTCCTACAACTGGTATATATTATGGAGGTCAAAACACATGCCAATTGGCAATTAATAGAGTAACTAGAATCAATTCTTGTGGAGCATTAATTGGATCAACAACTACTGCTGGAACTGCAAGATTTCAAAATGCTGGAGCTGAATTACCATGTAGTAGAACAGTATTCTATGGAGGCTCGTATAGGACAGGTGGATATATTCATTATCCTACATTGAATACTGTAACTAGAATTAATAAATGCGGAGCTATTGTTGGCTCTGAAGGTACTGCAGGTCGAAGTTGTGGTACTGCAACTCATGGTGGAGTTAAAGCTGGTAGTAATGGATTATTTTATGGTGGATTTGCTGAAACTTTACCTGGTTGCTATTACTTTGGTTGTGCGACAAATTCTGTAGTAAGAATTAATAAGTGTGGAGCACAAGTTGGATCAACAACTACTGCTGGAACTAAAAGATATTATGTTCAAGGTGTTGGTATTTGTTGTAATGCAAACTTTTTTGCGTCTGGTCGATATAGTTGCGTAAATACTCCTTGTTGTTCAGCAGTTATTAATAAACTGACTAAAATTAATAATTGTGGAGCTCTTGTTTCTGAAACATGCGTGCCATCTGGAATGCGTGTTAGAAATTATGGTGGGGTTGCAGCAAAAGCAGGAAGTGTTGGTGTATTTGCATATGGTCAAGCGGATTGTGATGCTTGTACTTACAAAAAAGTTGATAGGTTAAATAAATGCGGGGCAGTAGTTGGAAGTGTAACCACTGTTGGAACTGGCACTATGGCAGGTGCTGCAGCGCAAATAGGATCAAATGCAGTAGTTTATGGCGGATATTCAGGTGGATATACTAATAAAGCAACTAGAATAAATGCTTGTGGTGCGCAAGTTGGAATATGTACTACAGTTTCAACAGCTCAATATGGTCACGGTGCAGCTAGTACTTCATAATTAAAGGAAAAAAATGTCAAGAGTGAATCATAATGCGCAGTATATCTACGATGTAGAAGGTGAGACTATTTGGGAAAAATTAAGAGTTATAAGAAATCAATTAGAACAAAGACAATTAGCTTTAGATCTATCACTTCTTAATAAAGAAAAAGCAGAAGCTAAGTTTAAAGACGATAAAGAATCATATGAGTATCGTGAATTTATAATACATTCTAAACAAAGAGAACAATTAATTCAAGATTGTATTAATGAAATAGAATTCTTAAAAGAGTTTGAATCTTATCTAGCATTAGAAGCAGAAAAGACAAGAATTCCTGGTAAGACTGATGATGAGATGTATGAGCTTAATTTCTTTGAAGAATTAAAAGTTAGACTAGTAAGAAGAGCTCAGACACAAATTATTTCTTCTGGAAGAGTAGACCAAGAAACATTATCTAGAATATTAAAGATGCCTGATGCTTTACAATTGTGTATAACATCAGGATTATTAACTAATGATGTATTAAATTTTACTAATATTCCTCAATTACCTAATAATGATATTACGATAAATTATTTGGAGAAGAAAGATGATTAATTGGCTATATATTCTTAACGGAATAGTGGTAGAAATAGTTCAAATGGAACCAGGAATTACTCCAAATACTGTACAATTTGGTGGAACTTTTGATACTTTAACTGCAGATCATTCACAAACTTTTAAAATAGGTGATGCTTTTACAGATGAGCTTCAATTACAATATAACCATGAAATATGGACTTCTATGGCATGGCTCACGGCACCAGTAACTGGAGCAAGCGGTGCTGCAGAATATTGTAATTTAATGCCACACTTGTATATAATATAAGTCTGGTTATAGGGATAAAAACGCATAATGAATACATACAATTTAATTTCTCATAACGATGAGACAAAAACATTTGTAATTGAATCTAAAGGTCATTCAATTACTCTTAATTATCCGGAAGATATTACATTATTTTCTGAATTTACACAAGAAAATTTAGATCTACATGTATCAGGATTTATTTCAAATCTTACTGATTATGTAGAACCTCCTGTACTAAACCACATAGAAAGTGTAAGACTTGTATGAAAATTTATTTAGAAGATAGAGCTCCATCTACTTTACAAAATTCACTTACTAGAATAGGTGTTGAGTATACTGCTGATATAAATGAAGCAGTGACTAATGCTGTTCATATAACAGATAACTTCCCTTTAGATCTAACAGGCAAAGCTGATTCAGATCTTGAGTGTCAATCATATGGTAATAAAGAATTATACGTTAGAAAGAAAAACAATTTACCAACATGTGATATACGTTTTAGAAATTTTCTTTCTGATAAACTAAGAGAATTAAATCTTCCTAATGCTGATACAATCTATCCAACTAGCGCTGAACAGGTTCAGACATTTTTTAATACACATTCATCAGTAATTATAAAACCTTTATTAGAACAAAAAGGTACACCAGGCGGTATTAGTTATGGATTTAATGTTTATACATCATATAATGATTTTATAGCGGATATCGATATTACTCAATTTATTAGTTCACAAAATAATCATCAAGTTACTGCAAATAAAAAATGTATTCTTCAAAGTACTGTAGAAAATAGAGATAATACTTGGTCAGTATTTGGTGTAGTTAATGGAAACCAACAGTATTATTTTGATAATATTTCATTCTACAATAATAGTGAATCATCTACTACATACTTTAATTCTGACAATGCATTAAATATTTCTGCCATGACTAATGGAGCAAAGGATCCTAGTAAAGAAAACTTGGATCAATATGGTATTTCAGAATCTATAAAAACTTTACTTAATGCATCTAATGTAAAAAATACAGTATTTTATGTAAGTGGATTAATGAAAGACGGTCAGATCTATATTCAATATATTACTACTAAAGTAATTCCATGGTTCGTCTCAACAGGATTAGAATCTACTCTTGACAGTTATTTAAAATTTGCTTTTGACATGGAATCTTCAGTAACTCCACTTAATAAATGGAGACTTTATCTACATGCTAAATTGAAACCAGGATTAGTATATAATTCTGAAATAGTAAATGCAGCAAAAGCACTTAAACTTTATCCTGCATATGTATATTCGGATAAAGATACAGGAACATTTCATGCTATGGCAGATTCATTAGAAGAGTTACTATCAAATATTAGCTCATTCAATAGCATATATCAAATATAACTAGGGATAAAAAATGGCAATCGGAACCACAGGACCAATATTATTTGCAGGTACTATTGGTGTAGAACTAGGTAGATCATCTACAGCTCAGATATCTATGAGTGAGTCGGCAGTTTACACTCTAGCAGGAACTTCAGCTGGAGCTCAGATATCGTTCTCAACATTCTACGGCAAATCTAATGCTGTAACTTATAACCTCACTATTTCATCTAATACTACTAATTACAATATGGCTACAGCAGCTACAAGTGCTGGATGGAATGGCACAGCAGCATGTACTGTAAATTGTACAATTAATTCTGGTGTAGAAGTTACATCAACATCAACTGGTTCATATGCATTTGATACTGGTAGTGCTTTTGTTGGCAAAACTGTTACACTAAGTCTAATAAATAATGGTTATATAGTTGGTAAAGGTGGAGATGGCGGCCGAGGTGGAAATTCAGTTTTTGGGAATGCCACACAAGGTCTAACTGTTAGTGGTAATGGTGGTCCAGCATTTATTGCTCGCCAAGCTATATCAATTACAAATAATGGCACAATAGGTGGTGGAGGTGGTGGAGGTGCTGCGAGAGCTGCACATTAATAAAATTTTAATAGGAGAATATAAATGAGTGCATGCGAATGTTGTATTTCGCCCGGTGAGGGTGGTAGCGGTGGAGCTGGGTATGGAGCTGGCGGAGATCCAGGTTCAGCTGGCGACTTTGACTGCGGTGTTGGATATCAGGGTGTATCGGCAAATCCTGGAACACTAACGGCTGGTGGAGCTGCTATAAACAAATATGGTGTCGCCTCAGGTGCTCCTTTTAATGGTGCTGGTGGAGCTCTTGGATCTGCCGGTGATGTCGTTCGGTACCAAGGTAATCCTTATAATGTGGGAAATGAAGGTACTCCTGGGTCTGGTGGAGCGGCTATAGCAGGTAATTCATATATTACATGGGTTGCAACTGGAACAAGATCAGGGGCAATTAACTCATAATAAACACTTGAGATTAAATTATGAAAATTTATTTGAATGTAATTAATAATAGTAAAATAGTTTCATCATTAGATCGTTTGGGAATTTCATATACAGCCGATGTTAATGAGCCAGGAATTACATCAACCATTCATATGAATGAATCAATTGATGTAATGCAATTATCTAATAAAACAAATTTAGATCCAGATTTATTATCAAAGTCTCTTGGTCACGCATCATCTTACATAAGACTAAAAAATAATCTATCAACTCATGATATTAAGTTCAAGCATATACTTAATGATAAGTTGGCAGAATTAAATCTTCCTCATATAGATTCAGTATATCCAACAAGTATTCAACAAGTTAAAGACTTCTTTAATTTACATTCAGAAGTGTTTATTAAACCAATATCAGGACAAGGTGGTATTGTTAATAAAAAGTTAGCTTCTAATGGTGGTCATAATCTTCCTAATAATTTTGCGGAATATGCATATAAGATATTTAACTCATACGAACATTTTACATCTAGTGTAAATATGGAAGATTTTATCAGAGATCAAAATAATTTAAATCTAATTGGATTTAAAAGATTCATACTTCAAAAAGCTATAAAACATCCAGATTATACATTCACGGTTATTGGTGCGGTTAACGGTAAACAAGAATATTACTTTGATCCATTTGTCATGTATAAACCAAATGGATCTGATTTAGGATATGGGTCAGGTAATTTTAATGGTCTTTATAATGAAGATAATACTCCAAATGAAGAAGCTATAAGACATGCTGCAAAGGATCCGAGCAAAGCCAATGTCGATCAATATAACATATTAGAAACTATTAAAACACTATTTAATGCTACTGAAGTAAAGAATACTATGTTCTATATTCAAGGAATTGTTATAGACAGTGTTTCATATCTTCAGGATATAGGAATACATGTTCCGGCTTCGTATCAGAATTCTCATAGTGATGATATTCTTGACAGTTATTTAAAATTTACTTATGATATCGATCCAATAGTCATGAATCCATTAAAAAAATGGGGCATATATCTTTATATTAAATTAAGAGATGGTCTACAGTATAATGAAGAGATTTTAGATTTTGCCAGATCTATTGGTATTAAACCTGTGACCGTTAGAGATAATACACAAACTGGAATATTTCATGCTTATGCTGATACTCTAGATGATCTGGTAAATAATATAAATACCTTTAATAAGAAGTACCAATAATTTGAATGCATTATTATATAAATAGAATATAACACATCAATTAACCTTGGGGACAGTGAACCTTGGCAACAACAAATAGTAAATTTGTAGCAAAAAACGGCTTAGCGGTCGGCTCATCAATAGATGTAATCAATACAGACGGTCAATGGATAGGTGCTACTGGCACTTTACATGGAGCCACAGGACCAGCAGGTGCTACAGGTGCACAAGGTATCGGTGGAGCAACTGGTCCTCAGGGTGTTCAAGGTATTCAAGGCGTTGAAGGAGCATCTGGTGTTAATGGAGCTACTGGTGTAACCGGTGCTAGTGGAGTAGGTCTTACTGGAGCAACAGGTATTCAAGGAGCTTCAGGAGCTACAGGTACACAAGGAGCATCTGGCCTTCAAGGTTCATTCGGCGGAGCTGCATTCGATTATACCTACATGGGTGCGACAGGAGTTGCATCTAATCCAGGTACAGGTAAAATCACATTAAACAATGCAACCATCTCATCAGCTACTGAGATGTATATCAATGATGCTGACGATCTTTCAGTTTCAATATACAACTACTTACAGACCATCGATGATTCTACATCTGCAATCAAAGGTCACTTCTCAATAACAGAAAAAACAGATACTGCAAACTTTGCTTTATTTGCTATCACTGGTTCCCATACACACGGTAGTAGTTACTTTACTGTTCCTATCAGTTACCTATCCGGTGGAGGTACTCTATCAACTAATGATGACGTGATTATCACTTTCGCAAGAACAGGTGATAAAGGAGATACTGGTAACACTGGTGCCACTGGAGTTCAAGGAGCAACTGGGGTTCAAGGAGCTTCAGGTGTAGGAGCTACTGGTGTTCAGGGAGCTTCTGGTGTTGCAGGTATAAATGGTACAACTGGTCCTCAGGGTACACAAGGTGTCCAAGGTATTCAAGGTGCATCTGGTGCTACTGGAACTGCAGGTACTAATGGTGCCACAGGTACTGCTGGTACTAATGGAGCTACAGGCGAAAGCGGAGCTACTGGAGCTACTGGTCCTGTAGGAAGTAACGGTATCAATGGTGCGACCGGTCCTCAAGGTGTAACTGGAACTACAGGACCAATAGCTGGATCTAGAACTGGAGCTACTGGTGGTGCAATATCATCAATCACACCAGATGCATCATTATATGACACCTATGTAGTAAATGCTTTAGGAGCATCAGGTACAATCAATACTCCTTCTGGCAGTCCTGTTGACGGTCAAAGACTAGTTATTCGTATTGAAGATAATGGTACAATCAGAGGTTTAGCATTTGCTGGTGCTACTGGAGCATATCGTGCTTTAGGTACTACTTTACCTACAGCTACTACTGCTGCAAAAGTTACGTATGTTGGATGTGTATACAATTCATATGATTCATTTTGGGATGTCGTTGCTGTGGCAACGCAGGCATAGAGGAATATCATGAAAAGTGCGGTCGTTAATAAAGAAACAACTGTAGTTGAAAACATTATTATGGCAAGTCCTAGTGATCCATGGCCATTCTCAAGCACATCGTTAGTTTTAGTACCTGATGATTTATTAGTTAATATAGGTGATACCTATATTGATCCTTATTTTTATGATAAGGACGGTAATATTGTCACTCCTATACAATTAGAAACACCTTAGGCATAGAGGAAATATATGGCGGTCAAGACTTTAGTAATAATTAATCCAACAGGAGCTACAGGCGGTGCAACTGGAACATATATTGGTGTTCCTAATGATTTTGTTTCATTGATATCAATTGAAGCTATAGCCGGAGGCGGTGGTGGAGGATATAATGGAGTCATAGGCGGAGGCCGTGGTGGGGGTGGTGGTGCATATGTCAAATCTACTGGTGCCACAGGATTGGTACCAGGGGCTTCTATGTTCTATTATGTTGGTTATGGTGGTAATGGTGGTGGTTCTACTGGTGCTGCTACTAACGGAGGTCCTACTTGGCTTACTATAGGTACAAATAGTCCCCCATCTTTTTCTTATCAAGGTATATTTGCTCCCGGAGGTATAGCTGCTCAAACGGGTTCAACAGGTGCCACTGGTGGATTTGGTGGCGGTACAGTAGGTACTACCGGTGCAACAGGATGGACGGGTTCAACAGGATACAGAGGCGGTAAAGGTGGATAATGTTTGATCTATTAAAACTATTCTTTAATCCACTCAAGTTAGTAGAATTATTCACGTTTAATGCGATCGCTGGTTATGGTGGCGGCGGTGCAGGCGGACCTTTCGGCGGCGGCGCAAACGGTGCAACAGGTGCAGCAGGTGCAACTGGTGCTGCAGGTGGAGCAGGCGCAACAGGATTTTTAGGAGCATCAGGTGCAACAGGCGCTGCCACATATTCAGCAGGGGCCGGTGGTGCAGGTGGAGCAGGTAGCTTACAAGCTGGTGCCACTGGAGTATCATATGGTGGCGGTGCTGGTGGTGGGGGTGGTGGTGACGTAGGTAAAGGAGCTCCAGGTATCATCGTCATTACTTATAATGCCCCAGATATATTAACAACAGCTTATTGGGTTGGTGGTAGTGGTACTTGGGATGAAACAACAACAACAAACTGGGCATCTACATCAGGAGGTGCTGGTGGTGCTGGAATTCCTGCCGCTGGATCAACAGTTATCTTTAACGCTAGCTCTGGAACAGGTACAGTCACTATTGGTACTAATCCAGCCTGTGCATATATTACATGTACGGCAGCAAGTGGATCATTAGCATTTTCAGGCTCAAATACAATTACAGCATCAGGCGCAACCGCAGCTGGCGCTATTGCTATTACATCAGGTTCATGGAGTGGATTTACAGGTACGCTTTCAATTAATAATACTGGGTTTACTACATCATTATCTATTGCATCGGGTGTATCGTTTGGGGCATCAGTAAGTTATATACCAACAACTTCTGGAACGCTTTCTATTACTGCTAATACAACAATAGCAACTACAGGAACATTTAGCTTTTTACCTGTTACTGCAGGTACATTAGATTTAACAGGCGCTACTACTGGTAACTTTACTTTATCTTGCGGATTATTTAATTCATCTAGTGCTATTACTCGTTCTATTACATTTGGCACAGGCGCTATCACTACTACTGGCTCTGGAACTGCATTTACTACTGCTACAGCTACAGGACTTACATACACAGGTACACCCACTGTTAACATATCTAATAACTCTGCAACCGCCACTACTGTAACTGCTCATACTACAGGTGGTACAGAAGCTAATGTATTTAATTTTAACTTTACCACAGGCACATACACATTAACATTAACTAATAATTCAATAGTTAAATCATTAGTCTTTACAGGATTTACTGGATCATGGACTCCATCGAATACAACCACCTTTTATGGAAATTTAACGCTTGTTTCTGGCATGACATATGGTGCAACCGCGAGCTCATTTAACTTTTACGCTACATCTGGTACACAAGTAATTACATCTGCAAGTAAAACATTATATAACATTAATCAAAACGGTGTTGGCGGTACAGTTCAGATGCTTTCTGGCACAACTACTATAAATAGCTATGGATTAGTCAATGGCACTTTAGATTTAGGTACTAATACAGCTACCTTATCATGTTCTAACTTTGCGTCTAGTAACACTAACACTCGTTCAATTATTTTTGGCACAGGACAAATTACTTTAACTGGAAATGGTACAACTATTTGGACGACCGCAACTGCCACTAATTTTACCTACACCGGCACAGCAAAAATTGTCTCAAATTATTCAGGATCATCAGGTACTAGAACATTTTCTTTTGGAGCAATGACATCACCATTTACTGTGGGGTCTGGGTCAGGCAATCAAGTTTCATTTGGTACAGCCGGAACGGATATAATAGCTTTTGGCGCAAGCTCGTCTATAGCCTCTCTTGACTTTACAGGGTTTACAGGAACATGGGCTCAGTCTACCAACGCAATGTCTATCACTTCAGGTGATTTAACATTAGTATCTGGCATGACATGTACACCAAGCACAGGGGTTATATCATTCACAGCTACATCTGGCACACAAAATATTACATTCGCTGGCAAAACAACTAATCCTATTACTAAAACCGGAGCAAGCGGAACTTTATCTTTAGTAGATGCAGCAAGTATTAACGGAGCTTTAACTGTTACTACTGGAACATTCAATGCTAATAATCAAAACGTAAGCGCAACATCTTTATCTTCAAATAATAACACTTCCGTTTCAGTAACTATGGGTTCTGGTACATGGACACTATCTGGGACAGGAACAGTATGGTTTGTACAAAGTTTAGCTACAATTAATGCAAACACTTCAACGATTGCTTTATCAACTACAACAGCAACAGCTACAACTTTTGCTGGTGGTGGAAAAACTTATTATAACTTATCTTTATCTGGTGCTACTGGTTCAACCCCGCTAACTATTACTGGTGCAAATACATTTAATCAGATATCAAGTTCTAAAACTGTTGCATATTCAATAACGCTTCCAGCAAGTACAACGACTACTGTAGGCACATGGTCAGCACAAGGCTCATCTGGAAACTTATTAACATTAAATTCATCAACTGCAGGAACACAAGCTACTTTATCTTGTACTAATGCGGCGTCCATAGATTACGCATTAGTACAAGATAATACTCTTTCATCAACTAATGGTACTGTAACTAATGGATATTTAAATAATAAAACTACAGGATGGACTGCTGGTACTGGATCAACTTATTATGATCTTTTAACCTCAGGCACATCATACACAATTCCGTCTACATGGAATTCTGCAGATAATTCAATTCACATAATTGGTGGTGGCGGTGGCGGTGCGGGATCAACAGCCAACGCCGCTAATCGAGCTGGGGGCGGTGGAGGCGGAGGCGGCGGTTATGCAAAATTAGTTAACCAATCTTATACTTCAGGACAAGTTATTACTTATGCTATTGGTGCAGTAGGATCTACTGGAGGGAGTGGAGGCTCAACAGGATCTACAGCAGGTACAGGAGGTACAACATCATGGAACTCTGGAACTGGTACCGCAACTGGCGGTGCAGGCGGAACCTCTACACCAACAACTTCAACAGGTGGCGCTGGAGGTACAGGGTCTGGCGGCACATTAAATTACACAGGCGGTACAGGAGGTGCTGGAAGCACGTTTTCAAGTGTAAGTGTAGGTCATGGTGGAGGCGGCGGAGGTGGAGCTGGTGGCCCTAATGGTAACGGGGGTAATGGCGGTACGGGATTTGCAAGCAGTGTTGCCGCTTCTGTTAGCGGCGGTGGCGGAGGTGGTAATGGAGGTGGATCTGCTGGCGGTGGTGCTGCGGCTGGTG